CTTCGGTATCCAAAATCTGAGTGCGACTGCTTCCGCGCTCCGTTTCAAGGGCTATGCGGTATATGCTAACCGCAAGACCCTTGGTAATAACCGCGAGGTGACTATGTATCGCCTCGGTGCTCCTCGCCGCGAGGTTATCGCGGCTGGTTATCGCGCCCTGGCTTCGGCTTGATAATCATATTAGTCTCTCCTTTGTGGTAAACTAGGGCTGGGGTGCAAACCCCAGCTCTTTTTTGCGTATTTGTTAGCTACATACTATCATATTAGTAATGGAGGTTACTATGGCCATTGAAATTAACGTATCAATCGAAGAACTTCGCAAAAATAAAATCTTTGTAGCCACACCAATGTATGGTGGAACCTGCACTGGTCAATTTGCTAAAGCTACTGCTGATCTAGCCAAACTAGGTGCAGAATATGGTATGGAGATTGAATTTTTCTATCTCTTTAACGAAAGCCTTATTCCGCGCGCCAGAAACTACTTGGTTGATGATTTCTTACGTAGCAGCTATACGCATTTCATGTTCATCGATGCTGATATCGGTTTCAACCCTAATGATGTGATTGCCCTATCGGTTATCTCTAATCAACCTGGCAAAGATATTGTTTGTGCTCCGTATCCAAAGAAGTGTATTTCTTGGGAGAAGATCAAGCGGGCCGTTGATAAGGGATTTGCTGATAAGGATCCAAATCAGCTAGAGCTATATGTCGGTGACTATGTTTTCAATCCGACACAAGCGGCTACATCAATTCGTCTTGATGAACCGGTTGAGGTTCTTGAGGGTGGCACGGGATTCATGATGATTCCTCGCAACACTTTTGTGAGATATCAAGCAGCCTATCCTGAATTATCATATCGACCTGATCATGTTCGCACAGAACACTTTGACGGCATCCGTGAGATCACAGCTTTCTTTGATACAGTTATTGATCCTGCGACTAAGCGATATCTATCAGAAGATTATATGTTCTGTCAATATGCTCAAAGGGCTGGCCTAAAAACTTGGCTGTGCCCATGGATGAGCACCAATCATACTGGTACATACACATTTGCTGGTAGCTTGATTGATCTAGCACAGATCGGTGCTGCTGCGACAGCGGATGTTGAAGCTCTTGGTAAGGCTAAGAAGCTTGCTAATGCACAACGCGGTTGACATCTTTTGTGATATCTGATATAATCTACACAATGCAACAATATGGAGGCATAAGTGAATCTTTCAAGTGAGACAATCGAGGTCCTGAAGAATTTCTCGACCATCAATCCAACTATGCTTATTCGGCCTGGTAATGTCATCAAGGCCATTGGGGCTAAAAAGACGATTCTTGCATCTGCTAAGGTGAAGGAGACATTTCCAACTGAATTTGCGATTAGTGACCTAACCAAATTCATCATGGTTGTGACATCTTACAGCAATCCAACTTTGTCATTTGATGATAAGCATGTTGTCATTTCTGATAAGCTGGCTAAGACTCGTTTTCTTTATGGTGGGTCATCTAGCGTTACACATCCACCAGCCAAGGATGTAACACTACCGAGTGTTGATGCTTCATTCACAATTTCAAATGAGGCTCTAACCAAGGTTCTTCGTCTGACGAGTGGCTTGGGTCTTCCAAACATTGTGCTTTATGGTCGAGATGGCAAGTCATTCTTTGCTGGCACAGATGTTCTGCAAGATATCTGTGATGATACTGAATATGAAGTTGGTATCTCTGATTCTGATTACAAGGCCGTATTTGAACTTGAAAATATGAAGATGTTACCTCGCGACTATACTGTGCAGGTGACATCTGGTATGGCTCATTTCAAGTCAACGACTGATGATGTCGAATACTGGATTGCTTGTTCGACTCCAAAGAAGTGACGGATAATATAGGGGCAGGCACCGCGGCTTTGGTGCGAATGCTTCATAGGGTCGTACATGTCTCTAGACATAGAGGCACCGACCTAGAGGTGCTTGGGGGAATATTGGCGGTAGCTGTAAAAGGTTATCGCCAAGCCCTAGGACATGAACAAGCAGCCATGCTTTTCTATGGCGTGGCTGATGACCTTGCTGTGAACAATATACAAGATGATGAAGGTGAACAAGATGGAGACCAACCAGGATGAGTTCCTTTGGGTTGAGAAATATAGACCTCAGAGGATAGCTGACTGCATATTACCCGAGTCGATCAAATCGACCTTTCAAAAGTTTGTGGATGATAAGAGCATTCCAAACCTACTACTCACAGGCAGTGCAGGCGTAGGTAAGACTACTGTCGCTAAGGCGATGCTGCAAGAGATTGGCGCTGATTATATCATAATCAATGGCTCTCTTGATGGCACTATGGATGTATTACGGAATAAGATTGTTGGCTATGCTTCCACTGTATCTCTTTGGGGTGGTCGCAAATATGTTATTCTAGATGAGGCCGATTATCTGACGCATCATGTGCAACCTGCTCTCCGTAATTTCATGGAGCAATATTCACATAATTGCGGTTTTATTCTAACTTGTAATTTCAAGAATAAGATCATCGAGCCATTGCATTCGCGCTGCTCGACCATCGAGTTCCAGATTACAGGTAAGGATAAGGTTGATATCGCGCTTCAATTCATGCGCCGTACTTGTGAAATTCTCACAACCGAGAATGTCGAATTTGATAAGAAGGTTGTGGCCGAGCTTATTAATAAGCATTTTCCTGATTGGCGTCGAGTGCTTAATGAATTGCAGCGTCATAGTTCGACAGGTGCAATAGATGCAAGCATTCTTGGTTCCATGGTTAATATGGATCTCAAGAACTTGATAAAGCTACTCAAGGAAAAAGATTTTACCGGTATGCGGAAATGGGTTGGTCATAATTCGACGATCGACCAAAATGCATTGTATCGTCAGCTATATGATGGTGCTTATGATTTCATGAAGCCATCAAGCATTCCTAATCTTGTGCTTATTCTAGCTGATTATCAATACAAGGCTGGGTTTGTGGTTAATCCTGAAATCAATCTTGCAGCCTGTTTGACGCAGATTATGATGGATTGTGAATGGCAATGAGCAGAGAATTAGAAAATGTATTTGATTTTGTCAATGCGATAAGTGATAAAAAGCATGACTTCTTCAGAGATGGTGTTAATTCTCTGAAAGCGGAGCGTACCTATGAACCGTTTATGGTCAACAAATCGCTTTCTTTTCATATCGATACTATCCTCTATGCAAATGAGATGAACCAGAGGTCCCACCTATCAAGTCTGTTACAACATGACTATCTCATAAATACCATAAGGTCTCGGAAGCGTATGGGTCAGAAATGGCCTAAACCTTTTGAGGACAAAGACATAGACGCCGTTATGGAATACTATGCGTGTAATTACAACCGGGCCAAGGAGTATCTGACTGTCCTGACTAAGGATCAGCTCTCCGAAATCCATGATAGGACATTTAAAGGTGGGGCTGATGGCAATAGACATAGAAGAAATGGTAGAGGTTCGGCTAAAGAATCCTGAGGACTTTTTAAAAGTTCGCGAGACTCTAACTCGTATTGGTGTAGCCTCTAGAAAAGATCAGACGTTGTATCAGTCTTGTCACATTCTACATAAGCAGCGTCGCTATTTCATCGTGCATTTCAAGGAGCTATTTGCTCTAGATGGTAAGCCAACAAACTTTGATGATGACGATCTCAAACGCAGAAACACTATTGTTAATCTGCTAGCGGAATGGGGTCTCATCGAACTTGTGGATCCAGATGCGACCACGGATAATGTCGCACCAATTTCACAAATCAAAGTGCTTTCGCATAAAGAAAAAGACGATTGGATTCTTCAAGCTAAGTATAGCATCGGTAAAAAGAGGACACCCTAATGGCACAACCGGTTGTCGAGGCTCTTAAGGTAGCTCTCGCAGATACCTTCACGTTCTATCTCAAGGCTCACTATTTTCATTGGAACGTGCAGGGTCCTGACTTCAAACAATACCACGATCTATTTGGTGGTATCTGGGAAGAGGTATTTGGTGCGGTTGATCCTCTAGCTGAGTTTATTCGTACTATGGGATCATATGCACCAGGCACACTTGGTCGTTTCAAGGAGCTTACAACTTTAGTCGAACTTGAAACAGTGCCTGAAGCGCGCGAAATGGTACTTGCGCTAGCTGTAGATAATGCTAAGGTTCTACAGTCAATTAGAACTGCATTCACCGAATCCGAAAATGCTGGTGCTCATGCAGTTGCTAATTTCTTACAAGATCGTATGGCCGCGCATGAGAAGCACGGCTGGTTCCTCCACTCAACTTTGGGAAACAATGTGAATGACTAATTTCGATATGGTTGCTGATTTCATGCGTGCAGCCGAACAAGATGTTAATACAACGCCAGTATGGCCTGAGGATAATGTTAGACTTCTTCGGTATAAATTAATCGATGAGGAATCTACAGAACTTCATGAAGCGATGGTCAATGAAGATATCGTTGAAATTGCCGATGCACTTACCGATTTGCTTTATGTCGTGTATGGTGCTGGTCATACGTATGGTATTGATTTAAATCGATGCTTTGCAGAGGTGCATCGATCTAACATGAGTAAATTTGTGGATGGTAAGCGCATTAAGAATGCGGAAGGCAAAGTAATGAAGCCTGACACTTACAGTCCACCCGATCTATCATTTTTACTTCCGGAAATGACAGACTTGCCGTTGACAGAAGAATAGTTATATGATAAATATAGACAGCATTGCCCATAAGGGGATGCTGTCTATATCAACCCTCGCTTAACCAAGGAGGAACCAATATGGTTTTATTTCCCGATCTGTCCAAGCTGGACACATTTTCAGTCGGCTTCAATGAAGTCTCAAAGCGTCTGCTAGAAGCCCACGATCATCTATCAAAAGCAGTGCCAGGCTGGCCTCCCTATAATATTATCAAGGTCGATGAAAACAAATATGTTATCGAGCTAGCAGTTGCTGGCTTTGGTAAGTCTGACCTTGAGATTGAAATTCAGGACGGTCGTCTGCTTATTCGTGGCTCCACAAAAAGCGATGAGAAATCAAATTTCCTGCATAAGGGGATTGCTGATCGTGCTTTCCGTCGCGAGTTCCATCTTGCTGACACAGTGGAAGTCAAGAATGCCGAGATGGTAAACGGCCTGCTGAAGGTTTGGCTGGAAAATATCATTCCAGAACATAAGAAGCCTCGCAAGGTCGACATCGAAGAAACCGGCGATACCCCTAGTAAGAAGTCAACAAAGCAACAACTCAACGGGTGAACCGTTGAGAGTTGTTAAGGGGAGAGGCAACCGCCTCTCCCCTGTTTTCATTTGGAGAAAGACATGTTTAATCGAATAGTTACTAAGATAAGAACGCTATATACAGAATGGTGTGAGAGTCAAGAAGTTGCATTTGCGCTGGCCGATCATCGGATCGCGAAAGAGCATCGTATCTTGCTTCAAGCCAAGCTAGACGAGCTTAATTCAAATAACCGTTAGGAGGTCCTAATGCTTTCAGCAGAAATCCTGCATAGATGTTTTCCCAAGGCCAATAAGGATAATCTTAATAAGTATGCCGATGCTCTTGTAGCGGCTTGCGAAGAATTTGAGATTAATACCCCTAAGCGAGTCGCAGGATTTCTATCTCAGGTCGCGCATGAATCCGCTCAGTTTAGCGCGATTAAGGAAAATCTGAACTATAAGTCTCAGGCTCTAACCGCTCTATTCGGTTCCCGTATTACAGCCGCGCAAGCTGCCGATGTGGGTCGTGATGACACGACAAAGAAGCCTGCAAATCAAGAAGGTATTGCTAATATCATCTATGGTGGTGCATGGGGTTCTAAGAACCTAGGCAATGTAAATAAGGGTGATGGTTGGAAGTTCCGCGGCCGCGGCCTTATTCAGCTAACAGGTCGTAGCAATTATACGAATTGCGGAAAGGGTCTTAATAAGGATCTGTCTGAAGATCCTTCATATCTGGAGACACCAGAAGGCGCCGCCCGCTCGGCTGCATGGTTCTGGAAGTCTCGCGGTCTAAATGAAGTTGCTGATACTGGTGATGTTCGTAAGATGACAAAGTTGGTCAACGGTGGTGATCTTGGTCTTGCTGACCGCGAACATCACTATCATGAAATTCTCGGTGTTCTTGGCGCTGAGTAATGATTTCTGATAATCCGATCATCGGTATAAAGCTGGTGAGCGGTGAGGAGATTATAACCCATGCACGTTTCAACAAAATTGAGCGTGCATGGCATCTCCAGTTTCCTGGTATGCTAGTGCCTATGACAAATTCATCAGGTAAACCGTCCATAGGTGTCGGTGACTATCTACCTTTTACAGAAACAAAAGAAATAACAATACGTGAAGACTGCGTAATGTTTACATATATACCTGATAATGAAATGATCACAGGATATAAAAGCAATTTTGATTCTGAAGATTTACCAGACAAAGCTAACGTTTTACCCTTTACACGCAAGTAAAAACCCTGTATAATAGGGCCTATGACAAAGTTTTATACATTTGCTTTTCAAATCGGTAACACGATTCACGTCCGCGGCTATGAGAACGGAATCCGTTTCTCTGAGAAGGTTAAATACCGGCCGACACTCTTTATACCATCAAAGCGAAAAGGCCTGACCCCAAAGTCAGGCTGGAAAAGTATTTGGGGTACAGAGGTCGAGCCATGCCAATTTGGCGATATCCGCGAGGCCAAAGATTTCATTGAGCAATATAGCGATGTATCCAATTTCGATATCTTTGGCTTGCCTCGCTTTCAATATGCATATCTCAATGAAGAATATCCATATGAAATCCAATATGATCGTGACTTAATCGAGATTGCCAATCTTGATATCGAGGTTGGTTCTGATAATGGATTCCCAACACCAGAAGCAGCAGCCGAGCCAATCACGGCTATCACTCTCAAGCGCGGTAAGAAATTTATCGTGATGGGTTGTGGTGACTATCGCCCATCGCGCCATGATGTCAAGTATATGAAATGCCGTGATGAGCGTGACCTATTGGAAACCTTTCTGATGGAATGGGAGCGCGGCCATCATCCTGAGATTGTCACTGGTTGGAATGTCACCTTCTTTGATATTCCATATCTGGTGAATCGTATCACTAAGGTATTAGATGCAAAGGCTGCAAAGCGACTATCTCCTTGGGGATTCATCTCACAGCGCACGACAAATATCATGGGTAAGACGCAGACAGCCGTTGATATGGCTGGCGTGTCCACTCTTGATTACCTTGAGATGTATAAGAAGTTTACATATTCACAACAAGAATCATATCGCCTAGATCATATTGCTAATGTTGAGTTAGGTGAGAAGAAGCTTGACTATTCTGAATATGGTTCATTGCACAATTTGTATAAAGAAAATTATCAGAAGTTTATTGATTATAATATCAAAGACGTTGAACTTGTTGATCGTCTCGATGAGAAGATGAAGCTTATCGACATGGTTCTTGCTCTGGCCTATGATGCTAAGGTGAATTACACTGACGTATTCACTCAGGTTAAGATGTGGGATGTTCTAATCCACAATCATCTGTGGAAGAAGAAGGTCTGCGTGCCTATCACTGGTGGTGGCAGCAAGGATGAAGCTTATGTTGGTGCATATGTCAAAGAACCGCTTGTCGGCGCGCATCAATGGGTATTGTCATTCGATTTGGATTCACTGTATCCGCATCTGATCATGCAATATAATATCTCACCCGAGACACTTGATCGTGTAAATCGTGTGGATATTACTGTTGATAATCTACTCGATCCAAATTATCAGCCGCCGCTGCGTGAGGGTTATAGCCTTGCTGCAAACGGTCGATACTTCAGCAATCAGTCTCAGGGCTTTCTGCCTGAGATGATGGAACGCATGTATGAGAGTCGGTCTGAATATAAGCGCAAGATGATCGAGGCTCAAAAGGCTGTTGAATCTGCAAAGACTCCGCAAGAAAAGCGCGACCATGAAAAGTCTGTATCTCGATACAAGAACATGCAGCTTGCAAAAAAGGTTCAGCTAAACTCAGCTTACGGTGCAATCGGTAATCCATATTTCCGCTTCTATGATCTTAATCAGGCCACAGCTATCACAGTCGGTGGACAGCTTTCTATTCGCTGGGCTGAAGTTAAGATTAATGAATATATCAATAAGCTTCTTGGTACAGAAGATGTTGATTATGTTATCGCAGTTGATACCGATAGCTTGTATATCACTCTTGATGGTCTGGTGACTAAGGTATTTAAAGACAAAACTCCTACAACCGAACAGATTGTCACCTATCTTGACAAGATCGCTTCACAGGCATTCAAGCCAGTCATTGACAAGATATATGCAGGCCTGCATGAGCATATGAATGCCTTCGCACAGAAGATGTCTATGAAGCGAGAGAACATTGCAGACCGTGGTATCTGGACAGGTAAGAAGCGTTACATTCTGAATGTTCATGATTCTGAAGGTGTGCGATATGAAACACCAAAGCTAAAGATGATGGGCATTGAAGCAGTTAAATCTTCGACTCCCGCATTTTGTCGCAAGGCTATTAAAGATGCATTGAACATCATTATGACTAAAGATGAAAGCGCAATGCATCAGTTTATTGCATCTTTCCGCGAGCAATTCAATAAGATGCGCTTTGAAGATATTGCATTTCCAAGAGGAATTCAGGGCCTTGGGAAATATAGAATGGTCGAGAAGGGTATTCCAATTCATGTGAGAGCTAGTCAGACATATAATACTCGTCTCAAACAACTCAAGCTTGATAAGACCTATGATCTTATCAAAGATGGTGATAAGGTAAAATTCTGCTATATGAAAATGCCCAATCCATTAAATGAGAATGTATTGGCTATCGCATCCGTTCTACCATCAGAGTTTGAGATTGACCGATACATAGATTATAAGACACAGTTTGAAAAGGCATTTCTTGATCCGCTTCGCTCGATCCTTGATGTGATTGGATGGCAAGATGAAGATAGACCTACACTGGAGAAGTTTTTCACCTAATGGCATACTTGAATCATAATCTTCCGACATTCACATGTTATATGCGGAATGAATATCTGTATAATCATGAGAAGGGTCATGGTGAATTTACACTATGTGATGTGCATAGTGTCGCAAGCATGGAGAAGCGAGTACCTCTCTTTGAAGCATTTCTAGATAATGGTGTCAATTGGACACGCCGACCACTAATGGCCTTCTGTTGGAAGAAGGATGCACCAGTTCCAAAGATTGAGGATTGCTATTACTGGAACTGCTTTAGCCCATATATTGATGTTAATATTCGCACTCGTATGGCTGGGCTACGCGCACAACTAATTCGTTGTGATGGTAGTCATATTAGCGGTGAATATATGTTTACTATGGATTGGTCATGGGAGAATAAGGGTATCTTAGATACAAATTTTAGTGAGACACCTGAGCATAAATGTGCTCACATGTTTAAGGTTGATGATGGTAATTTTTATGCATACCCAAACAATAGGATCATATGGCATGATGATGCATGGATTGATGTGCCGCTCAAAAATAATCCAGGATATCAGATCGACATGACAGTATATTCCGTAGAAAACAAACGAAATCTAATCACAGACAATAGCTATATGACAGAATTTAAACAAGGAGATAAATCATGAGCAAAGATTTCTTTAGAGATTTGGTCAAACAAATCGGCGACGTTGATACACACATTGCTGATGATGGTTTACATTCATCAGAATTTGCTGGTGCAATGGATACAGGTTCATATCTATTAAATGCAGAGCTATCTGGCAGCATCTATGGCGGTGTGCCTAACAATAAGATCACAGCATTTGCTGGTGAGAGTGCAACTGGTAAGACATTCTTTGTTCTTGGTCTCGTGCAACAGTTCCTGAAAGATAATCCAGATGCGGGTGTCTTTTATTATGACACAGAAGCTGCGGTTACTAAGGAAATGTTTGTAGCTCGTGGAATCGATCCGCGCAGGGTTGTTATTTCTGAGCAGGCCACTGTGCAAGGCTTCCGCACTCATGTTATGAGAACGCTTGATAACTATCTCAAGGTACCTGAGAAAGAACGTCCAAAGATGCTCATGGTGCTTGACTCATTGGGTCAGCTTTCAACTGAAAAAGAATTGGAAGATATCGCAGAGGGTAAGAACACGCGCGATATGACTCGGTCACAGCTTATTCGTGGTGCTTTCCGCGCACTATCACTCAAGCTTGCTCGGGCTAATGTATCATTGCTAGTGACCAATCATATCTTCAATGTGATCGGTGCATATGTGCCGACCAAAGACATGGGTGGTGGTGAAGGTTTGAAGTATGCGGCCTCACAGATTATTTTCTTGACTAAGAAAAAAGATCGCGATGGCACGGAGGTTGTTGGTAATATCATTCATTGTCGTGTAGCCAAGAGTCGCTTTACTAAGGAAAACAAGTCGATTGATGTAAGGCTATCTTATGATAAGGGCCTTGATCGTTACTACGGATTGCTTGACTTGGCTGAGAAATATGGTATAATTAAGAAGATTGCGAATCGCTTTGAAATGCCTGATGGTGGAAAATATTATGCCAAGCAGATTGAACAAGATCCTGAACGGTTCTTTACAAAAGATTTGCTAGATCGTATTGATGCGGTCGCAGCAAAAGAATTTAAGTATGGTCAAGGTGAAACAAGTGAGGTAGAACATGACGAAGAAGAAAGTGCCAACGAGACCGCTAGCTGAGTATACAGTGGTCGATCACGCTGAAGTGAAAGACCACATGTGCTTTGGTATTGAGTCTGGTAAGTTCAAAGGGACGGTATTTCGTTTCGATACCGTCAAAGTTGGTGAATCTCTTGATGATGAAGATAATGCAGTCGTCAGATTTACCTATACAGTATTAGAAAATGAATTTAATACTAAGGGTAATCAAGACTTCGAACGTACCATAGCATCAATACTATATCATATAATTGAAACAACGGCGGAAATGAATGCGAATCGAAACGACGGTGCTTCGGCACCTACTACATGATGATGATTTTGCACGAAAGGTATTACCTTTTGTAAGCGAAAAATATTTCTCTGATGTCTCTGAAAAGCTAGTATATTCTCGCATTTCAGAGTTCATGGAGAAATATAATTCTCTCCCTACCCGTGAGGCCCTATCCATCGAGATAGAAGGCACCAAGGGTTTGGGTGAGAAGGAACATCAATCTGTCATGCAGATTATCGATGGGCTTACTCGACCTGAGCCCGTCGATAAGACCTGGTTGCTTGACTCTACTGAGAAGTTTTGTCAAGAGCGAGCCATCTATAATGCAATCATGGATAGCATCACTATCCTTGATGGTAAAGATAAAGATCGCAGTAAGGGATCAATCCCACAGATACTCACCGATGCACTTGGTGTATCCTTTGATACACATATCGGCCATGACCTGATCGATGACTATCAAGGTCGATATGACTTCTATCATCGCGTAGAAGAAAAGGTTCCTTTCGATCTAGAATACATGAACAAGATTACTAGAGGTGGTCTATCACGAAAGTCGCTGAATATTATTTTGGCAGGCACTGGTGTTGGCAAATCTCTAGCAATGTGTCATATGGCCGCAGCCAATTTGATGATGGGTAAGAATGTTCTATACATCACAATGGAAATGGCCGAGGAAAAGATCGCGGAACGTATTGATGCTAACCTGCTGAATGTACCGATTCCAGATTTGCAATCTCTACCTAAAGACCTATATGAAAAGAAGATTGCAGGTATTCGAGCAAAGACTACTGGCAAGCTCATTATCAAAGAATATCCGACAGCTTCAGCACATGCTGGTCATTTCCGTCATCTACTCAATGAATTAAACCTGAAGCGGTCTTTCGTACCAGATATCATCTATATCGATTATCTAAATATTTGTATGTCAGCGCGCATCAAAACAGGTTCCAATGTTAATAGCTATACCTATGTTAAGGCTATAGCTGAGGAGCTAAGAGGTCTTGCAGTTGAGCGCAATGTTCCAATTGTATCAGCGACACAAACCACTCGATCTGGTTACTCCAGCTCTGATGTCGACTTGACTGATACCTCCGAATCATTCGGTCTACCTGCGACTGCTGATTTCATGATTGCCCTTATCTCTACTGAGGAGCTACAAGAGCTAAGTCAGTTCATGGTAAAACAGCTAAAGAATAGATATAGTGACCCGGCCGTGCATCGTAGATTTGTTATCGGTGTCGACCGGGAGAAGATGCGCCTCTATGATGTCGAGCAATCGGCCCAGTCAGATATCATGGAGGACAGACCTGTCATGGATAAGACCGCATTTGGTCAACGCCGTGATGAGGAAGAGACTATGGGTTGGAAAACAAAGAAAATGGGTCGGAAGGACTTCTCAGGTTTAAAGGTGTAAAATGGGTAAGAGTCGCAAGTTTGATCCGGATGATTATGAAGATGATTACGGGTTCACGGATCGTAAAGAAAATGACTGGCGAGATGAGCGCAAAGAAAAACGTGCTAAAAAAGAAGCCATAGATGTCGAACCACCTAAGACTATATGGCAACCAAAAACTCCGCGGGCTCGTCGTTAATATATACTTCTGACCCTACTTCGCCATTGACATTGAGCGGTCATCCTGGTACTATTAACCCATGATGAGAGGTGTCCATGGCAAGATCAGGTCCGCGCATAGCGGTCTATGGCAGGGACAAAGTCTATAGGGACCTCATCCGAGGCGCTACCAGATGGATGGTAGCCGATCTGGTGGGCCCTAGACTTTCAGAGACTTTGACCATCAAGGTCAAGCTGGTCAAAGACCTCTTTAAAGAAGAGGGTGTATTGGGCGACTGTGAATGGATAGATGATAACAAACGCCCAAGAGAGTTTTTGATTAGACTCTATGCTGGTCCAAACCGCAAGAGAACACTCAAGACTCTAGCCCACGAGTTGGTGCATGTAAAGCAATTTGCTAGAAGCGAAATGTATGATCATGTACAGAATATCGATCTTGTGACCTGGAAAGGTCAACGAGTAGATTCTAATAAGGTTAGCTATGAGGATCATCCTTGGGAGAAAGAGGCCTATGAAATGGAAACGCCTCTATTGAACAAATGGGCTCATATAACTGGTAATGAACAATACATTTGGAGGTCTAGAAGATGATGTGGTTATTGGTAGTGGTGAGCCTAGTATTCACCACGGACGACGGCCCAAGGGTTTCTTTTTTGCTTGCATCCTCTTATGAGGAATGCACAGCCGCCGCCAATGCAGGTAATGCTGGCGCATTTGATAGACTTGATCGGACCCGCAATGGTTTTTTCTGTTATAGGGTAACGCTGAAATGACTCAAGAGATTAGCATACCCACAACTTTCTATCAAAGTGTAAACATAGAATCTATTGAAAGACTCTATGAGGCCAAATATGTTGGTGCATGGTCTATCAAAGAAAAATCTGGAAACTGGAGTCTGCATCCAGTCGAGGTATTCTATCAACCCATTCTAAAAGACCCATCACATAAACATTACTTTGGGGTCTATCTAGGACCAGAAGGTCATGTTCATATCTGCGATGCTACCTCAGCCTTTTCTGATCCAATTGCAGGCGCAGTTGCAAATGATGATGAGATAATCGTAAGCGGATATAGACACGACTATCGGAAAAGTAGAGATGGGTCTGTATTCATTGACGGTGGTCGAGATTACATCAAAACCAATACTAGAAAATTAGTTAATCTTACTATGGTTGAAGGTAATCTTATAGTTTCATAAATATGGCTATCATATAAAGAGGTGGTCATGTCATTCAAAAGATGGTTATTCGAACAAACGGAGTCTAAGAGACTCCCTTTCGATAAGACGTCTAAACGTCGTGGGTGGTGGCGTGAAGGTGATCACTATATTCTATATCACGGCACGCATGATCGCAACGTAGCATCAATGATGAAGTCTGGTATCAATAAACCAGATCCATCCACTGGAATGTATTCAACAACACCAGACCCTCACACCGCACATGGTTATGCATCCATGTCTGGTGGTGGGGGTGAAGCACATTTTAGAGGTGTCAATGCTAAAGCTACCACGACTCCTCATAGCGAACGCTCAGTTTTAAAATTAAAAATACCTGCGGACTGGGCCGAACGTAATATGGATGCGGACCTGCGCGGCAATATGGGTGATGCTCGCCGCAGAATGTTAAGTCGTGGTGAATATACCAAATGGGTCGCAGGCAATCCGGATAAAAATGACTCAGAATATTATATGGCCACAGAGGTTCGGTTCAAGAAACCGATTCCTCCTGAATTTATTGAGGGTCATATGAAAAAATTCGAGGGGTAAAGTTTAGATGGCAAATTTATCTGCATCTGAACTATTGAAGGCGGGCCGAGAATATAGGTCTGAAGTTATTATTCGAAAGATAAAAAAGAAAGAGCCGTTTGAAATGGATAACGGTCGCAAAATTATATTGAAAGCTAGCATATCATCATTGTCTTTACTTGCTAAAATGACAAAAACATCTCAAGAAATAAATTCTATCATATTTTTGGGTGATGATGGTAAAGAATATAAAGTAACAAATATAAAAAAGAATGCTGATTTTGGTGGAAAGGGTGATAGATCCGGTGTGGCTAAAGAAGATGCTGCATTAGCCTCTCTCAATAAGCAAATATTAGATGCAAAAAAGAAAGAGAAAATTGGTACATTGCCAATTAGAATAGGAAATAAAACATACAAAGCAACCATAGCTGAAAGCACACCAGGAACTCCAAAATCAGACTTTCATCTACTTGATTCTGATGGTAATGAAATAATATGGATATCGCATAAAGATGGACGGGGTCCAAGAGATTTCCAACAATGGGGAGGAATCTCTGAAAGATCAGAGCCTACAATATTTCGTCATCCAGAAACACAAAAATTTATTAGAGATTTAAAAGCTATGTACCCTAGAGGGTTACCTCCAGCGACTACGCTTTATCGAAAAATAAAAGATAAAAAATTAAAAATGTTATCTGTATATGGTAATATGTTTGGTGGTGGTTTAGGCCAGCAAAATGTATCGATATTATTACAGGGTCCTATTAAACTAGAAAAGGTAGGCACCTCATATAGAATGATTGCAAATCACGTTCATTTAAATGGTGAGTCTGTAGATTCTGGTGGATTTGAGCCTGTTATTATGGCAATATATAAAGGTGATCGTTCCGATGCTGGTGTACCAGGAACAAGAATAGTCATATCACCAATTGAAGGAAGAAAGGGTGTGCCTTTCTAATGCTTACATTTAAAACATTTATTACTGAGTCAGTGGCCGCTGATGATAAGTTAAAGCATCTAGAACATGCTGAGGATCATCCTATCAATGCTGGTGCTGCTGGTTTCAAACATGCTGCTGATACGCTAAATTCAGTACACAACCAGCTTCTCCGCAAAGATGGATCTAATGTCAAGGTGACAATGAAATATGATGGTTCTCCATCAATAGTATTTGGTCATCACCCACAAACAGGTAAATTTTTTGTTGCATCAAAATCAGCCTTTAATGTAAAACCAAAGATAAATTATACAGATCAAGATATTGAAGCTAATCATGGTCATGCGCCAGGCCTGGTATCAAAACTAAAATCTGCACTAAAGCATCTACCAAAGGTGACACCTAAGGGTGCTGTATATCAAGGTGATATCATGCATACTCCTGAAGATGTAAAGACATCAGGCGATACATTAAATTTCAAGCCTAATACCATAACATATTCTGTACCCAAAGATAGTCCTGTTGGTAAGAAGGTTGCACGCGCACAATTAGGTGTGGCCGTGCATACAAAATATCAAGGTAAAACATTAACTGATATGAAGGCTGGGTTTGAGCCTGACACATCATCATTTAAACAGCATCCAGATGTTCATATGATTTCTGTTGAGCATCCAGTGGAACGCACTGGTTATTCATCCGCACAAGAACGCGAATTTGAAAGTCATATGAAGAAGGCTAAAGCTGTAGCATCTTCGATGACATCAGCATCACATAAGGCTGTTGAAAGACATCGCGATAACATAAAGATGTATATCAATGATACTGTTCGTCAAAGCACTAAGCCTACTACAGATGGTCTTAGAAAATATATTACAGCTAGACAAGCAAAAGCTTTATCAACTCTAAAGACCGACAAGGCTCGTAGTATAAAGCAGCAAGAATTAAAAGATTCACTAGACCATCTTGATGCTAATAGTCACCATATAGACAAAGCTTTTGAATTGCATGGACATCTACAACGTGCTAAAGATGTTCTTGTTCATGCATTGTCATCAAATCCAGGTCCATTTCAACATACAATTGGTGGACAAGCTGCTAAACCTGAAGGCTTTGTTGCAATCAAAAACGGTGCTCCTACTAAGCTAGTCGACCGCGCAGAATTTAGCAGAGCCAATCTCCTAGCCGCAAGGGGTTAAAAACCCTAAATAGGCAAGCGCTGTATAGTCCACGGAAAACCAGCGTAGGGAGGGCAAATGAAGCCTGTTGCAATTACTTTTGGGCGCATGAACCCGCCTACCATTGGCCACCAAAAGCTGGTCGACCATCTACATTCTGTCGCGAAAAAGCACGGTGCAGATGCCGAAGTACACTTATCACATACACAAGATAGCAAGAAAAATCCTCTGTCGCATGGACAGAAGGTTGGTCTAGCTCGTAAAGCTTTTGGCTCTTCTGTTCAGTCTGGTCCACATAAGACCATCATCGATGTGATGAAGCACCTGCATAAGCAAGGTCGCAAAGAAGTTCATGTCGTGGTAGGTGGTGACCGCCACAAAGAAATGCATGAGCTCCTGCACAAATATAATGGTAAGGACTATCATTTTGATAAGATACATGTCCATTCTGCGGGAGAGCGTGATCCGGATGCTGAAGGCGCTGAAGGTATGTCAGCATCCAAGATGCGAGAACATGCAAAAAACAAAAATCACGAAGCCTTCAAATCAGGTCTACCAACAGGTTTACGGTCATCGTCACATAGGGTGATGAAGATGGTTCGCTCTGGTATGGGTCATGTTGAAGAAGGTGATCCGTTCGGCGGTGGCACGTCAGCTTTCACTCCAGCAGATCGCGAGATGCCACAGACTGCAGTATCAATGCAGCATGAAGAAGATCCTGATGGACCTGATGAACCTCGTTCAAGCGAGGCTATCGGTGCACACGAAGAATTAAATCATAAGCTATTTGCTGATGATCGCTTGATGCCTGAGGTTCGCATTCAGCTACGCAAGATTGCAGATCAGTTTATTCGTTTTGTTGCAGTACCTCTTGATGTCAAAGATATTGTATTTACTGGTTCTAATGCTAGCTATCATTATACCGATCATAGTGATATCGATCTACATGTGGTTGTGAAGCTAAAGGGTGGTGCATCAATGCGCGCATATATGCGCCAGCTATTTGATGCAAAGAAAAGCCTCTGGAATCAGATGCACAATATTAATATTCGTGGGTTTGAGGTCGAGCTTTATATCGAACCGACCGAAGAGCCTGCGGTTAGCTCTGGTGTGTATAGCATCCAAAATGACAAATGGGTGAAGCATCCTACTAATCAAAAGCCTACCATGGATGATGTCAGTGTGCGTAGCAAATATCGTCAGTATAAAGATGAGATCGATGCAGCTATAAAATCAAATGATATGTCGAAAATTGGAGCTTTGCTGGCAGAGCTTCGTGAAATGCGTAGTTCAGGTCTAGCTAAAGGTGGTGAATATAGTGTCGAGAATATAGTCTATAAATTACTTCGCAGCAGAGGTGATCTACAGAAATTGTGGTCGATTAAATCAGAGCTGGGCGACAAGGAATTATCACTTGAAGGTCATCGCTATTACTCAGGCCTAGACAAGTCGACTGCCAGCAAACGTAAGTCTCAATTTAAGAGACAGACAAAGATGTCAGATAATGATCCAAGCGCATATAAGGCAGCGCCTGGTGATAGTAAAAAGACTAAGACAAGTGTTCATACAATGAAATATCGCAGACAATTTGGCGATAACTATAATGCGAATGATGTTCAATTCAATCCACCGGAGCTGCCCGTGCGTTACTCATACCTATCTGCTTCATATAACAAGAGATTTGAGCAGTTCGCGGAAGCTGCTGGTTATCGGGACATGTTTAGAGGAATCGTTCCTCACGGATTAGATCCGACTACTGAACCTTTGAGCCATGCAGTTCCAACATCAAGATATGATCTGGAATCCGCCGATAGCGCGTCAAAGCTGGTGCAAGATAAGCATCGCAGAGAAAAAGAGACTTTAGCTAAAAAGCACGAGAGGGAGAGAGAATCCATGAAGATGCAGGATCTCCGCAAGAAAATGATGCAGCGCGATGAAGAAGTCGAGCGAATTGCAGAAGCGACTAAAGACGGAAATGCAAGCTGGAGGGTTCCAGCTCATGTCAAAAAGCATCTAGAAGATAAGCATGGTCGGGCGCAGTCCATTCATGTATCCTCTGATGGGTCAAAGATAACTCATAGTGTACGTCACCTTGATGATGATGGTATGGATCACTATGAAACTAGAACACACGAATACAATGGTAAAGATCCAGTCAAAGATCGTAAAGTTGGCAAACTGATTAAACATGTTAAGCCAAAGATGTCAGTCGAAGAAGCGGCCGATCAAGGTCTTGCTAAGAAGGCCGAGAAATCTGGTATTCCAGTTAGCGTATTGCGTCAGGTTTATAATCGTGGTATGGCTGCATGGAAGACTGGACATCGCCCAGGAGCTAATCAGCAACAGTGGGCCTATGCTCGTGTGAACTCTTTCATCACCAAGGGTAAGGGTACATGGGGTGGTGCTGATAAAGACCTAGCTGCCAAGGTTCGCAAAGAAGAAGTTGATGAAGCTTGCTGGGATGGTTACAAAGCTGTTGGTATGAAAAAGAAAGGTGATCGCATGGTACCAAATTGTGTACCTGAAGCTATCACAAAAGCTGCTGACTTTGAATATAAGAAAGAAACGCTACCTGATGGTAGAGTTGTATATCGCAAGATTCATAAGAAACTAAAGGTTGAGGGTGATCCAAATCCTCTGCATCGCGAGACTGGTACAGATTCTTTAGTAAAGAATTATAAGAAAGATACACCAGGCCAGAATGAATCTGCTAATGATGCTCGCTATATGGCGCCAGTGCCATGGGCAAAGCAGACAACAGAAGATTCAAAGTCACCGAAGACATTTGAAGATGTACGCAAGGCCTTAGCTGGTCTCCGTGAACAAACAGAATTGTCTGAAGATTTTGTACCTGGAATTATGGATGCACCAACGGCTCAACAGCTAGGCATTCGCGCACAATTCGGTTATGCTGATCATCCTTCAGTCGAAGAAGAAGATGATGCAGGCTGTGGTTGCGGCGGCAACTGCCAGTGCGATGATGTCGAAGAGGAGCTGGAGATCACCGAAGCTGAATATCAAGGACGCAAGGTGACTCTGAATAAGCCATTCCGCACACCTGGTGGTCCGAAGAAGTCTGCTGTGTATACAACAAATGCATCAGGTAATGTAGTTCTTGTACGTTTTGGTGATCCCAACATGACGATCAAAAAGAACATTCCGGGGCGCCGTCGTAATTTCCGTGCGCGTCACAACTGCGATAACCCAGGGCCGCGCTGGAAGGCGCGCTACTGGTCCTGCAGAGCATGGTAATATACCAATAATAAAGTATTTGCATCTATAAACTGAGAAAAAATTACTCGCTAAGGAGAGACTAACATGAAAGATAATAGTAAATTCGGGTCATCAGACTCACTTATCGCCGCAGTTCGCTCCATCATGGAGAAGGAACATACGGTGCCTAAGGGTGCTAAAGAAAAGAAGCTAGCTGCGCTGGCTCATCCGAAGGATAAGATCACGCATAAAGACGTGCTGGTTGGCCGCGGTGTCCTGAAGAAGGAAAATAGCGGTGAGCGCATGGGTACGATTGTCGCGACTCGCAAGGAGAAGGTCGAGGTGGATCCGAAGCTTAAAGAGGAAGAGCAAGTCGATGAGCGCAAGCTAACCGGGGCTGAGACTGATAAGAAAGAAAAGTATGTGATGTCACTCAAGAAAAAGATGGGTGGCTTCAAGAAGCGTTATGGTGAGCGTGCTAAGGAAGTGATGTATGCTACAGCTACAAAGATGGCTAAGAATGAAGAAACCGGGCAGATCGATGAGATAGATAATGCACCATCTAGTGGAGATTATAGTCGTTATAATAGCCCAGAGGCGCAAGAACGCAGAAAAAAAGAACGTGAAGAGCTTGCTAAGCAAGCGCATTCAACTCCTAAAAAAGCAAAAATAGCTAGCAAGCTTGGTATAAAAAAGGAAGAAGTCGAGCAGGTTCAGGAAATCTCGACAGGTCTTGCTAGTCGTTATCTAAAAAAGACTGATCCAGAAACCAGCTCACCAAAAGAAGTCGAAAAGCGCAAGACTGGCCGCGCTCTAGCCCTTACTAAGAAGTGGGGCGGTAAGGTTGGTGGAACAGCTGCACCTAAAGTTCCGACGAAGGACTAATAGAATGGCTAAAGATAAGCGCGAATATGGATATGAAGGTGATATGGCAATTAGCCAGTTAAAGTCTATCATATCCAATGCACAAGCTCTTATGTCAATGATGAAACCTGAGACGGACCTACCAGAGTGGGTCCAACTCAAAATCACGCTTGCACAAGATTATGTCTTGACCGCGCGTGATTATATGAGTTCTGAGATGTCGGAGGCCGTCACAACAGAGAAGCCACCGTTCGAAGGTCCCTATACTAAGTCTAAAGATGCGAGCCCAACTCGCTCACGCCTCAAGTCTCTTACAAAAAAGGCGCGCGAGACTCTGGCTAAATCCACGGTAAAAAAGTCTAAATAGAAACACTTATATTATGCTGAGTAGTGCTTAACGAAAAGCGAAGGAGATACGCTTATGCCTTTATGGAATTTCGGTAAGGAGTCTGCGGGCTCTCAGTCTGGTGCAAACACACAGGCTGGTATTAAATACGGCCAGCAGCCGTTCGGTGGTGCGACCGATGGTCGCGAATCTTGGAAGCGCAATGTTATTGCGACTAACCAAGGTTGGGTGCGTCGCCGCAATATCACTAAGGATGGTGCAAACTCGCAGCGCGACGAGATTCTTGTTTCGGCCAATCCTGGGATCGCTAGCGATGGATATGCTAACATCGCGCATCTAGGGTTTGCTGAGATTACACAGATTTATCTGTCGACAAATTCGACAGGTGGTAATGCACTTCAGCGTAGTGCTACGGCCAATCTATATGTCGTATTCAATGAGCCGGTTCGTCACCGCGGTGGCACAGGCTTTATTCGTATCCGCATTGCAAATACCGTTACTGGTAATACAGTAATTGCGACTGCAAATGCAAAGTCAACGACATCCCGCACAGACATTATCAATGCAAATAACACGCTGGTATTCCGTTTTGTTCCGGGTAGTGCTGGTACATACAAGGTCAATGCTAATACACTAGCATTCAGTAGCGCATCTGGTGGTGCATTTACTGCAAACCTGATTAGCTTGAATCTTGGTACGAATGGCGGCGAATTGGCCAATACAGTTCTTACAGGTTCTGTGTCAAATAACTTTGGCACATTCACTGTCCGCTCAGCCACAACTGGCGGCTAATAGTTAGGGAGCGATAGTATGGCCGATAAGAAGGTAAGTCAGCTAACGTCTTTGGGCACTACATCGTCCGAAGACCTGCTGCTAGTGATAGATAATCCTAACGGAACTCCGACATCGAAGAATATGACTGTAAAGTCATTCTTCGGTGCGGTGCCGTCTAATACTGTGTTCAATGGTCGCGTGACCCTGAAAGCAAATGCGACCATCACATGTTCCAATACGGTCGTGACATCCAATGTGAATATTACATCGAATGGCTTGCTCAAGGTGAATAATTTCATCACCACTATTCGGTCTACACCAGCATCTAATAATGCTGCGACTGCAGGCTATAAGCTTGGGCAAGCTTTCTTCACAAATACGCATCTATACATTGCGGTGAATGCTACAACTTTGAAGAGGGTTGCACTATCGACATTCTAATAACATGAATATCATTGATGACAGTAACTTCGTTTTGTATGCGGCCAAGCACTATGACAATCCAGCTTGCATAGATGAGTCGGAGTTTTACGAAGACCTTGGCCGCATACGCAACCTGCAGAGATTAATGAGCAGGTATGCTAAGACTGGTGAGCTTAAGGATCGATATATCCTGAATCACTTAATCGCATTATACAATGTATTTGAGCGTGATGCGATTACAAAGATGCTGGTATTCAAGATGAAAGACCAGCTACAATATCTGAAACCGTTTCTGGTTCTGATGGGTTATTGGCCAGATAAGGTAGAGGGTATAGGAAAGAAAAACGAGACAATCATCGGATCTGATATATCAATGGATCCCATGATTGTTGCGATTCTAAGGAGGATCTAATGGACGAAGATGCACCAGCTAATGCAGTAGGCGGTGGTAATATCGCAGGTGTCGGAGTTGGTCCAAAGGGAGAACCTGGTCGCCACGGAATGGGTATGCTTCGCCGCAAAAAGATTAGATTCAAAGAATTTATCAAAGATAACAAAACGGTCTATTACAAGGCTTTAGGTCGTCGTGTTCCGGTAGGTAAAAGCAGTTCATCGCGCGGTGGTAATGGGAACGGTGACGGCGAATAACTCATGTATGATTGGAATGATATTGTAATCATAGGTGACAGTTGGTGTGCCGAAAGAATTTATGATAATCATTGGCCTAAAATATTAGTAAAAAAAATTACTGGAAAATATGATTTGATGCCAAGAGGAAAAGGATTTTCAGGTGCTAGTTGGTGGAGTACTAGAAATCATTTATTAAAAGAATTAAAATATAATCCTATCAAAATATTGATTTTGTGTCATACAGAAGCTAATAGAATACCAAGTGATTATGACTATGGTTATAATTATTGGTCAGTTTTAGAAAATAGAAAAAATAATCAGAGATTTGAGGCTGCCGCTCAATATTTTGAATATATTCATTCATTTGAATTTCATAAGTGGTGTCAATTACAATGGTTCAATGAAGTTGATAATATTATAAAAACAAATGGGATTGAAAAAATAATACATCTTCATTGTTTTCCTGATATGTTTTATAAAAAATCTAAAACAAATATTGCGACTCATATATTTAAAACTGGTATGACTATACAAGATAGTTTATATGCTTACAGAAATAATATATTTGATTCAAATTTATTTCCTAATCACCTTTCATATAATCAAAATCATAAATTGGCTATGAAACTATATGATATAATTGATACATATTGCGGTGATGGATTTTGTTATACTAAAAAACTTTTGGATGATATAACTGATGTATAATTGGGATGATATTTTAATTGTAGGTGATAGCTGGTGTTCAGAGCGTGATAACTTTCAATATTGGCCTAATTATCTTTTATCTGAATTAACTGAAATAATATCCAAAGATATACCGCGCGGCAAAGGATATCCTGGATGCAGTTGGTGGAGCACAAGAAATAGATTATTTAATGAGCTTAAAAATAAACCAGCTAAAGTAATTATAATCATACATACAGATCCAAGTAGAATTCCTAGTGATGAAGATCATCCCATGACAGCCCACATGGCCTTTAGAACAGTGCATGTAAAAGGTAGATGGGAAACGCCACAAAAAGAATTAAGAGCTAGGGCCGCGGCCGAATATTATTCTCATCTATATTCCGCAAATTTTCATAAATGGGCCGAACAGAAATGGTTTGAAGAATTAGATAATTTTCTATTAGATCATAAAGATGCAAAAATAATTCATCTTTACGGAAATAGAAGTAATAGCGATAATAATTATCAATTTAATGTTGGTGTTACAGTAGAACCACATTTATATTATTATCTAATTCCCAATATACAAGATATAAAATATCCAAATCATATGACAATAGAAAATAATGAAAAATTAGCTTTATCATTAAAAAATATGATATTGAATTACCCTGGGCATGGATATGTTCACAAAGAAAGGTTGTTCAATAAATGATAAAAAGGCTTATTGATTTCATACCGTCTATCATATACAGATGGCGCATGAAAAGACATCTTAAAAAGCTAGCTAAGAACGATCCGTTCATATACTAATATGATACTCGGAATTAATTGCGACAATCATGATGCAAGTATGGCTCTGGTTGATCATGATAATATAATATGGGCAGGACATTCTGAACGATATTCTCGAATAAAAAATGATAGCACATTAAATAAAGCTATGGTTGATGAGATGCTTTCTTATGGAAAGCCAGATGTAATAGTAATCTCAGATCAACCTATATTAAAATCATCTCGAAGATTATTCTCAGGCGAGAGACCAATACTCACTCGATACAAAGATATTTTGAGACAAGTTGGTCTTGGTGGCATTCCATGTGAATTTGTAGGCCATCATGAAAGCCATGCGGCCGCGGGTTATTTCACTTCAAAATTTAATGATGCATCCATATTAGTTGTAGATTCAATAGGCGAATGGGATACTATCTCAATATGGGAAGCTCGTGGTCAAAGCTTAACCAGAATTATATCATGCTCATATCCAAATAGCATAGGTCTATTCTATTCGGCCATGACGCAATATGTTGGGTTAAAGCCTAATGAGGAAGAGTACATACTTATGGGTATGGCGGCGCTTGGTGAATCCAAGCTTGCTCCAGAAATGATTGATACTTTTTTCAGTCGCTGGAATCCACCTAAGATAACCTCAAGATATAATCTTCATAAAGGATGCAAATGGTGGGAATGTGATAATAGTATTACAAAATTTGATATAGCAGCCTCAGCGCAAGCTGTCATAGAAATGTATTTGTTACAAACAATTAAATGGATGAAGCGCAATCTATTATCAAATAATCTGATCTTTATGGGAGGGGTTGCTCTCAACTGTATAGCCAATAGTTTGCTGGCCAAAGTTTATCCAAATATTCATATCATGCCTAATCCAGGTGATGCTGGTAATTCCATTGGAGCTTGTGCCGCTTTAACATATCGCAAACTAAACTGGAAAGGTCCTTACCTAGGCACAAATATAGACAGAGAATTAGATATTGATAAGGTAATCCAAAATCTCATGCGAGGTGAGATTGTAGGAATTGCAAACGGTCGCGCAGAATTTGGACCTAGAGCTTTGGGTAACCGCAGCTTGTTATGTGATCCTAGAGGTATTCAGGCTAAAGAAAAAACCAATACAATAAAAAGACGAGAACAATTTCGACCATTTGCACCTGCGGTATTATCTGAGCACGCGCATGACTATTTTGATATGCCAGTAGGAGAAAGCCCTTATATGCAATTCGTATCAAAATGCAAAGATGCTGGTAGTTTTCCTGCTATCTGCCATACTGATTATACAAGCAGAGTGCAAACTGTATCCGAGAAAGACAATCCAACATTTAGATCATTGCTTGAAAGATGGTATGAAGTCTCAGGTTGTCCAATGCTATTAAACACAAGTCTGAATATCAAAGGGCAACCCCTTGTCAACACTTGGAATGATGCTGTCGAATTTAATAATGTTCACGGTGTGAAAATATTTTAATTAGCCTTTGACTTTCAAGTCAGTATCGTGTAATATAACACGATGCACCTCCATATTGATCACAAATACCTGAGCATTTTATCGATGAAGCTTGGTCTATTCAAGCGTAAAAGCGATAGGTTGTTCAATTTTCGCTGCCCATTCTGTGGAGATTCGGAATCTAGCCGCACAAAGGCTAGAGGTTATGTCTATCAGAACAAAGGTATTCTGGTATTCAAATGCCATAACTGTAGCTATAGCACAAATATGGCCAAGCTAATTGAGCGGGTAGATCCTGCTTTATCGCGTGAATATCGTCTTGAGGTATTTCGTGAGGAGAAGGGTGGTGCAAATAGTGAGCCTCGGTATCTAATACCTAAACCAGAATTTAAACAGGCTGGTGAGACTCGCTTGACTAATCTTGGTCTGATTTCCGTATCAGACCTTAGCGCAACCCATAGGGCTGTACAATATCTGCAAGGTCGTAAGATACCAGAGGAAAGATATTCTGATCTTTATTATGCTAAGGATATGACGGTATGTGAGGAACTAAATTCTTCATATAAAGATCGTCTGATTGCTGATGAACGAATAGTCATACCCTTTCGTAATATGGAAGGTAAACTGACTGGTGTTACCGGGCGTGCTATGGGTAATAGCAAGCTTCGGTACATGACTGTGCGTATTAATAATGAGCCTTTAGTATATGGTTTAGATCGAGTTGACTTTAGCAAGACGGTATATGTCATGGAAGGTCAATTCGATGCGATGCTAATACCAAATGCGATAGCGCCTGGTGGTACTGATATGCAAAGGACGCTATCTTATATTCCTGGGGATAAAGCTGTTCTAGTGTTTGACAATCAGCCGAGAAACAAGCAGGTTGTCGATCAAGTGCAAAAAATGGCTACAAGAAAAATTCCTATGGTAGTTTGGCCGTCAAATTGGAAATATAAAGATATCAATGAGTCAGTAGTGGATGGGGTGGATCCGTCAGAGGTGGTGGCCCTGCTAAATACCTGCACCCACCAAGGGTTAGCTTTAAATCTAGCTTTACGTGATTGGAAGAAATGTTAATGGAGGATAAAATGGGTGGGCCTATTGTAAAACTTATTTCATATACTCAACCGGTACAAGACATCGCAGACCAAGGTATTACAAATGCCTTGGAGCTTGTTGCCTTTTGTGCTAGGGTATCAAATCCTAGCAATCAATATAATAGTGAGACTGCGGAGAAACTTGTTGTCTATCTCGCAAAGCATAAACATTGGTCGCCGCTAGAGATGGTCGATGCGACACTTGAGATTGTAACTACGCGTGATATCACACATCAGATCATTCGACATCGTTCATTCTCATTTCAAGAATTTAGTCAAAGATATGCTGATCCAACCAAGTCACTTGAATTTGTGACGCGCGAGGCTCGGCTACAAGATAATAAGAATCGACAGAATAGCATTGACGTTGAAGATGTTCATCTACAGAATGAATGGTACCGTTCGCAGCAACGCGCACTATTTGCTGCTGAACGAGAATATAAATGGGCTATTGATCACGGCATCGCTAAGGAGCAAGCACGTGCTGTATTACCTGAAGGCCTAACACAATCACGAATTTATATGAAGGGCTCCATCCGTTCTTGGCTACACTATATTGAGGTTCGCACAGATCCCTCGACTCAGAAAGAGCATCGTGAAGTAGCATTAGGATGTGCCAGGGAAATCGCTCGCATTTTCCCTAATATCATCAACATTTAATACCGGAGGCACATATGCAAATAGATCACCTAGGTGTGTTCATTGACACATCGCGGGATTCCCTATTATCGGAATTTTCGCTCACACTACTAAGAGACTATTATTGCCGTAAAGATGAAGATACGCCACAGAAATCATTTGCACGTGCCTCTGTAGCATTTTGTGGAGGAGATATGGCCTTAGCGCAGCGCATCTATAATGCTGTGTCTAAGGGTTGGTTCATGTTCGCATCTCCAGTGTTGTCTAATGCAGCACTGCCAGGTGAGAAGGTGAAGGCGCTTCCAATCTCCTGCTTCCTGACATATGTGCCTGATTCTCTCAAGGGTCTGATTGATCATACGGCCGAACTGCGCTGGCTATCCGTTAAGGGTGGCGGCGTCGGTGGCCACTGGTCAGCTGTGCGTTCTGTGTCAAATGTTGCACCTGGTCCGATTCCGTTTTTGCATACTGTCGATTCTGACATGACTGCATATCGTCAGGGTACAACTCGCAAGGGTTCCTATGCTGCATATCTTGATGTATCGCATCCAGATATCATGGAATTTTTGACGATTCGTGTGCCGACTGGCGACGTGAATCGCAAGTGTATGAATCTGCACCATGCTGTGAATGTCACAAATGATTTCATGCGCGCTGTCGAAAATGATTCTGATTGGCATTTGCGTGATCCAAATGATGGTACAATCCGTGAGACAATGCGGGCCCGCAAGCTATGGGAAACCATTCTTGAGGTTCGATATCGCACGGGTGAGCCATATATCAATTTCATTGATACTGCTAATGAAGCACTTCCTCAGGCTCTGAAAGATCGTGGTCTAAAGATTCATGGATCAAACCTTTGTAATGAGATCCATCTACCGACGAGTGAGAAAAGGACTGCAGTATGTTGCCTATCTTCGTTAAACCTAGAGAAGTACGACGAGTGGAAGAATACTGGTTTAGTCAAAGACCTAGTGACGATGCTGGACAATGTTCTTCAGGTATTCATCGAGAATGCGGGGGACGAGATTTCGCGCGCGCGTTTTTCAGCGCAACGCGAGAGGTCGCTCGGTCTTGGCGCGATGGGGCTACATTCTTACTATCAGCAACGTGGAATTGCATTTGCAAGCGAAACCGCAAGACAGATCAATAAAGAGATTTTCTCCGATATCTTTGCTAAGGCACGTGAGCAGTCGAGAATCCTAGGTCGTGAGCGCGGCGAAGCTCCTGATATGGAAGGCACGGGTATGCGTAATGCCCATGTGATTGCGATTGCGCCAAATGCAAATAGCTCAATTATTCATGGTTGCTCACCATCTATTGAACCTTGGAAGGCAAATGCTTTTACTCATCGCACTCGCGCTGGCTCTCACCTGGTCAAAAATGAATACCTGAAACAGCTTCTAACTGTTATTGGTAAGGATACAGATGAGGTATGGTCTAGCATTATCACAAATGGTGGTTCTGTTCAACATCTCGATTTCCTGAGCGAACATCAGAAGCAAATCTTTGCCACGGCCATCGAGATTGATCAGATGGAGATTGTGACTCAGGCTGCTTGGCGTCAGAAATGGATCTGCCAAGGTCAGTCGCTCAATCTATTTTTCCCCGCAGGTGCATCTCGTGGGCTACTGCATCATGTTCATTTTGCTGCATGGAAACTTGGTTGTAAGGGACTATATTATCTACGCACAGAATCTTCAAGTCGCGCAGAGAATGTTTCGAAGAAGGTTGAGCGTAATAAGCTGGTTGATATATCAGAAATACAAGTTAAGGAAGAGACACAGGAAGAATGTGTCGCATGTCAGGGGTAAACAATGGATATTCGCATCGTAACTAAGACTGGTTGCCCATTCTGCGATAAGACGAAGGAATGGTTGTCTAGACGCGGCTTCTCATATACAGAAGACCGTATGGATAATGAGGAGCTGCGCTATGCTTTCTATCAGCAGCATAAGGTGAATACTGTTCCTCAGGTATTCATCGATGGTAAGCGCATCGGTGGATATACTGAACTTGTCGCATATGGTGACAAGATGGTGAAGCAAGAGCGCGGAGGACTTCTAGAATTATCCAAGGTCTATAAGCCGTTTCAATATCCTTGGGCCGTAGAAATCACACAGCGTCACGAAAAGGCGCACTGGATCGAAGATGAGGTGGATCTTGGAGAAGATGTCACAGATTGGAAATCTGGTAAGATGTCTGCGACCGACAAGGAATTTGTTACGCAGATCCTGCGACTCTTTACGCAATCTGACGTCGCCGTCGGTAAGAATTACTATGACTTGTTCGTGCCGAACTTTAAGAATAATGAAGTGCGAAACATGCTCGGCTCTTTCGCCGCACGTGAAGGCGTACACCAGCGTGCTTATGCACTTCTGAATGATACACTTGGTCTGCCTGATGAAGAATATACAGCATTCCTTGAATATAAGGAGATGGCTGACAAGATTGACTTCATGACTGAGGCCGACACGACTACAAAGCGCGGCGTCGGTCTTGCACTAGCTAAATCTGTATTCAATGAAGGTGTCGCTCTATTCGCCTCATTTGTAATGTTGCTAAATTTTCAGCGATACGGCAAGATGAAGGGTATGGGTAAGGTTGTCGAATGGTCAATTCGCGATGAAAGTATTCACGTTGAAGGTAATGCATTCCTCTTCCGCACCTTCTGCGCTGAACATCCACGAATTGTAGATGATAGCTTTAAGCTTGAAATCTATGAGATGGCCAGACAGGCTGTGAAGCTGGAAGACAAATTTGTTGACCTAGCTTATAAAATGGGTGAAGTTCAAGGTCTAACACCTGATGAAGTCAAGCAATATATCCGCTATATAACCGACAGACGTCTACTTCAGCTAGGATTAAAACCTAACTTCAAGGTTAAGGATAATCCTCTTCCTTGGCTTGAGTGGGTTCTGAATGGGGCTGACCACACGAACTTCTTCGAGGGTCGCGTGACCGAATATGAGGTGGCTGGCCTGACTGGATCTTGGGAGGATGCTTATTCAAATGGTAAAGAAAGTCAAGGCGGTAGCTGACTACGAAGAAGAGGATGAATATACCTGTTCTTCATGTGATGCGGAATTCACTCTGGTCTATCATTCGGACCAGAGTGGAATCATCTATTCACCTGAGTTTTGCCCATTCTGTGGTGAACCTCTCGATGTCGAAGATGATGACGAAGATGAGGAATACATAGACGAGGACTAAGGAGCCCTCGTCTATGATAGATTATGCTAATCCGTGGTTATTTGATGATAAACCTTTTACAAGCGCAGACATAGGCAAATCTTACGGATTCGTGTATCTAATCACGGATAAGGTAACTGGTAAGATGTATGTTGGTCGCAAGTATTTCTGGTCGATGCGTAAAAAGAAAGGCGCATTGAAAAGAAAGCGTGAAGAAAGTGATTGGAAAATTTACTACGGATCGGCAGATGAGATCAAAGCTTTGGTAAAAGAATTTGGGCAAGATAGGTTCTACCGCCAAATTTTATCTGTACATTCCACCAAAGGTGATGTAAATTACTCTGAGGTCAGAGAACAATTTCGACGTGACGTGCTAGAAAAGGATGACTATATCAATGCAAATATCAACGGCAAATGGTTCAGAAAGCCTGGACACATCATCGCAGGTCGGCGTATTGCCGGATCATCTGGGTGGCCACCTCAATAAGACGCACCTTGACCCTGGCGCGCTAATCTTTCTAAAGCAGAAGTTTGATATCAAGTCGATGCTTGATATCGGTTGTGGCCCTGGTGGTATGATTGAGATGGCAGAATCCATCGGAATCAGCGCATGGGGTATTGATGGTGATCCGTATGTCGAACGTAAAACAAAAAACGTCACTATTCAAGACTACACAAAAGGCTTCGTCGAAACAAGTCATCTACCTTCTAGTTCATTTGATCTGGCCTGGTCTGTCGAATTTCTTGAGCATGTTGAAGAAAAATATCTACCACTGTATATGCATAGCTTCAATATGTGCAAATATGTGGTTTGCACGGCTGCACCTCCAGGTTGGCCAGGGCATCATCATGTCAACTGTCGCTCGATTGATTACTGGATTGGCGTCTTTTCCGCAAATGAATTTGATTATGATGCAGAGACTAGTGGATTGGTACGCGCGCATTCCACAATGACAAAGGGCTTCATGAGCCGCACAGGAATGTTCTTCAAAAAGAGGGAACCTTGGTATGTATGATCCAGTCAAGCTATTCATTGGTACCTCTGCTAACGGTGAAGATGCTGAAGCAGAAATGGTATATGAATATTCGCTCAGGAGCAACTGCTCTCACCCTCTCGACATTGTCTGGATGCGACAAACACTAGACAAGGAAAGCCCATGGGGTGGATGGGAGACGCAAGAATGGTCGACACCATTTAGCGGCTTCCGTTGGGCGATTCCTGAAGTATGCAAGTTCAAGGGTCGCGCCATCTATACCGATGTCGATATGATCAATATGCGCGATATCAGCGAACTGTTTGATATTGATCTTCAAGGCAAGCCGATGACTGCTCGTAAGGGAACTCGTTTTGGTGGCCATGAATTTTGCGTAATTGTCTTTGATTGTGAAAAGATGGAAGAATATCTCATGCCTATTCAGCGCATGAAGGTTAATCCATCGTCACATCATCGGTTTGTTCGTTTCTTTAGCGGTAATGAAAAGCTCGTGCATGAGCTAGATATGCGCTGGAACTGTCATGACGGTGAAGGTTTGAAGGCCGAAGATATTTGGCATCTACATTTCACTAAGATGGCCACACAACCATGGAAGCCCCGTTGGTTTACTGGAACACCTGAAGAACATTCGCGCCCAGACCTTGTGAATGTCTGGTATGGTATGAAGGATTCGGCTAAAGCAAATGGTTATTCTGTGCAATTACCGAATACACCATTTGTGCCTTATAGGATTATAGGAAGATGACACTTTTTGACGCGGTCGAGACTCCAGATAAGCTATGTGTGATGACATCATGCGACCAAGCTTATCTGGAGTCGCATGGTCCTGCTTTCGTCGCATCTAATGCAATCGCAGGTAATTCGATTCATATTCATTTGATGGAAAATCCTGGAATGCGCCAGGTCAATCTTGCTAAATTGACTTCGCTCAAGCTAAGGTATAATGCGATTGCTCGCGGCACTCATATGACGTTTTCAACAGAGACGTTACAGGTTCCAAAGGGTGTCAATAGCGAAACACTACGCACCTATTATGCTAGCAATAGGTTTCTTGTTGCACCTCGCTTGCTATCGACTGGTTGCGCGATGTATCTGTCTGATATCGATTCTATCTTCATGGCTAAGATGGAAAAGCTTGATGCTGATGTCGGACTATTCTTGCGCGAGTCATTACCAGGTACTGTGGGTTGGGAAGCTCTCGGCACGAAGGTCGCTGCTGGTCTAGTATATTATTCAGGTAGCGAAGGTTCGCGAAACTTTGCGACAAAGGTTGAGAATAATCTAAACACCAATGGTCTTACTTGGTTCACGGATCAGGTATCGCTATATCAAGCATATACCTATTATGAGAAAAAGCTAAAATTTCATACATTTGATATGTCGGTCATGGATTGGGAGTTTCGCGCAGGTTCTCCTATCTGGACTGGAAAGGGTACGCGCAAGGATCTAGATCAGAGATACCTTGCAAAAAAGCTTGAGATGGAATCTAGATTACCATCAATCAAAGGAGCATTTTGGAGATGAGAAAGGTATTATTCTTAGCACCACGCCTTGACGTGATGTTTAAGGAAGGTCATGTTCCTTTAGAGCGCGGCCCTATTCCAGCTGTGCGTATGCCGTGGCATAACCTGCGGACCATGGTCGTCGAGGAGCATAAGCGCCGTGGTGATGATGTGAGAGTGCTGGAGCTTCCGCTCTGGCAATTCACACCACAGGTTGTGCAATCATTGGGTGCTGATCTTTGCTATGTACCTCATAAGATGATCGATAATTTCCCAGTTCCAAATGTCAATGTGATGTATTATATGCAGACGGTTATTCCGTATCTGTTCACGATTGATTCTCGAGGCTGGGGTGCATCTGCATCTAATTATCCTTGCACGTCATTTCTTGAAGGTGAGACTACTGGTGTAGGATTCAATACACTCAAGGCTCGTATCTTTGAGAATTATAGCAAGTTCAAGCAGCCAGACTTTAAAGATATAAAGCTACCTAAGGACTATATTCTTTATCTATGCCAAATTCCGCATGATGAGACGATTCGTTATCATTCTAGAATCACAGTCGAACAGGCTATTGAAGCGACATGTCGTGCGACTAAGGAACTAGGATATCCTTTGGTGCTTAAAGGTCATCCTGTAAATCAAGGTGCTATGGTTCAGCTTAGACAAATTGCTGATAAATACGCGCACGCTATTTGGTTAGATGACGTATCAATCCACCAGCTTATTCCTGATGCACGGGCTGTGGTAGTGGTAAACTCTGGCACTGGCCTAGAGTCTCTGCTACATCAAAAGCCAGTCATCACTTTCGGGCGCGCCGATTATGATGTGGTTACAAACCGAGTCGAAGGCAACAACCTGAGGGAGCTTCTGGAGAGACCCAAATTTAACCAAGAAGCCGTGAAGAAATTTATTGACAGGTGGTATGACTCCTGCTATAATACCACCTTACACGCAGGAAACGACAGCTTTACCAAGCTACCTTAGGGGATATGAGATGAGCAAATACTGGGGGTACCACCTGATCCTTGACTGTGCGGGCTGTGACCCGCAATCCATTAAGGATTATGATAACATTTATAATTTTGCCAATCGACTGGTCGATGATATCGATATGGTTGCATATGGCGAGCCGCAAATTGTAAATTTTGGTAGCGGTAATAAGGCTGGCTATACCCTGGTTCAGCTTATCGAGACATCTAATATCTGTGCTCATTTTGTAAATGAGACAAATGACATCTATCTGGATGTATTCTCATGCAAGCCGTATGATCAAGCTACGGTTGAACGACTAGTAGGCGACTATTTTAAGCCTCAGAGTATTCGTAAGACTTATATTACACGGCAGGCGTGATATGAGCGCGGTGCTTCACGTCCCGTCCGTCAAGCGACTCGGCCGACATGTAATCGCCGAGTTCTGGGATGTCGAGCCTAACGTATTATGTGGGGTTGGCTTGCTAGAGTCAATCTTTGTAGATGCTTGCCGTGAGTCAGGCGCAACTGTTCTCCATAGCAATTTTCATGGCTTTGGAGAAGGTTGCGGCGTGACTGGTGTAGTGATTCTTTCTGAGAGTCATGCATCTGTTCACACCTGGCCTGAATATGGTTATGCAGCTGTGGATGTATTCATGTGTGGTTCATGTGATCCAAACATTGCTGTGAAAGCCATCTATAATCGTCTGGCAGAGGCCAATGGCAAATATGCCATAGGTTCTGAAAGCCACACATTTCATCGTGGTATCCTAGAGCAGATTGAAATTACACATTGACATCCCTCTAGAAATCATATAGTATAGTACCATGAGCAAACAGACGCAAACACGTAAATTCCGAGTCCGCACCTCTGAGGGTCGGGTATATATCGTAGAGAAATATGGCTTCTCTGTGACTTGCACGTGCAAGGGGTTTGGTTATCGTAACAAGTGTAAGCACTCTGATGCTATTAAGTGTTTTCCGGGTTAGCTCAGTTGGTAGAGCAAGGGACTGTTAATCCCTGGGTCGCTGGTTCGAGTCCAGCACCCGGAGCCATATAATGATAATACATGAAAGCAAGCGAATGTCAAAAACTGCCCGTAATATGGCTGTGGCTTTAGGTACAGCCGGTGAGATCCTAGTCGCAACCCTCCTAAAAGAAGAGGGTCGACATGTCGAGATGTCTCATGATCAATATGATAGAGTTAAGGACATGTTGGTTGACGGTGTACAGAATGTTGAGGTCAAGACGCAGGTTCCTTTTATCAAGGAAAATGCTATGACCTTTAGGCCAGATCAATTGGCTAAATGCACTAATGCTGACGAATTGTATTTCGTTCTAGTCTCTGCACCAAAACATAAGTATCATTATAGTGGTTGGGTAATGAAAGTTACAGAACCTAAGAATCTAGCAATTAGAGAATATCATACCAAAGACGGCCGCGACATGTTATTGGTTGATATTGATCAGCCTGCGGTGCAGCTTTGGAAACGTATTCCTAAGCAACATTTGTCTTTGATGAATAATCTTACGGTATCAAAATATTGACGATATATTTCAGACCACCAACTTCACATCCAAGGGCTGGCGAAAAAGTAAAACTGAAAAAGCCTGATGGTCGATTGATTGATGCTGAGATACATTGGGTATATGGCCAAGACAAGTATTTTTTAGTCTCTGTCAAAGATAAGAAATATGAAGAAGGTCTTACGTTTGAAGTTACTTCTGTAAAAAATATAGAATTTATTACAGATACATAGGGTTAAGCTGGGTTAGCACAACGGTAGTGCAACGGTTTTGTAAACCGTAGGTTGGGGGTTCGAATCCCTCACCCAGCACCATAGAAAGGTGCGCGCCATATGCCTAATAAGTTTGAAACTGAATTTTCAAAATATAAATGTGATAAGCATTATCACAGATACCATGAATATTATAATGAGATCATAGGCGATTCTATGGTCAAATCTATTCTTGAAATTGGTGTTGCATATGGCGCTTCTTTAAAAGCTTGGAGATCGATATGGCCTGAAGCCACAGTAGAGGGTGTTGATCTATTTCGGCAATATGATCCAAATCTGGAAAATGATTTTAAAATTTACAATTTGGATTCAACAGATAAAGCACAAGCTGATCTAATTGATAAGACATATGATATCATAGTCGATGATGGTTGTCATGATTGGCTTCAACAGCTAACAACTTTTAATAATTACAAAGATAAAGTCAATAAATTTTATGTAATTGAAGATGTGAAAGGCGCCCGCTCACTTGATAATTTAGTGCGGCGCCTTCCTGTGGATCTATCAAAGGATAGAATTTTTATATCCCATGGACATCAACGTGAATTTGAAGTTGATGGTGTTACAAAGAAGGATTCTTATCGAATCATATTCATTGATATGAGATAATTAGTTAATCCATGATTTTTGATAAAACATGATCTAAATTAAAGCACTCTTGTGGCTATTGATTCCGCATTTGGCAATGCATACTGCGGTCTTGCCACAAGATATGCTTTTCTTGTACCAGCTTATTTCAATTTCTTCGAATATGCCACTTTCAAATATATTTTCAATGCTATTGATATTTAAATCATTAAAATCTTTACCGAATTGTTCATACATCTGAATAAGCTGTTGACCTTTAGAATCACCAGGTAAATTAATAGTACTGGCGATATAGCAACATGGATATAATCTACCTTTGTAATCAATGTATATTGATTTTTTACCTGAATTTACTTTACAAGAGATTTTATCATTACCATATCGATTTTCTAATGATTTATAATCATCTGATGATATTTCAAATCTAGTCGGTCTGGTTATCTTTTTTACCAATTTCATTGAGGTTTCCATAAGATCATGACTAATATCATTATTGTCATTTTCTGACGGGTATATTACATGAGTCAGATTCAAATTTTTATCATATACTGGCCAATTAGTTACACCATTTTTACCCATTGTAGAAAATCTATCAGTTAATCTTTGGGAAAAAGTTGTCACATTCCATTCTTTAGAAAGTGACTTAGCTTCATTGATTTGATGTTTATTATGACGAAATACATTCATAATCCAGGCTGAATGATTTCTTTTGCCTAATTTTATTGATTCTTCTGTATATGTTTTAACATTTCTTTCTAATAAATCCCAATTAACAAATTGTCGGTATAGATGATTAGTGTCCCTAAGACCATCTATACCAAAATCACATTTATCCACTAAATGTGCTATATCAGTCCAGAATTTCTTATCTCTAGCACCGCCATTGGTGCTTAAGGTGATATGAATATTAGGATTTATTGATCTAATATATTTTACTATCGGAATAAAGTCTTTATTCACAATCGCATCGCCATAATTACCACAAAAATGAATAAGTTTTATATTGGATAAAAGACTATGCTGTAATATATTTTTAGCTGAGGATAATGTCATATCTACACTACCAATATCTTCTCTTAATAGTGTAGTATAATTATAATATCTAGGACACATTGGACATCCAGCATTACATTTTGTGGTTATTTCAAGATGCAGATGTGTTAAATCATGTAATGAATACAATCAGTTGACCCATTCTACTGGAATTGGTTGTTTTTGCTTAGTCGGAAACATGAAATCTTCAATCTGATGAATACGACGATTGCGAGTCTTATCAGCAATTCCAATTCCCATTAGTAGCAATGGTCGTCCCTTTATATTCATTTCTTTTTGAACTTCATTGGATATAAAGCAAGTGCAGCATCCAGTCGCATAACCCATTAGAGATGCGGTAAGATTTAAATATCCAGCGGCCACACCAATAGCCATCATTCTATCTTTTTCGATAAGTTTTAGATCACTGTCTTTCGCTGTTCCATTTGTCAGATCAATAACTTGTTCATTACGACCAGCATCCTGAGCCTTTGATAGATCAAGATATTCTTCAAATACGATCAATAAGTTAGCAAGCACTTGAGCATTTGTTGTATATTCGGTCTTGTCGCGAGTTTCACCATGCTTCATCACAAAACCCTTTGTGTGTCCATGGATTCGCTCGATAAGATCACGGTTGGTTACAAAATGTAATTTATAAAATGCAATATTTTGTTTGCTTGGGCATTGTGTGGCCGCAATCATTAAGGTGTCCAAATCATCTTCAGGCATTTCTTGGGTAAGATCCCAATTACGCTGACAATGTTGACTCTTAAAAATCGATTTTTTTATGGCGACATGATCCATTTTTAGTCGGCTCCCATACTTTGCCTTTGACATATTTATCCGAATCTGTTATATAGTACTACATGGAAGGGTGGCCGAGCGGTTTAAGGCACCGCACTTGAAATGCGACGATCTGAAAAGATCCGTGAGTTCGAATCTCACCCCTTCCGCCAAAATTTGGAAAGATGGCTGAGAGGCCTAAAGCACTCGGTTGCTAACTGAGCGGTCTAGAAATAGATCCGTGGGTTCGAATCCCACTCTTTCCGCCAAGTTTTGTGGGGAATTAGCTCAGATGGTAGAGCGCCTGCTTTGCAAGCAGGTGGTCAGCGGTTCGATTCCGCTATTCTCCATATGCCTGTGTAGCCCAACTGGTAGAGGCACTAGACTTAGGATCTAGCAAGTGTAGGTTCAAATCCTATCACAGGTACCATTAGCCCGGTTAGCTCAGCGGTAGAGCAACTCCTTTACACGGAGAAGGTCGGCGGTTCAATCCTGTCACCGGGTATACCATACATAAGGATTGAATATGAATTATTCTGTTGATATGATGAAGCGAGCCGTATTTCATGATGAACTCGTAAATGTGATTAATACCATGCCAATTGAAAATGTTGATGCGAATATTGTGGCTGTGAAAGAATATCTCACACGCAGACTAAAAGAATTTGATCGCAAATATAAATAAGGTCGATATCATAGGAGGTACCATGAAAAGATTGGTAGTCCTTGCTATGTTTTTTGCTCCTATGTCTAATGCGAGTGAGCTTACCCATTCTTTTAATTCACCATCGTTTAATGGCGCGGGCTATAGTTCCCACGTTTTGACGATTTATCAGCTTGAGCAAGCTGCAAAGCAGCGCCAAGAAGATCGCCGCAGGCAAGAAATTGCCGCGGCTCTTCGTGCTGAGCAAAACAGTCCAGGTAATCAGTTTATGCAGGCCTTCCAGTCGCTTGTATATTCACAGCTTGCAAAAAGCATGTCTGAACAGTTATTCGGTGAAACACCTCAGAATAACGGCAGTCTTTCCTTTAGCAATGTTACTATAGCTTGGGTTCGATCTGGTTCTGAAGTATCCATGACGATCAATGATCGATCAACCAATTCTGTTACAACAATAACAGTTCCCATAGGAGCCTTCGCATTTTAAAAATCCTAGCTTTTGCTATGATGTTGGGATTTACAGGATGCTCTTTGATAGACCAAACCACGAATCTGCTAGAAACAGAACCTGAGACGGTGAAGCCGAAGACAGATGAACTTCGTCCACCTAAGAACGGTGTGATGACTGTTGCTGTCTATAGATTCAATGATCAGACTGGTCAGCGCCGTTATTCAGAAAGAATTGCATCACTTAGCTCCGCGGTCACACAAGGCGCTGATTCATATTTAATTCAAGCTTTACAATCAGTCGGTCGGGGCCAATGGTTTCGCGTAGTTGAGCGTGGTGGTATTGAAAATCTGCTAAGAGAACGGCAGATTATACGACAGATGCGCGAACTTTATGAAGGCCCAACAGCTAGACAAATGTCTCCACTATTGTTTGCTGGTTTGATAATTGATGGTGGTATCATAGGATATGACACCAATATTGCTACTGGAGGTGTTGGAGCACGCGCATTTGGTATTGGTGGCTCAACCGAATATCGCACAGATTTGGTTACAGTTACTTTGCGCGCGGTCTCAGTAACCACAGGTGAGGTTTTAATCACGGTTACAACTACAAAACGTATTCATAGCTATGTTGACAAAATGGGTGTATTGAAATTTGTCAGCGGTGGTACAGTTTCATGGGAAGGCGAGGTTGGCTCATCAACAAATGATAGTGTCAATCTAGCAATACAACTGGCTATACAATCTTCTGTGCGCGAGATGGTAGAAGAAGGAGTTCGTAGAGGACTCTGGGAATATCAACCCCAATAACATAGAGGACAAAATGTTTAGGTTACTAACGTTTGCCATGATGCTGCTATTTGCGGTGCCCGCGGCGGCGCAGACCAATAGCGTATACATCGATCAGATCGGTTCATCCAATGTGATCGATATCACTCAGGCTGGTTCTGGTAATCGCATAGGTGCATCAGTAACACCTAGCACGATCACAGGATCAACAAATACTGTCACCATCACACAGACTGGTGATACGAATGCGCTTGACTATTCTATAAACGGCGGAACCAATACGGCCACACTAGCATATACTGGTAACGGTAATACTGCAACTCTGACATGCGGTAATAATACCACATCATGTAATGATGCTGCTATTACTCATACAATTATCGGTGATGACAATATCATCAGCACATTGATGACTGGTAATGGTCTGACAAATACTCTGACCGTCACAGGAAATAGCAATAACATTTCCACAAACCAAAACGGTAATGACAAGACACAGAATATGACATTGACTGGTGATAGTAATACTATTGTGGCCACTCAAGCTGGTGTTGGTACGCATAGCTTGACAATGTCTGTCACAGGTAATTCAAATACCTATGATATTAGTCAGGCTGGTGCTGTAACAAATACGTTGGTTATCAATACACAAGGATCGAATAATAGCATCATAATTAGCCAGACTAACTAATGTTTCGCTGGCTGCTATTAGCCTTGCTGCTACCAGTTATTGCATCGGCTAACGTCGGTTCGATAATACAGCAGCAAGGCAATTCTGTGCAGATTAAAAGAGGATCTGCTACCTTACCTGGTGGGGTAAATGCTGGCGTAAATATGAATGATGCGATAGTCACTGGTCTATCATCATTACAATTACGTTTTCAAGATAATACGACGGCCAGCGTCACAGAGAATAGCAGATTTGTCATCGATGATTTTGTATATGATCCAAGCCGTGGTGCAGGAAGATTAAATGTTCGCGTGGCTGTCGGCACAGTGAGATATGTCTCAGGTCAGATAGCACGCAGCAATCAGCAAAACGTGCAGGTCAATACACCAACAGCCGTCATAGGTGTGCGTGGTACAGATTTCTTTATGACTGTCGATGAATCTGGGCAAAGCTTAGTGGTGCTTGTTCCTAGCTGCAATCAGCAAGGTAATTGCTACACTGGTAAGATATCTGTGACTAATGATGGTGGTACAGTCGAGATGGATCAACCATTTCATGCAACATATGTACCAAGCGCGACGGTAGCTCCTACTGTTCCTGTGCAACTGAATATTTCAATATCTGATATCAATAACAATCTGGTGATAGTAAAACCACCACAGATCATGCTATTGATGCAGGAATCCCAGTCATCACAACAATCATCAGAAGCACAGCAATCTGAGAATCAGTTACAGATTGTACAGACGGAGACTCGTCGACCAATTCGTAGGGTTGGAGAGCTAATTATAACTGAAGAAGGTCAGAGAACAATAGCAACTAGAGAATCAACAGGCCATACTGCAATCGTAAGAATGACTGGTGGCAATACAAGGGTAACAGTAACACATGATGGTGCCGCTGCAACAGAAACGGTTGGTACAGGATCTAATATAGTAAATATAACACAGAAAAGGTGAGTGTGATGAAAAAATATGTACTTGCACTATCAGTATTACTGGTCATGATCGCGCTAAAGGTATTAGACCCATGGCCAGCGCAGGTTGCACGTCTTAAATATTTTGACTTTCTAGAACGTCAGGCTGATATGGTACTTGATGATTCTATTGTGCTAGCCAATATTGATGAGGCTGCATTACGAAAGCATGGGCAATGGCCATGGTCACGAGACGTTATTGCAGAATATATTCAAGATATTAGCAATCGTGGTGCGGCGCTTGTAGTCGCTCCGATTCTATTTGCAGAACCTGATCGCGCAGGAAAAGATAGTGTTCTGGAGCAAGCATTTCGCGAGCATCCAGTAGTAATCGCACAGGTTCCTACGACTCAGGTGCGCGAACCATATGCAAGACCACGAGGCTCTGCGCTAATTGGCCCACCAATTGCTGATGTTTTACCAAGCTGGCCAGGTGCGATAGCACCGCTTCCACGTCTTGCTGAAGAAGCTGCTGGTGTTGGTATGGTTGCGACTATGCCTGAGCCAGATGGTGTGGTGCGTCGTAGCCCAATGCTTGTCGCAGTTGGTGATAAATTCTACCCATCAATTACCTTTGAGACATTGAGAGTTTTATCTGGCGAGATAAGCTTTCAAGTCAGATCAAATGAAGCTGGTGTCGAGGTGCTACGCATTCCAGGTCAGCCTCTCATGTATACTGATCCGAATAGTCGCATCTGGCCTAGTCGCGCATTTACATATCAATCATTTTCTGTCACAGATATGCCTGAGGATCTAGACGGAAAGATTGTCATATTATCCATGACGGCTGAAGGCTTTAGTAATCCTGTCGCGACAAGTCATGGTGAAATGTTACCGGGAACTGTGATTGCAACAGACCTATCATCAATATTGAATCAAGTTCTATTGGTGCGACCTGCTGAAGCTGATTTCTATGAGCTTATAGCTATTTTGTTATTTGGTCTGGTTATGGTATTCTTAGCCATAAGAGTCAAACTGGTTCTAGCTGGTCTGTTATTCTTGCTGCCAGTTTCTGGTTTAATTGCAGCTTCATGGTTCGCGCATAGCTATTACTTCATACTATATGATGCTGTGCTGCCAGTATTATCATTGCTTCTGGTATTTGGTACTGGCGCTTTCTCACGCGCGCTTGAAGAGTTCCGCTTGAAGCAACAGATCAAGAAACAGTTTGGTACGTATCTGTCACCAGCGATGGTCGAGAAGCTACAAGAGAATCCGGATCTGTTGAAGCTTGGTGGTGAGGAGCGCGAGCTGTCAATCATGTTCACAGACGTGCGCGGCTTCACAGCTATCTCCGAACACTATGGTAAAGACGTGCAAGGCCTGACTAAGATCATGAATCGTTATATGACTGCAATGACGGCCTCAATACTTCGCAATGAAGGTACGCTTGACAAATACATCGGTGATGCACAGATGGCATTCTGGAATGCGCCACTTGATGATAAAGATCATGCAAAAAATGCAGTCAAAACAATGCTAGAGATGCTAGACAACCTAAAGGAGTTCAATGATGAAATCGCAAAAGAAGGTGTCCCGGCGTTTGGTATGGGGCTTGGGATCAATACTGGTACTGTCGTCGTTGGCAACATGGGCAGTGATCAACGCTTCGACTATACTTGCTTGGGTGACTCTGTCAACCTTGCCTCTCGACTTGAAGGCCAGTCAAAACCTTATGGAGTCAGCAACGTCATCGGTACCCTCACTTACCGATACGTTAGAGAAGAATACCTCTGCCTTGCCCTCGATACCATTGCGGTAAAGGGTAAGAAAGAAGGGGTCGACATCTATACTGTGCTTGGTAGACCAGAAGATATTGTTCATGTCAAGATGGATCTAGATATGCACGCGAACATGATGAAATCATATAAGAGCCGTCGATTTGATGACGCAATCTATTATGCAAAGCGTCTCAAAGGATGCTTTGGTGGTAAGATGGATGCTTATTATGCTATGTGGATGGAGCGCTGTGAAGAATTAAAAAGTGCTGGTTTATCAGAAACTTGGGACGGTGTTTTCAGAGCAAATAGTAAGTGATTAGCCTTCACCAGAAGATGCAGTCTGATCATCCTCATACATCTTATTGATCTTCACCTCCGCCGCGACTCGTTCACGTTCGATCGTCTTGCCGCGGAGGTGAAGAACCACATTGACCTTTTGTTGTAGGCGAATTAGATCATTATCCAACATTCGAATACGATCGATCAGGCCGATGAGAACGGTATTGGTTTCGGATAGAACGGGTTTTACCTCTGTGGTGGCCCATACCCAAACATAGTAAACCATATAACCGACGCCGCCAGCCGCGACAATAGGAAACCCATATTTACCTATTAGTTCAGCTAATTCACCCATTTTAGTTTAGCGACCTTGGCCTTTATATTTTTTGTAGCAGCGTCTCTTGGCCTTGTTCATTGAAGATGTCTTTAGAATGCCACCACCAATGCTTGTATGCTTCTGTATTCGCACATGAGCAAGAACTGCTGTTTCTTTTGGTTTAGATGATTTAGCCATTTAATCTCTCCTCGCATCATTCTTGCCGTCGGCTCTTGCTATTCGCTCGACATCTGGTTTTAATCCTAGGGCATTAGAGACTACAGTATCAATTCTTACCACGTCATGGTTCATGGTACGTACCCGGTTATCAAGGGCCGTGATGATCCCGGCCATACCCTTGACTGACCCGGTTACTCCAGCAAGGATGAATTTCATGGTCAGAAAAACAAAGTAGCCAGCGGCTCCGGCTGCTGCTATTGGAAACCCTACATCAGCCACAAGCTTAAAGAATATATCCATAGCTACCTCCCATTCACCTATTTAGAGAAAGCCACAAATAACCCTGTACAATATACCTAAAGTAGTGTATAATGATCCTTGTGACAAGACAGGGTATACATAATATGGCACTCCTACCTTCTTATTTTACTACCACAAGCACGCGCAAGCGCAAGTCCAAAGCTAAGTCCAAGGCTGTCAAAGCGGCTGAGGCTCAGACAGCTGCGCTGCTAGAGAAGGTAGGTTATCTGGGTGTGGCCAAGCCTGGTAAGGCGCCTGCTTTGGGTGCAGGAGATCAGAGGTTCGAATCCTCTCGCCCCGACCATTCTCTTCCTACATCAGATACGATTCCTGGTGGCACATTTGCCAAGCGCGATATCATGAATGATTGGCGGTGGCAGGCTGGTCGCGAGGAGAAGGCTAGTGTAGTGCAAGCTATGCGCGAAAAGGCCTCTCGTGTTCAACCATTATATAACAAGGGTGGCTATCAGGTCGCATCAGTCAATGATGATCCAGCTACCCTTGGTTCACGTTCTCGGAGGCTTTGATATGATTCCGATTGGTCTAATAAATCGTGGAAATATCTTTCCATTATTATGTGTATCAATCCTCACATCTCATGGTGTAGGTTCTATTCTGGAAAAGATAGTAGAACCTGGTTTAAATTGGACATATGTTCTGGCCTTTGGTATCACGACATGGGCCTGGATTCGTCTATATGATTATATTTTCAAAGATATAGTCACCACCTCAATCAGAGGCACTCTACAATATCTTATTCAAGAAGGTAAAATCAAAGAAAGTGATGTGGATTTAGAAAATGAGTGAATATTTGGAATTGAATGGCGATATTTTGCATGATTATTTGCGCCATTCGGTATTGATTGTGTCATTTGACAAGGTGAATGGTGAACGGCGTGATATGACTTGCACGTTAGATCGCAAATATTTACCTGTTGATCAGCAAGCCGATGCAGTGGTTGCGAAGCCTAATAAGGCTTCCTTGGCTGTATGGGATCTAAATGCTAATGGATGGAGGAGTTTCCGTCTAGATAGGGTCATCAACATTCAAGAGGTGAGTTATCCATGACTAAGCTAAATGTGACAGGTCTCAAAGAAAAGTCCAAGACTCTTGGACCAGGTCCAGATGGTACCTATGCACATATTGGTGCGCGTGGTGGTACAGAGATGATGATGGACGGCCTGCGCCGTTATGTATCACATGAATTACTGGACAAGTTTAACATCATTTGTTCTCGTGTAACTGGTCAGATTGATCCTAACCAGAACAATCTGCTATGGTTGCATGATACTTGGGATGATCCTGAGTCACAGCATCTAGCCGAAGAGGAATCGCGCAAGCGTTTCAAGAGGCTTGTATTTGTTTCAAATTATCAACAGGCCACATACAATATTGGCCTCGGTGTACCGCATTCAGATGGTGTTGTGCTTCCAAATGCAATCGATCCTATCGAGCCGCATGAGAAGCCAAAGGGTACGATCAATTTGATCTATCACACGACCCCGCATCGTGGTCTAGAATTGCTGTATCCTATATGCGAATATCTCGCAAATCAAGGATATGATTTTCATCTAGATGTGTATAGCTCATTCTCCATCTATGGTTGGAGTCAACGTGATGAGCCTTACAAGGAGCTGTTCCAAAAAATTACGCGGCATCCAAATATGACCTATCATGGTTATCAGCCAAATGAGATTGTGCGTGAAGCCTTGAAGAAGGCACACATCTATGCTTATCCAAACATCTGGCCAGAGACTAGCGCAATCAGCGTGATCGAGGCTATGAGCGCAGGATGTACGATTGTTTGCCCAAATCACGCGGCTTTACCAGAGACCACTGCTGGATTTGCAGCGATGTATCCATTCACGGAAGATGCGAATGCCCACGCCAATCGTCATGTATCGGTGCTAGCTGAGGTGATTGATGGCTTCTGGGATAATAGCAATCAGAATAAGCTGCGCTTCCAGAAAATGTATACAGATAATTTCTATAGCTGGGAGCTTCGCTCTCGCCAATGGACCAGTTTCCTTTCAAACATGAAGCCGGAATAATATGAGAAAACTCAAAGCGCCTATCTCTGAAGCAAAGTATATCGGAGAAGAACCATCTTGGGATGGTGTCACACCTGATTCTAGTCGTATCATCTATGCATACAACTGGTATCGGGTTGTACTTGATCCTAAGATGTCGCGCGTTATCTTAGGTGATTACATGAAATCAGTCGGCTATTCAGAGGCCGATATTGATGTATTAGATCATGTTGAAGATATGCGCTTTGAGATTAATACTCTACCAGCACTAGGTCGCATGGTGATGCGCGGCCTTCAACCTAATGAACAACAAACCATCAGGTTGACGCTGGAATTAGAACAGCTGATTAAGCATGGTCGCGAGCGCAAGGCCGAAAAGGATGCTGCTCGTCGACCTAAGCCTAAGACACAAGCAACTGTGCAGGTTGATGCTGTTGGTGATGTGATGTCTAAGGTCGAATATTCAATCGATCAAGGCGAGCTGGTAGATGTCGGTGGCCTTCTTAAGGTATACTCACCTAAGCCTGCTGATATGGCACCTGAAGCACAAAGGTATGAACGTCTTATTGAAGAAGTCAAGCACGCGCTTGACCGCACAGATATGGAATGCGTAGAGTGTTATCGCAGTTATTCAAAAAGACAGCTGCGTGATATGCTTGCGCGATATGCTGGTGTGCTTCAGGCCATCAATCTTTATTGTTCTGCAAATATCAAGGCTTCGACTCCTCGCAAGGTGAAACCAAAAACTCCAGCCAAGCTTATTGCAAAGCTGCGTTATCTTGATAAGCATGATGAACTTGGAATCGTGAGTATTGATCCAAAGGATATCATTGGTGCATCGGAGGTTATCCTTTACAATGTACCGCGCAGGTATGTGCAAAGGTATGTGGCACCTCTAGGATCAAAGCTATCCGTGAGGCGCAGTACGATTGATGGGTATGATCCGCAGTTGTCAAGCAAGAAGAAACTAAGAAAGCCAGAAGTTGATTTGCCTAGGTTCTTGACTGGCGGTAATAAGAGTGTGTCAAAAACCTATGAGGCGGTCAAGGCTAAAGCGCAAGAAGTCAATGGTATGGTAAATCAGCAGACCATTATTCTACGCGCGGTCAAATAGCCATTGACATGGAGCCAGCTTCCTGGTACAATAGATAGTACATGGATAAAGGCCGAGACAATGATATTGGTTGATTTAAATCAGGTCATGATCAGTAATCTGATGGTGCATCTGGTACACAATAAACAAGTGGTGGACGAAGAACTTGTCCGCCACATGGTGCTTAATAGCTTGCGTGGCTATAAGCAAAAATTCTCACGCGATTTTGGTGAGCTGGTTATCTGCTGTGATGACAAGCGTTATTGGCGCCGTGAGGTATTTCCGCATTACAAGGCTAATCGCAAGAAGGATCGCGAGGCTTCTGGTATTGACTGGTCGACGTTGTTTGATACGATGGCCAAGATCAAGGAGGAGCTGCGCGAGCATATGCCATACAAGGTTGTGCAGGTCTCGCGTGCTGAGGCCGATGACGTGATTGCATCTCTGTGCCATTATTACGGCAAGTTTATCAATAGCGATGGTAATGAACCAATCCTGATTCTGTCAGGTGACAAAGACTTCGCGCAACTACAGAAGTATGCAAACGTTCATCAATATGCACCGATCCAGAAGAAGATGCTGCCTATTGATAATCCAGAACGATTCCGCCGCGAGCATATCATGGTTGGTGACCGTGGTGATGGTGTGCCTAACTTCATGACAGAAGATGATGCACTGGTTGCTGGTCGTCGTCAGCGGCCGCTATCTCGCAAGAAGATCGAGGAGTGGTGCAGCATGGAGCCTGAGCAGTTCTGTGACGATGTGATGCTTCGTGGTTACAAGCGCAACCAAATGTTGGTTGACCTTGATCTGGTACCAGAAGATATTCAGCAGGCGTGTATTGAAACCTATGAGCAGTTTACGCCTGCATCACGTTCGGCTATGATGCCTTATTTCATGTCCAAGCGACTGCGTCAGTTAACAGAATCAATTAGCGACTTCTAAGGAGGATACAAGTGGCGATTAAAAGCCTTGCTCAAATCGTGAGCGAGATCGAAAAGGAAAAGACCAAGGCTGGTCAGGTCAAGGTCATACAGGAGAATGACAGTAATGCTCTCCGCATGGTATTTGAGTTCACGTTTGATCCGATGCTACAGTGGCTAGTGCCTGACAGTGATCCACCGTATCGCCCAGCGGCCGATACTATTGATCAGGAAGGTCGTTTGTATTCTGAAATCGACAAGCTTGTATATTTCACGAATACACCTGAAGGTCTCAATGTGAAACCAATGAAGCGCGAGCAGCTTTTTATTCAGCTACTTGAGACCGTTGCTCCTGATGACGCAAAGCTATTGCTGCGTATGCGGCGCAAGGAACTTAAGGTCATGTCATGGTCGATCAAGGAAGCATATCCACAAATGACGGCTCATTGGAAATGAATAAAGAAGTTGCGCTTATAATCGGCAATGGTACATCGCGAAAGAATGTCAATCTAAGACACATGGTATCATTACTTGGTAATGATCGTCCAGTGATCTATGGCTGTAATGCAATCTATCGTGAATTTCAACCAGCATTTGATCTACCAGACTATGTGGTAGCTATTGATGATGGCGCTATAACTGAGATTGAATCCAGCGATTTTCCATCATCGCGTGTGATCATTCCGAATGAGAATGATCGTTGGGAGCCTGCTGAGATGCATGGTGATCAGCCGAGGCCTAGATCAAATGCTGGTATGTGCGCTATGACTGAAGCTATTCGGCGTGGAACCAAGACTTTACTTTGTATTGGCTTCGATTCATTCTTGCAAGATGCAGAGCAGTCTGTAAGTAATCTGTTTGATGGTACCAATAACTATGGTCCAGAGACTCGTGCAAGCGTGTATGACAATCCAAATCGAGTGAGATATATGGCTTGGTTTGCGCGCAAAAACCCAACCGTCGATTTTATATTCATCTATCCTGATGGTATGAATGCTGTGCCCATCGGGCAACCAAATACATATCAAGTAACATATGAGGAGCTTTTAGGGTTAGCATGAGAGTACATGTAAGAGGCCAAATGGGTGTGCAACTGATGCAGGCTTTCGTCGGCATCGGTCGATTGGTTGATGACGAGAAGCCTATTCTCGTGGTAAATAGTGGTGGAGATGTACCTGGTGCAAAGACATCTCAGTTACATTTTGTAACGGATCCACAATGTGAAATCCGTGAAGATCATGAGGGTATTCGCAAGACACCATATTGGCATTCTGGTGCTGGCCGCACAGCTTTTCTTGGGCGTGAGCGCGCAATGCGCTGGCTTCCGTTGCGTGATCATGAATATGGTCAGTTGCATGGAAATGCTGTGGTCGTACATGCAAGAGGTGGTGACAAGCCTGTGGCCAGTGTCGATAATTATCGCAAGCTGGTTGATCTGGCAAAGGAACGTCATCCAGATCATAAGGTATATGTCTTATCCGATAGCCGAGACCTGCTTGATGCGCTGGTACCACCAAAGGATGACATCGCCGGCGACGTAGATGAGGATTGGTTCACGATCCTTGAAGCTGACCATGTATATGCTGCTCCATCAGGCTTCGTGATGAGCACGCTGCTGTTCAATCCGCAGAAGAAGGTGACGTTTATCGGGCCTAGCTGGTGCGATGGTAGTTATCCAGCAGTTGCAGATGATTTCACTTTCATCGAAGAGGCAAAAGAGTTTTGCCCTAATCTGGAGGTTCTTGAATGAGAATCGGGCGCCACGACGTCTGGAATGAATATGACGCAGTCGCATCTGTGACTGGCGGTCATACCGAAGCGATGAAGCTAGCACATGCATCATCGATGGCTAATCATATGACGCAGTGTTGGAACATTGCGAAAGAATCATTGATGGCCTTTGGATGCGGTGCTTGGCAAGCTGAGCAGCTTATGTCAAATACTAAAGATATTAGACTGCTAAATGGTTGTGATGAATTAGATCCTACTGTTCATGCCCTTCGTGCTTATCTGGGTCGTAGCGCACATAGGTGTCGTCTTAATCTGCGACCAGCACCTGGTCTAGATGCTGAAAGCTGTATTGGCACTGGTATTCATGTATTCCGTGCAGATCAGCTTGGTCTAACGCAAGAACAGCAGGAAGCATTAGAGCGGGAGCTATCATCTCCCGCTGCTGCGCTATCAAAGAATGAAACCAATATGGCTTATGGTCGCCGTTGGTTTGAAAATTGCACAGAACTGTTGAATAAGATCACACCTTTCCTATCTGAGGTCACAGGATATTCTGAAGGCACGATCACGGAAGAATTGTCGCGCACTGCATTCGCGCAGCGAGTGATCAATGGCCCTGAAGATAATGATGTGCAGAAGGTATTGCATCAAGACACATGGCATGATGCATGGAAGCTTTGGTATTTTCCTCGCGCAGTTCGTGATGGTGAAGGCCCATTCAGGTTCGCTCAGTATAGTCATGGGCTATCATCCGAACGTATGAGATTGACCACAGCATTTGCTACCAAAGGAACCAAATGGGAAGAATGGCGCAGCTATGGTCATGATGAGGGTTCTTGGCGTGTGGATGATGTAGAGCTGTTGCGAATGGGTTGTGGTGCTAGTGACGTGACATGCGCTGCTGGTACTCTTGTTGTAGCCAATGTATTCGGATATCATGCGCGTGGTGAAGCTACGGAGACGAAGGAGCGGATCGCTCTACACGCGAGCATCCGATTGAATCCATGGAAAAACTAAAATTACTGCTAGCAGGAGGAGCAATCTTTCTACTAGCTTCATGTGATACAGTAACAGTTTATCGGTCACCCCCTGTAGTCTATCAACGACCGTCGCCGTTATATTATTACCCACCGACATACTATCGTTACGAGCCTCATCGTTACTACCATCGGTATCCATACTACTACCATCATCCTCATGCAAGGCCTTGGAGATACTGATGAAAGCAGTTCCAATTCTATTGCTCGGGCTATTGCTCACAGCTTGCGAGCGACCAGTATTGACATGCGCTGGACAACCCTGCGTGAGCCACTATCCTGCTGGATACTACCAATCTCGTGGTTATCACAGCGAGCCGACATGGCATGGTAATCGTCACGCGCAACAATATCATTGCCATAGACGTATCGATGGTACATTTTATTGCCACAAACATTCACCTTGATTAGCCATTGACAATGGGTCTGTCATGTGATACTATGCACGCATGACAGACCAAGACAAACCTACCCCCGCCGCCATTGATGGCTTTGACAACACGGTATATGTGACCAACGATGATGATTACTTTTCATTGTTGCCAACATCTCGTACCCTGATCCTACAAAATCCTGCGACAACAGATCACACATTTCATTCAGTCACAATCTCGCCTGAAGATGAAGTGCGAGCGCCGCGCTTATCACTTGATATCGATATATCCAATTGCAAGTTTGATGCGCCTTCCAATACATTCTTTGCATATGAACCTGAACCGATCACAGAATCTCATTCTTCGCCAATTGAAGTGAGTATTCATCGCGGCGGTCTTAAACTTGTCACCGCAAGTCAAAAGCCATATACAGATCGCTATGGTTATGATGAATATCATCAGAAATACATGTTTGAAAAAGATTCCTCAGTCTTTTGTGTCAGGTTATATCTGACAGAGAAGTTACGTGACTATTGGTTTGCAATGCATCGTGCAGCGAGGTCTTGAAAATGGTAACTCATATGAATCCTACAACTTATATAAACCCAAATACAATGCCAAAAACCATGCAACATAATCATCTCAATGTAACTACAGCCAGTACCGTGCATGTAGATGCACAGCAGGCTATGAATAGTGATACGCTAAGATATTACAAAGCACAAAACAGATTGTATCTTGTATCACCTGTTGATAATTGGCCAACAACCATATTCATCATTGGGCGCCAAGAGGGTGCAACATATGTCATGGATGCAAATAATGCACTCTCAAGCGTGCGAAAATATGTTCTTTCCAGTAAAGTTATCACACCTAATGCACCGAATGAAATGTATGTTTGGCATCGTCATCATGCTGATGATATGATGAAGTCTTGGCGTAATGCTGTCAAACATAATCATCAATATATCTAATCATGCAAGGTATTACAACAGCAATCGCAATCCCTGCCACAAATAAAAAGCGCGTCAAGTTTGACGCGAAAAAGCGAGTATTTTATGCATTGTGGTTGGGTGATTCATCTCGTGTTAATGTAATAGTACAGCTTGTCGGTAAGCTACAGAGTTGGCGGTTTGATGTGATCGCACCAGACCTATCATCTGACGGTTCTTCTCTATATGCACGTGGTGGCACGTTCGATGAGCCTGAGGTATACTACCTTAAACTGTATTACAATAACCAAGACTTTGATAAGGCCTGGGCAGAATTGCGAGGACAAAATGCCAGTAACACGTGATCATGTCGTTGTTAAAGTTGACGACACTTTGTATGATGCGAAGTCAAAAACATTCTATGTGGCTTTGTCACGAGTGACAAATGATCTTAGCGCGCCGCAGTTGATCAATCTTATCAATGATAGGACTGGCAATGTGCGTGTTTTTAATAAGCGAACATTTGGACTAGAAGGTTATTTTGTGTATAGCCATATAGCTAGCGAATATCATGGATACACAATGAAAGCCTTCACATTTGATGAAGAAATGAAAGCAGCTTGGGAAAAGACTAGATCATGATATTAACTGGCAGACCTGATCATATCGTTTTAAATGTCTATTATAATACACCGAAGGATGAGGCAAATGATGATTTAATTCTGTATGATCAGACCACGCGCACGTTTTTCATTCACACCTCGCAATTAGAACCTGCTAAATTTTCGGGTAATGTGGGTAATATCTTTCATCTGAAGATAGAAAATCTCAAAACAAAAGCTACATGGCAGTTCGTATATGAACATACACGAGAATATAAGTCAAAATGTGGTGGTGTGATGCGATATAGAGAATACACCCATACTCATCTAGATCATGGCGAGCAGCGTTATTATGCACATCTGTATGCTACACGCCTTATGCTTGAAACAGCATGGTCGGATGTTAGAAAAGGTATCGACGATAAACGAGCCAATCATATGGTAACTGGACAAGCTAAGGTTGATAATCAGTTTATGGTTCGTGCTGAAAATGCTTTGATTAATATCCTATCTGATTCCTTGAAAAATGATATTGATAAGCATATCATATCTGCAATGTAAAGCCGTAACATGGATGAAAGCAAGTCATGACACCACAAAAGCTTACCCAGTTTCTAGTTGTCTATTATACAGGCGGCTATTCGTATCAGAAACTTGGTCAAGCATTTGTAAATCAGAATACCGGCATTGATTCTGTCGTAAATCTGGCTGAGATACATAAGATTCGAAATGATATAGATGCTCTTAAAATCATAGTCGAGAGGTATGTCAAATGACACAATACAAAACTGTCTTTATCTCTGACATACATCTAGGCTCGATAGCGTGCAAATATGATGAGCTGCTCTCGTTTCTAAAAACGCTGGAAAATAATCCACCCGAGAGCATATATCTGGTTGGTGATATCATAGACCTATGGAAGCTGAGCAAAGGATTTAACTGGCGCCCAGAACATAATGTGATATTACAAAAGCTGTTGAGGCTTTCGCGCAAAGGTGTGCAGATACGATATGTGGTTGGTAATCATGATGAATACTTTCGCTCACTACCAGACGGATTTCATTTCGGTGGTATAGAGGTTGCGAATCATTTTGATTTTATCTCAGTCACAGGTGATCGTTATCTTGTGATACATGGTGACCAGTATGATACGTTTCTAATACAAAATGATCTGATCGCGCGCCTTGGCTCATTTGCATATGATTTGCTTGTCGTAGCCAACTCAGTTCTATCATTTGTGCGAAGAAAGCTGCATATGCCATACTGGTCAATGTCACACTATTTGAAAATCAAAGCAAAGGCTGCTACGCGAATTGTAGATACGTTTGAAACTACAATGTGCGAAGCCATTCGCCTGCGAGGCTATGATGGTGTAATCTGTGGTCATATTCATCTCGCGAAGGCCATGACTACACCATCAGGATTCAAGTACTTTAATTGTGGTGACTGGACTGAATCGTGTACAGCAATTATTGAGACTCATGATGGCCGCATCGAGATATTATATCACAAGACATCAAAGGATAATGCATGAATGGCATACCATAGACCAAATGATTGTTATTTCGGAATCATGTACATGCCTTGGCTAGATGGTAAGACTAAACCATGGTTTCTTCTATCAGGCGCAGCTGGACCTGAGGATAACTATAGAGTGCATTGGAGACCGTATGGTAGTGGCTTCCTCACTGAGGGTGAAGCTAAGGCTGAGATGATGTACAGGAATACCGTGGTGGAGATCGCATCGATGAGATACCGAGGATATGACCTTGAGTAAGACCTGGCAGGATGACTGCATCGTGGAGCGAATCTATCTACAGACTGGCACGACACAACGTCCTGGCGGTCAACAAGCAGGCATTCCAGCAACAGCTGTTCGCATCACACATGAACCAACTGGCACGATGGCTCAGTTTGGTGAGTGCTGGAGCGAACATAAACAAAAGATGATCGCGATGAATATGATTGAGTTTGCCCTTATAGAAGCGAAGTGGATATGACGAAGTTAGTAATACCTGATAGTTGGCCATACAGCAAGAAAGATTATCTTGAGCTGTGTTTGTATAATGCTACAGTTATACAATCAGGGACTTTGATTCGCAAGTTTAGAAAGATGTTAAAAGATGAATGATAAGCAAGAGTTTAATGAGATGAGAGTTTCCGTCATCATTGATGGAAAAGAGATTGATGTAATGAGCATCAACGGTAAACTGTATCGTAATATGTGCCAGCTACATGATCCAAAAGAAGTCAAGGAGGAAGCCATTCGAATCATGCTGGCTGATATGCGAATGATCTTGGAGAAAACGCTGCGATGAGATACTGGGCTTACATTGAGCCAACATCCGAGACCGATTCCACACCCATTCTTACCACGATGTCTGATCAGGAAATCATTGACAGCTATTGGGAATGGTGGTATGATAGAATGTGCAGTAAGCATGGCCAAGCGCACGTCGATGCGAATTACTCCAAGGAAGACTGCATCCGCGATTGGGTCACAACACACTGGGCTTGGGAGAGTAAATGATGAGCACTCCACACCTTTTACACCTACTTGACGAAGATGCTCTCGGTAGACTTATCACTCTACGGAAATATATCGTAAATGATAGAGAGACAAGTAAAGACTCCAAGTATATTAAAACGTTAAAAAGAGTAGAGAAAGCTTTGACTTGGTTAATTTCTTATCAGCTTGGACAAGCCCCTTCATACACAAAAAAGAAGAACTCAGATTCATTGTATTTCGTTGGGTTTCCGCCTGAATTGAAAAATGACATCTATAGCTTTCACCACTACGCGGAAAGAATTATTCATGAGTAATAACACACTGGGCTTGGGAAGTAAATGACTGACTGGGACGAACGCTTTCTGCAACTCGCGCAACACATCGCGCAGTGGAGTAAAGATCCATCGACTAAGGTCGGCGCGGTGATCGTGCGACCAAATCGCACTATCGCAAGCGTAGGCTACAATGGCTTTCCGCGCGGTGTGAACGATGATGAACGACTGAATGATCGCCCATACAAGTATGCGATGACTGTACATGCCGAGGCCAATGCAATACTGTCAGCCAATGAACGATTAGATGGCTGCACGCTATATGTGACTCCACTAAGCCCATGCTCGTCCTGTGCATCCATACTCATACAGTCAGGGATCAAGCGCGTCGTAGCGTATATGCCGCACCAGCCAGAGCATTGGGCCGACAGCTTCGCGATAGCACGCACGATGCTTGATGAAGCTGGCGTACGCTGGGAGATACGAACATGACAGAAGTCTCACAAACACCGATACTGTTCTCACCACATACGTTGTATGATGCAAAGACACAAATGTTCTTCGCAAAGCAACAGGATGTGCATCATATTGACAGAGGTACCGGTAATGGTATAATATTTGTTGGCCATAATGATACGTGCCACTTCAAATATAATACGAAGAACTCAGTGTATACTTCATTCACATATGTGGATTCAATTGAAGCCTATCATCTATTCATATTCGTAGACCAAGAGTCTTTGGATTCATATTGGAAGAGTATAAGGGCTCGCACAGATGCTGGAGATTAATTGCAAACAACTGCTTTTTGATAAACGATCCAAGACATTCATTGGTAAGCTGAGGGATATAACCTTTCCACATGGTGGTCAATACCATTCATTGAATACACCAATCAGGGTATTTGGTAATACAGAGTCAAAGACATTTCACTTTGCTCGTACTGATAAGGATCCCGATGGGCCATACTACTATTCGTTTGTGGAAAGTGATAATGTCAATGGGCTGTATTCATTAGAACTATATTCAAAAGAAGATGCTATGGCTGATCGGTGGTACTCATTAAGAGGAGAACAATATGAAACAACATCGCGATGACAATACATGGTGGGGATTTCTCAAGGCTGAAGCGGAGAAAGCACGCAAGGAACGAGTCAAGCGCGAGAAGAAACGCTACAAAGCAAACACAAAAGCGTTTCGCACACCACAGAGTTTCGGTATAGCATCATCCAGCAAAGACGTTGGTACTACCTGAGATGATAACGTTGTCGGATGTATATTCATCACCGATACGACCAAGGCCAAGACCATTGACAAACACTGTCGATGAATAAGACGATAGGCCAGACGTATCAGTAGAACATCCAGCAGCAGGATGCACACCAACAACATCACTCTGCCGCACGACAGCAATGCTATTTACAAATACATTAGGGCTACCAATAGCACCAGTAGTCGTTTGCATTGGAGATCCACATCCAAATCCAGAACCAGTGCGTGATAGAACATCATCAGTATTAATACGCGCTACAGCAGGCATCAAATCCCTCCAGCAACAACAGCCTTAAAAGCTGTAATAGATGGGTCAATCGCCCAGTATACGTATTGGTTCATCGTAATCACCTCAGCGCCAGAGTTCAACGAGAAGCTGTAGTTATTAATAGACTTATACAGCTCAGTCGGTAGATTCCATGCTGTGATTGATCTGTACGCAGGAAGACTATTCACAGACACAGTCGTGAGTGATCCATCATTCAATAGTAACTGATAAGACTCTCCAGTCAGCACATTAGTCAATGTACCAGACACACGCACTCTGTATGCTAGTGGATTAGTATCCATCACAGTGAACGACACAGAGGTATATCCACCAGATAACGATGACGATACAGACGTTATTGGTACATCCACAGGAGGTTCAGCACCATCATCGAGTGCAAACGTCACATCAATAGCAAAAGCAGTGCCCTGTACAACAGAGAATAGGTAATCATCGGTGCCCGGATAAGCATCGTTGCTGATGGTAGGAATCGTGATGCTGGTCTTGGTGATCGTTACGGCCATGTTTGTATATATGAATACGACAAAACACGGAAATATATTGTGTATTTTCGTGGTATGACTATATTTTGTGACGGGCTGTGTAAAATTTACTATGGATTGTGGGGAATGGAGTAAATTTTACGCCGGCTTAGGAAAGCCGGATTTAAGCCGGGTATGGGCCGTGTATACTTGAATAGGTATTCAGCCGTTGAGGTATAGCGCCGCGCGGTAAAACGCAAAAAAGAGAAAACCTTTGCGGTGCCTCGAGCGGCTGCCGAAAAGATTTTCTCTGTGAGTTACTATAACGCGCTGTGGAAAGAAAAGTTTACTCGTGCGGATCGTAGTCCGGACCATATTCTGGCTCCGCTGGCCACTCAGTATTACACCATTCCAGTTGGTTTGCTATCTGTCGCAGTAGTTCCACAGCCTCTTCCCATGAGATACTAGCAGGATATTCTACATGCCGGCGGATCACTCGCTGTATCTCTCCCGCGAACAGATTCTGTCGGTGCTGATGAGTATAGGGATCGTTCGGAAATTCTTCGTTCATTGTGTTTCTCCCAATAATTCCCGGCCTATCTGAACGGCCCGCCATTGAAGCCATTGCTGATAATAAAAATCGCTTCCGCCGTAATGCGCCCAGGCTTCTTCTTCACTGGCAGTTATCGGTGGCGGTTCCTGCCCATCTAGCTTTACCCGATAGCCTACCTGCACGTTCCCCGTTTGAATGAATGGGCGCAACGCCTTCCGCAGCCGCGCGTTCTCGGCCTGTAGCGCGTCACGCTCGGCCAGAAGCCGCAGCACATCCTCATCGGATATGCTGCGGCCTTCATCAAGGCGCGCGCGGATGATTGTTGAGATTATGTCGCTCATCTGTTTCTTCCCATTCCTATTCCGATGATAAAGGCACAGACCCACAATAGGCCCATGGTCAAAGGATCAAACATCACTGAGCCATCACGTACAGAGCGAGGCGCTTCCAGTCGCGACGGTCGGTGCTGCGAACCTTGGTCACCTGCACCAGCGTGCGCAGTGAGAGGTTGCGAACCAGCGCGAGGTTCTCTTTAATCGCAGCAAGTGCATCGGCCTTGTGCTCGTCGGGAGCCTCAGCAAGGAAGTCACCAGAGGCTACGATCTGTTCCATGCGTTCCAGCTTCTGGTCGGCCGACATGCTGAGGTCAACACACAGTGCGCGAGTACGGATCGCCTGATCAAGCGTGCCGAGCGTGTGGTTGCTAATGAATACCACACCACCATGGAACTGGAAGGAGGACGGCAGGTCGTTGCCGCGCTGTTCAGAGTTCCAAGAGACAATGCGCTTGCTGTAAGAGTCAAGAGCAGCCTTCAACAGATTGATAGCCACAGGATCCTTCATGATGCTGTCGCAGTCGTCGAACACGATGATGCGGTCGCTGTTCTCATAAAGCGTGCGGTACAGAGCCATCGGCGTGCTGTAGCCCTTGACCATAGTAAATATCTTGGTCGGCGCAGTGTTCTCGGCTTCTGGATCGGTGGAGCACACCAGACCTAGGTCGCGCAAGGTCTTGGTCACAGTAAACGTTTTACCGATACCACCTTCGCCAGTGATAATAGCGGACGGCGCTTTACCAGTCGCGACCATCGTGGACAATGCTTCTACAAAAGCAAAGCGGTCGGCGACGGAGAACTGCAGGCCACTGTCTTGTTCTTCTTGTTCCATCTGGACCAGACCAGAGAGGTGGGCCTTGAGAAGGCGCTTGGCGCGTGCAAGGCTCTTGGTCTGGGTGACCACCTTACCATCAGCCATGGCGACATACTTCCCGCTCTGGCGGTCGAATTTCACTGAGCTGTTAACGGTTGTCATGTCTATCTCCTTTGTGTTGGTGGATAGTACCAGAGTTCCAGTGGGAAGTACAGGGCCGATCGGTTAAAAGTCGGCAATCAATAGTGATGGCGAGAGCCGGGATCACCGAAGGCGGCGTTGTCCGGAGTCCATTCCTCCTCGACATCCTCGAACCGCACCGGAGCCTGTTCGAACAGCGACTCGCCCCAGCGGCGCATCAGGCTTTCATGGTTAATTAATGCGGCCTCGTACAGAACCCGGACGGCAGCACGGTAGCGGCTATCGCGGCCTATCGCGGCTCGCGTCGACATCTCGCGTTCGTACAGAGCCAGTTGGTCATTGGATTCGACCATCTCGTCGACCAGAGAGTTGCAGTATTCTGAGTGTGTCATGTCTTTCTCCATCATGTTGCGAGGATTATACCAGGGTTGGGCCAGGTTGTACAGGGCCTATTTGGTTAATTTTGGTTAACTACCCGTTAACTACCCCGCAGGCGATGAAGAAACGGTTGGTATCAAACCGGGGGTTCATGTGGATGCAAGCCGCAGCCACGGCGACCGCAGCCGACACGCGGTGATCGAGGTTCTGGATGCACGAGATATTGAAGGCAAGGGCGTCGAAGTTCTTTTTGGTCATGTTCATCTCCATCATGTTGCGACCATTATACCAGGGTTATGGCTAGCTGTACAGAGGAATCTGGCTAATAATCGTGCTTTGTTGGAGGCCTCCACGTAATATTATTAGGTGGCCCCTCGAAAAAGTACACAAAATCGCCCCAAAAAGCCCAACGATATCCGCCGGTTACAAACCCAAAACGACGGGTTTTTTGGTGGCGTAGTGGTTATCCACTAGGGCTGGTGCTTAACCGGCCATCGTAGCCGGCTGTTGCATATTTGTCACACCCGCCGCTAGATGAACCATTTGTAATATAAAAGGCCTTGACAGACCCGGTAGGGCCTGGTATAATGAGGGTATCAAGAGGAGAGAAAGATGGATCAAGTTTTTATAGTTCGCCACGGTGACCCCTACGAGCGGTACATAGTGGCGGTGGCCCGGTCTCTGGAAGAGGCCCGCCGTCTAGCCGACGAGGATGCCGAGCGCCAGGGCACGTGCCGATACGCCGAGTCGGCGTACTACGGCTACGTTGCGGTTCCGGTGGGCCAGCACATAGACTATGAGGGCCACGAGGTCGGGCTGTGGGAAGAGGAAGATGCGGCCGCCTGATAGTTAACCAGATTTAACCAAATAGGCCTTGACAAGCCGGCCACCACCTGGTATAATGGTCACATCAAGAGGAGATAGAACATGGCACGCTACGCAATCCGCGGTCTAGACCTAGCCAGCGATACAACCGAGGACCTGGATCGGTTCCTGATGGTGGCCAAGGGCCATAGTGTGACCGTTCGGATTACTTGGGACCTCGGCCCTAACGGTTACCCGGTTGCAACCTTTTACTCTTTCAACCTCGAGGATATGACCGCGGTGCTGCTGGACTACTGTGACAACGATCACCAGGCCATGGCCGTCTATATGGACATGGTCGAACGAGTGGCGGATTAATTTATAGGCGGGTAGCTCAGCGGTAGAGCATGGCCTTGATAAGGCCAGGGTCGGGAGTTCGAAACTCTCTCCGCCTACCATTATGAAGGCTGGTAGCTCAGAGGAAGAGCGAGGGACTCTTAACCCCTAGGTCGGGATCTCGGAATTCCCCCAGCCTACCAATTTACAATATACTATGGCGGAAGCGAGTTGCACCGACGGGTGCCATGGCTGTAGGTGAAGCCTCCGGGACACTCCTGGGAAAGTAGGTTCGAGTCCTACCTCCGCCCACTTATTACCCCGTATTCTAGACAAGCGGGGGAGACCTAACAAGGCCAACAGAGGGGAAACCTTGTGAATACCGGATTGCTGACCTCGTTCGCGAAAGGGCTTAACCGGTAAGGTGTACGGAATGTCGACCCACCGGACTGGGATCTATGCAGGTGGGGTAGTGGATCGAGCCGTTGTGCTGAGCCAGGCTCCTCAGCGGCTCGATCCATTTTACTTTGATTAATGATTTACGGAAAGTAATTAACGAGAATTAACCAAATAACCCTGTACAGACCCGGTAGGGCCTGGTATAATGGTCACATCAAGAGGAGATAGAAACATGACCATTCAAGACTTTCTAGAGGCTGCTGCTGGCGGGGTTCTCTTTCTGGTGACCGCCTTCTTCCTTGCCTTCGTGTTCTGAGGAGACCGCAAATGTTCGCACTGTTCGCAGGTCACAACCATTACCCGTCCGGTGGCTGGGACGACCTTATTGATACGTACCCCACCTTGCCAGAGGCCCAGCACGCTCGGAATGCAAGGAGCCACAAGTATGATTGGTTCCAGATCGTAGACCTGGTCAAGGGTGAAATGGTCGAGCAATACTAATGACCCACTCCCTAATCTGGTTTAGTGTGATGGGCCTTGCTACGGTGGCCTCTGTTATCTGGGCCATCGTAGACCATAACCCGTTGACCATCATCAGCATCGTATTCTGGTCGGCCGCGGCTCAAACGTGGCTGCTATCATACATTAATGAAAGGGATTGAACATGGACAAGGTGATCCGCGACGGCGAGGTGGCCGTTCTCTATAGCCCCGACTTTGGAGCCGGCTGGTATACGTGGAATACGGAACACCCGGCTATCCTCTATGACCCGACCGTGGTCAAGTGGGTGATGGATGGCAAGCCCTCTGGTGAGGCCCGGGTGCGCCTTGAGGCTACCCTGGATGAGAAGTACCCCCGCTGTTATCTGGGTGGTCTAAGGGACTTGCAGATCCGGTGGGTGCCTGTAGGTACTCGGTTCTACGTGGATGAATACGACGGCAATGAGACTGTGGTATTGGATCAGGAACACGAATGGATGGTAGCATAGCGCCGGTTTGGTCAAGCGACCCTCCGTCCCTCATAAGGACGCGGGAGGCAGGAGCGTTACCTGCAGCCGGCTATACATGATTGAGTAGCGTAAAATAATTACAACCGTAGTGTTACCCCTTGCGCCGGCAGAAACCACCTCACTTCGTGGGTTTTGCCGGTTTTTCGTCGTTTACTTTCAATGCGTTGCGTACCGGCCTCTGTGACAAAATTGCAACACCCACCCCGAATAGTTAACCAGATTTAACCAAATAGGCCTTGACAGGTGCGGCCCTACCTGGTATAATGGTACCATCAGAAGGAGAGAACATGAACGATAAGACCCTATACCAGCAGGCCGCTGACCTGACCGAGATACTCGTAACCAAGAACGACTATCCGTATGCGGCTGGCTACCTGACGGGCTTCATCCAGATGCTGCCCATCGAGTTGAACCTCACGGAAAAGCAACGCGATGCGCTGAGCCAACTGCTGATGCGGTCGGCTCTCGGTGCCGCTGGCAAACCTGTATAAAGGAGACAAACACCATGGGCTTAGATATGTACCTGACCGCTCGCTGCTTTGTGCCGCGGCATGAAGTTGTGACGCGCCGCAAGGCTGATGCTGTGCTGAATCTGTTTGCAGAGGTTGACATCTCAAAGGTCGACGATTACTCTGGTGTGGCTGTCGAGTTCCAGGTGGGCTACTGGCGCAAGGCGAATGCCATTCACCGCTACTTCGTGGACGAGGTGTGGGGTGGGGCTGATGAGTGTAATCAGTTTGAGGTGGATCGCCTTCACCTTGAGCGGCTCCGCGACCTATGCAAGGCCGTGCTGACGGTGCCAGAGTCGGCTGAGGATAAGCTGCCTACCCAGGACGGATTCTTCTTCGGCAATACGGAATACGGCGAAGGCTATCGTATGGACCTGACTCGTACCATCGAGATTATCGACCAGGCTCTGGTGCTTCCTCCGGAGTGGAGTTTCTATTATCGAGGGTCATGGTGAGGAGTGAAAGACATGATTGACATTGAAAGGCAAAAGCGCCTTGAGCGCCGTCAAGAAAAACGTCGTGAAGCACGCGCGGCTCGCAGGGTGCTGACTAAGGCCATGACAGGAACAAAGCTGGCTATGGTCTACGAGTCGTGGGGTGTCGATGCTTTGACAGCTGAGGAGTTTGCAATACAGGCTACAAAGCTGATGAGCCCTAATCAGGTGATGGCGCTGGCCCTGTTGCTGGAAAGGAAGCCTGCATGAGATGGAAATCTAAGGATAAGTTTGCATGGCGCGATTGGTTCGCATGGTATCCGATCAAGACCGTTTGCGGTACCAATGTGTGGCTTGAATATGTCGAGCGGCGAATCTCCGAAACTGAATGGGAGGTGCTCCCTTATGTCCCTTATGGTCAAAGACTTCCGGAAGACTTTAACCGTAAGGTCGAATATAGACTAAGGGAGATTGTATGAGAACCCACTATCGCATAGAAGAAACCGCAGGGTCATATTATTTTCCGTGGGTGAACATCTTCGTCACCTATGACGATGCAAAGCGTGAGATGGATCAGGCTATTCGTTCTGGTCGCGCTAATCCGCAGCGTATTCGCATCGTCAAGTATGTACAGACTGGCTGGGGTCCACCTGAGCGTGTGCCCGTTGATGGAGGACAAGTATCATGAGCGAGACAAGCCATTTCTATGATAAAACGATTGGACTCTGTAAATATAAGGGAAGGGTATATGAGGTAGTCTCCAAGCAAGGAGATCATCTATGGTATGAAGTTAGCTGTCGTACATACCTGCAGGATAAGCTTGTGATGGAATCTGTCTTTAGCGACTTCCTGAAAGGACAATACTTGTATCTAAGTGGTCAAGACCTCTCTAGGGCCATCAAGCGAGTGTGTAAATGAGCGGTATGGGTGACATGAAGTTTACGACAGCGGGTGATATGATGGGCTGGGGTCCACCTGATCTACCGGCTCGTCTAGAGTCATGGGCTCAGAACGAGGAGCTGGTGGCTAGCGGCGTTATGACCGCGCATGGTCAAGACTGTATGGATGTAGCTGAGCAATTACGAGCCGCATTGTTTCTAATAGATGAGTATCAAACAGAATTGATTGAATGTCATAACTATATGGATAAGATGCGTGCTGCTCTTCGTGATATGGCCAAGCATATCTGGCGCGGAGATTGGGACAAGCTTGAGCCTGAGACTCGTGCGCTATTGGGAGAAAAGGAATGACCGATAAGCTACGGCTTCTTATCGAGCAGTTATCCGCAGCATCTGGTGGCATCGGCTTCGTGCTAGCACAAGAGTGTAAGCAGGCCATGCAAGAGGCTTTGATTGAACACGAGCGGCTACAAGATAAATGCAACGCGCAGGCTATGATTCTGCGCCGGCTAACGCCTGACAAGTATCCTAATACGTATTTCATTCATGGTGGATTAGGCGAGAAGGATCAAAACGGTATGCCCGATAAGATTATGGTCGTGCCAGCCTATGGGGTCGACTTCTCCTACATCTATACCCGTGAAGAAAGGACGATCGGACCTGAATGGTAATATGACTATAAAGATAGATTGGTTAGGTAAGATAGGCTACGGCGATATCTGTAGCCCTATCGCATATGCACATAATCTATCTGATAAGCTTGATGAGCATGTGAGACTTGTATTTCATTGGTCACATTCACAAGGTGTTAGAACATACTCCGAAGATCCTGAAACCATAGACGATAGGGCTAGTCGCATATTTGAATTGATGCGACCAGCTAATGCGTCATTGAAACATGTTTATAATTCATCGATGATATTTGATGAAGATAATCCGCATACCAATTATAAATTTTATTATGACGCTCATAATCACTGGTGGTCGACTGTAACTCATAAGTGTACATCGAACCGTATAGTGATATGCCCACCGACTGAAAATATGATTCCGTTTCCTCGAAACAAAGCATGGAAGGATCCGCTCGGTGAAAAGTGGCTGGCTGTTATTGAACATCTAGATGCGGATGTTGTTTCCTATCGAACACCTATGAACGAGCTGATTCAAAAACTGCTCGGCTGTCGTCTATTCGTGGGATATCACGGAAGCTGTGCTTGGGTTGCAAGACATCTTCGAGTCCCGATGGTATTGTTTTCCAAGAATCAGAATATCACTAGAAAAATGTTTTCTGCGAAGGTTGGTGGTGATATCTCCATTCTATCGGATATTGATCAGCTAGTGCAGGAATGCACCAACAAGGTTCATGAATTTGACTCGGCCCTATTGAAATATTCTTATTCCACCGATTTTCTATCGAGCATCATTCATTGTTAAAAGTTTTCATAGGCTATGATTCCACAGAATCAATTGCATGGGATGTATGTCGATATTCGATTCTGCATAATTCTCCGCATGGATCTGTCGAGGTGCATCGTCTAATCGGATCACCAGACGGATGGAAACGCATATCATCCGAAGGCCAGTCTACAGAGTTTACCTATTCTCGTTTTCTTGTTCCATACCTTAGCGGATATGAAGGAACAAGTTTATTCGTCGATTGTGACTTTCTGTTTCTAGATGACGTCAACCTGCTATCGAGTTATCTGACAGGCTCGGCCGTAGCCTGCTGCCAGCATCCTGACTATGTTCCACGTTCTATAAGCAAGATGGATGGGCAGACTCAAGTTGGATATCCGCGTAAGAATTGGTCATCGCTCATGTTGTTTGATAATGCTAAGTGTCGAGTGCTGACTCCAGATTATGTTGCTAAGGCTTCGGCCAAGGAATTGCATCGTATGGAGTGGACCGAGTCTGTTGATAGCATACCGCTAGAGTGGAATACACTAGAAGGTTATTATCACTTTGAAAATCCGCGAGCTGTGCATTATACTGATGGTGGACCATGGCACCAGACATATACAGAAAATCGCTATACAAAACTGTGGTTGGATTATTATAAAAATCTAAAATAAAAGTACGTGGCCACGTACTTTTTACAAAATACATTATAAATGAGTGTAGATGCTTAGGCCTCAGCAATAATGCTCGTACCCTTTATAGCATCTACATTGGAGAATAATTATGTTAGATACAACTGAAGTAGATAATGCACCCACGATAAGATCGCGATTCAAGTGGAGTAAGCCTATAGAAATCACGCTTCGCCAATTTCTACAGACATATATTTTCGTCAATACGAATAACAATCCTCCCTGGCAACGCGATGATCTAGTAGCAAATCCAAATGGCACTTCTAAAAATCCCTCAAAATATCAGGCAATAATTCAGTCTATTTTTATTCCGATGGACATTGGTCTAATTCGTTTGATATCAAATAAAGGCCAAGGATCAAGGTATGATTATGAAACCATGGATGGTGCACATCGTATTAGAGCAATAGAAAAATTTCGTAAGGGTGAATTTAAGATTCACAAAAATTGCCCTATCGTAGAGTTGCGAGAAAAGTATTATGCTGATTTGACGGATGATTGGAAACAGATGTTTGATGAATATCCGATTCAGCTAGTCATATATTATGGTATGTCATCAAAGCAAAAGGGTGAGCAATTCCGCATCGCAAATGCTGGTGATCCTGTAAGCCCGATGGGTAAGCTAAACACATATCATCCTAACGTGGTTGGTGATATTGTTCGCGCTGTAGTACACCAAGCAAAGCTATTTGAGATTTTACAAAAATCTACAAATAACGGAATTAAGAATGATAAAAGCACATACTTAAAGTTTGCAAATAAAAATATGTGCTACCATGAAATTGTCGCTCGTATTTTGTGCATGGTATGGCATGGTGATCGGCAGATTCCTAAGAAGGCGTATTGCGGCGCTATTGGTTCATGTGATCACGGCGATAACGGTATGCTTGTTAAGATGTATGAAGATGCTGACATCGGTAAGATTACCGAGAACGATATCGCGCGTATGTATAAAAAGATGATGCTATGTCTAGACTTTTTAGCAGAGATTGCAGATGCGCGTCGGCAGCTAAAGAAAAATGAGGGTTTGACTTCATATGAGGTGACACTTCTCAGTCGGTGGTACATGCACTACACAAATTATCATGGACCGTTCAAGTTGAATGACTCTGTAAAATTTTATGAATCTTTTTACAAGTCGCTACTCAATTTCATCGGTAGTGATAATGATAAGCTTATTAAAGGATATCATGATGGCCGCTTAATATCAGATAAGAAAGGTGCATTTGTCGGAATGTTGAGTGAGTGGAAGGTCAAGGATGACATGGTGCGCCCTGTCCTTTGGCTTATCAATGAAGGCAAATTTGATCCTGAAGCTGAAGGTTCTATTACAGTTCTTGATAGAAAGCGGTGTTTCTCTCGTACACAAATTGAGGAGAGGCTTGCACACCAAGGTTATACTTGTGCAATCAGCGGCGAAAAGCTTTCGGCCGAAGATGCTAGGGGTGCACATATCGAACCATGGAGCGAAGGTGGTAAAACTGACCAAGATAATTTCATGGTTGTTCACCATGCTCATAATGCAAAGATGTCTACGATGAACGCATTAGAATATAAAAAGATGTGGCTTTCTAAAAATCCATCTAAGGAAAAACTTTCAATAGATTAAAAGCCAAACTTTAATCTAAATTACCATGTACACCACATTCATTGCATGATATAATATATGCATGAATGTGGTGAATAAGCACGCGACCGACCGCGATATCGAACTTTTGTTCGGGCCGTTCGAGCCGCACGAGAAAGTGACTCGCATCGATTCCGATGAGCTGTCTTTCGAGGACATAGCCGTCGCCGTTGGTGCTTGGCCTTCTCGCGGGCAGGCGAGGAAGAACGGTTGGTCTGGTCGCGTGCCTACCCGCTTTGGAAATCGCAAGCTTGGTAAACGTGTAATATGGTGGCTTGAGGCTATACCAGAAAAGGAAACCCAATGATAGATCCACGTAAGCAAGAAATCTTAGACATGTTGGAGAAGCTTTGTATCGAGTCCGATATGGATGAAGATAGCCAGTTTCAGATGGTCATGGGCATCATAGCCCTTGAGGAATTAGCCATCGGGCGGGGGCGACTAATCGAACGTGGCGAATTGCCAGATGAAACTGTGCTACCGATATCCGAACGAATTGGTATGACTCTACACTAACTTGCCATTGACAGCTATCCTGCTATATGGTATAATGGTTGCATCATAAGGAGATTGACATGAAGCTAGAAATTGACTCTGAAGTTGCTGGTGCTATTGTCGTTGCTAGCCTACGCGAGTCATATGAGGATATCTGGCAAGAGATCCAGGATCTCATTGACAGGGATGACCTGATGCCTCACCAAGAGCAAGACCTCCTGGACTGTCGGCGCAACCTGGCCGCGGTTCGTACCGTGCTAGCATATTACACGCCGCATTCCGAGCATCAGGAATATATGGCGCGCTTCTATAATCTGGTTCGCGATGATGAGGCTGAGGATTATCGCAATGCGTACGATGAATAAATTCTTGCCTTACCTTCTTGCAGTGGCTTTCTTCGTGACCTTTCCAATGACCCTAGCCGTCACTTCTTGGTGGCTCAGTTTCATCTTTGGTCATGACGTCGGATTCTGGGCTGCACTGTTTGTAGTCATGTTGACTGTGACTGTGGCCGCACTTGGTTATGAGTTCATGTCTTTGAAAGAAGAGGAAAAGAAGCAGTGACCGAACTCTCGCCTGAGATTCAGGAGCTGGTTGACAAATGTGATCCTGATACCAAGCTGGCTGTTACTGCTTGGGTCATCAGCAAGATTGATGATTTTGGTCGTGATCCAGGTTCATTTCGTCATCTGATCTATACCTTGATGGGATTTGGTCCTGAAGCTTATATGCCGATATATTTTGCTGGTGGTATGAATATCACTAATGAATTGGACTATTCTCGGTCTGAGTCTCTAGCCCAGGTCCTACAGGAAGAGGGTATTGATAACCCTAAGGTCAAGGCCTTCGCCGGTCTATGTGACGAGCCAGATTGCTATGATTCAGTATGTTGCGGTACGCCGACTCCTGATGGTTATCGCAATACATGTTATGAACACAAACCAGATAAGGGCCCGTAACCCAACCGGCAGAGGTAGAGGACTTAAAATCCTTTCAGTGTCGGTTCGAATCCGACCGGGCCTACCAAAGTTCGAGCCCGTAGCTCAGCGGTAGAGCACGTGACTTTTAATCATGTGGTCGTGGGTTCAAATCCCACCGGGCTCTTTTGGACCTGTAGCTCAGTTGGTCAGAGCGGGCCGCTCATAACGGCTTGGTCGTAGGTTCGAGTCCTACCGGGTCCACCATACATAATAATAGACTCCGTAGCTCAGTGGATAGAGCAACAGACTTCTAATCTGTGGGTCGCACGTTCAAGTCGTGCCGGGGTCGCCAAATTGATTTGAGGAGAAAAATGTGATTGATCGTAGAAATATGCTAATTGGATGTGCTGCTCTAACTGCATCTGCATCGGCCAATGCAAATCAAAACGAACTTAGTTTGATTGTTGGATCCGGTATTGGTGGATCTTCTGACGTATCAACTAGAATACTTGCGGCCCGGTTATCTACAGTCGGTATTGATGCAAGGGTTTCAAATAGACCAGCAGGTAATGGTGTTGAGGCTGCAATTCATATTCTATCGCAGCCCGCTAATAGTAATGCTTTATTATCTAACGGGCTTGGTGGAATTTTCTTAGCACCTGCTAGAGAGCGTCTTGCCTATGATAGTGATAGTCTTGCTCCAGTATGTATGTTTAGCATTGCATCTTTCGTATTTGCAGTCAAATCATCCTCTAGGTTTAAAACGATTCATGATTTAATTGCGGCAGGAAAATCTGGCTCGATATCCATAGGTAATGGTGGCGCTGAGACACAATATACTGTAGCAAAATTTGCTGAGGCTTCAGGAACAAATGTTGTCAATGCAGTTTATAGAAGTGGTGGTATTGCAACACAGGATTTGATTGCGGGTGTGACTGATGCTGCATATATCTCCGTCGCATCAGCCGCCGGTCTTGTCTCTGCTGGTGAGGTAAGAATGTTGGCACATACTAATGTTGATGGTTCACATATTCCTGGATTTACTGAAGTGCCTCATATATTTACGATTGGATCTAATGATCCTGGACTCTTATCTTATGGTTATCATGGCCTATATGCATCGCGTAACATGCCATCAACATTGATTAACGATATTGCTTCTAAGATTGACCGTGTATGTCGAGATGATAAATTTATTGATGATCATAAGACTAGAGGTATGATGCCATTATTTAAAGGGCCGAATGATCTTAAAGAACATCATAAGATTATTCAAAATAATTTGGTTATTCCTTATATGGAATGGGCAAGGAGAACTTCAAAATGATAAATGATTTAAGAATAGTTCAAGACCATGGTTGGATTCAACAACCCGACGGTACGTTGGCTTGGGGCCCAACTAGATTTTGGATGGAATCTTTGGGTGATGATGGTCAATGGACTCAGCTTAAGGTTCATATGATTAATGAACAACCTAATCCAGCAGATCCTCTTTATGAGCCATCTGATAATGGTCTAGGTTCTGAGGAGACTCTCGCGCATCGCACGAGAATGACTCTATCATAATAGTTACGGCGTGAGGGCTGGTGCTCACCAGGAGCTTATACCTCCTTAGGCAGCTGATTACTGTTGGGATAGGGTTCGATTCCCTACGCGCCGACCAATTTGCGGGGTTCGTATAATGGCATTATCACAGCCTTCCAAGCTGAGGACACGAGTTCGATTCTCGTACCCCGCTCCACCTCTTTCGGAACAACCAGAATTCCGAAAGCATTTTTGGGAATGGTTTGATTCACTACCGGCTAAGACTAGAAAGACATTTCACGAATATCCGTTAGATATGGCCACACTCTATTTTGAAAATAAGGTATGGCCCTTAGTGCGGGGAAGCTGCTCGGATGGCGGACGGGCACCGGACTGTAAATCCGGCACATAAGAAACGCAGTAGGTTCGAATCCTACCTTCCCCACCATATATAAGATTATGACATATTCTCATGAAATGCTTCGCACCATAGCTCGTTGCATGTTCATAACACCCCTGAATCATATTCATGCCGGTTATGATTGGCCTGCAAAGCAGAGAGAATGGGAATCTCTATCAAATAAAGATAGACAGATTTGGTTTGATAAAGTTATAGTTTGGTTGCAAGAATTAGAATCTAAAATGCCTGATTCTTATGATTTCTATATCAATCATTGGATAGCAGATTTAGATAATAGAAATCATCTTTTTAGTGAATAATATTTTTCAATCGCATGGTCGATAATATGACCAGCAAGATTTTGCAAAGAACATGCTTCCGTCATTGGGAAATTTGCTGAAGGATTAACTTCACATAGTTTTAATCCATCTTTGGTTGGGAATATATCAATTCTTCCCCATTCAATATTCAATGCATTTAAAGAATTTTCCACAAGATTTCTAATCTCAGTTGACGTTCTTATGGGAAGCTGCACTCTTCCTTCATCATTCGCAAAGGCAGCTTTAAATTTTGAATAGCCTGTAAATGATGGTGGAATAGCTTGCATGGTGCTTTGAATATTACGACCTCGCACACAATGCGCTGTTAATTGATAATTAAGTTCAATAAATTCCTGAGCAATCACAGTAGTATTATGGATGCTATATGGATTTTTTGGATCTGATGATAGTCGTCGAGAGAATTGAGGATTCGGAAGGAATTTAATTAGATTACCTGCAATCATTTGTAATTCAAATTCATCTTTGCAGAGATAAACTCTTTCCGATCCAGCCGCAAATCTCCATTTAATTACACATGGATATCCTATTAAATCTCCTATTTCTTCGGCCGCATCATTATCTAATAGATTTACAAATATAGTTTTGGGTGTGGGTATTCCTGCCTTTACATATTTTTCGTGGGCAATGATCTTATCAAGAGCATCAATATGAGGTTCTAAATCTGTTACAAATATGCTACCATGGTTTTTTAATATGGATAATTTTCTTAAATTTTCCGGATTCCAGTGAGCATGTCTCATGATAATAAGATCAGGTGGAATTATTTGTCGCCCATCTATGAATACATTATCACCAACCACAGTGCACATTTCAGGATGCACATGAGTTGCATTTAAACCACGTCTTTCCATCTCATTAAGAAACCGCCAAGTTTCATAAAAATGAGATTTAGGCCAAGGACTTGTTAATAACCATGCATTGATCATTTGAACATTCTATCAATATATGATACTATATCTTTGGCATGATTTGATCCAAAATAATGGTCTCTACCAGAAAACCCACCAGGAGAATTTACTTCACATATTACATATCCATTTGAGGATTTTAGAATATCAATTTTTGCTATTTCAATATTTAATGCATTTACTGCATCAATTATAATAGTTTTCAATTTATCATTGATTTTATATTGTTCTCGTATACCATCATCTCTATTATTTGATATAAAAAAATCAACATTAGATTTAGGATATCTAATTTGCGCTGCGATTGGTATTCTACCAATAACCCATGCTACTATGGTTGGCCCAGTGATTAATTCTTGTACCATAACTTTTTTTTGATATGGAAAGCGTATTTGTATTTTTTTGCAATGTATGTAGATATCATCCAAGGTTTTACATAAGGCTACAAGTTCACCCCTTTGCGATAATATTGGTTTAATCACTACTGGTAGATGTAGATTTTCTAAAACCATATCATCAAAAGGTATATCTATTGTGAGTGTTTTTGGTATTCTAACATTAGATTTATTTAAAATTTCTAATTGTTTCAATTTATTAGCACACATCAAATGTGCATCAATATTATTGATGCATTTAATTTTTAGTAATTTTAGCTTATTGATAAAATCGATACTGCTGCCATTGGTAGTTCTTATTAATACAATATCTGGTAAATTTTTTGGTATAGTTAGATTTGGATTTACTATTGAGGCATCAAACCCTAAAAATCTAAATTCATCAAGCAATCTTATATTTTCATATTGACCACCTGGAACACCTTCAGATATTAAGGTATCACGATTAATTAGTTTTTCATCAATTGGTGCTTCTGATGTTAATATCCAAGCTTTCGCCATAAATTAATTACACCAGCTTGTTTTGGCCTCACCAAAATATTCGCGCGCCAGACCTTCTGCGATTAATGAAGAACGCAGAGAGCGATTATCAATCATTATATCACCAAGAACTCGGCCGCCATATTTGTCCCAATCCATAAGCATCACTTGTACACTAGATGCAGATGCGATTGCATTTTTGGTAAAATCTGTGGCTCGCTGCCCCATGATTGCTTCTTGCGGACATTGGGCGCGATGACCTTTTTCAGGAGTATCAACCCCATAGACCCTGACCGATATGCGTTGTGCAATCGGAGCAGGAATCCATGGAGCTTCAAATTGAACAGTATCCCCATCGACGACCCGGATCACTTTCCACGTATATGCTATGGCTTCTGGTGTTCTACCTAAAGCTGCAATAGCATAGATTAAAGTGGCCGCAAGAACGGCGATGAAAAATCCTGCTCTAATCATTTTGTTTTACGCTTACCCTTAGTAACAGGTGCTGGCGCAGCTACCTTAGGTGCGCGAGGCTTGCGAATAACCTTAGCCTTCACCTCAGCCTTTACTTCTTCAATAGCAGCTTTGGCATCTTCGACATTGACCTTGCCGTCTTTGTTGACATCAAGCGGCGTCTTGGTTGCAACCGCGGCCTGAATATCTTCAGCATTTACCTTGCCGTCCTTATTGACGTCTAGCTTCGCAGTCGCTTCGGCCTTCACTTCTTCAAACTTTTTCTCAGCCTCAACTTTGCGTAGGCCAAGCCATGTTAGCAATTTAATAAACATATCTTCCTCCACTTATACGCTTATGCGTACCAATATGTATCCAACACGAGTGGTTAAGCATTGTCCTCCGATCTGGCTATCTAGTAATGTAGAAAGCCATGTTTAACCCTGTACATTTGAATATAACCTGGTATAATGGCTTTGAAGGAGACAGACATGTATAGTATAGTTAGGATCCAGGTTCAATTTCTTTCCAGCAATGGTTTACCAATAAGTGATTGGAGAGATCAATCACATCTTAACTATCCTACAGATCGTCTTATTACCAGTCACATGCAGACGGCCAAGAGATGCTGGAAAGATGCGCGTGTGCGTGCTGTCGATGAAAATGGCCGAGTGGTGGATATGCTCTATGCTTGATCCAGAACAGCTATATTATGATGGTAAGCTGTGGGGTGCAAAGGATCATAAATTTTGGTGTCTATTATCGACACTCCTTTTAAAATGCAAACCCAAATCAATACTCGAATTGGGTGCAGGTAGAAGCACTACCTTCTTCGCTGAATATGCATATGAGACCAATGTACCATTTGTGTCCATTGAGGAGTCTCCAGTATGGTATGCTGAAATATATCGAGACCTTAGGCTCATGTTTTTACCTGGTACCTACATTAGACATGTGCCTGTGGATCCAGCGACGGATTGGTATGATAGTGAACACGCGGATAATGCGATGGATATTACACCGTATGATTTGGTCATGATTGATGGACCAACAGGAAGAGGTAAGCGTGATTATAGAGGCAACATGCTTGTGGAGCGAGCCATACGTAAGGCCAGAATGATCATAGTCGATGATACACAGCGTGCCGATTGTCATGCCTTCTCTAAGCATCTGGCCAAGGCAAAAGGGTTTACGGAAATTCATATTCCTTACATGCAGCGCCGAAGGGGCACGACTACTGGATCCGTGGTATATGATGAAAATACCGTAACTATTTTGACATCGGAATGGTCTGATATCGTATCATTAATGGTCCGAGATATTTACGGTAATTAATTTACAACCGTTAGGTGTGATATTTTTGTCACACCACCCAGATGATTAACCAAAATTAACCAAATACCCCTGTACATCCCTCCCGGGCCGTGGTATAATGGTACCATCAAGAGGAGGTTCCGATGGAATACAATGTCGAAACTGAACGGCTACTTAATGATTTCGACCTTGAATGGGCGGAATATGTTGCTGGCCGTAAGGTAACTACGGAAGAGGCTATGGAGCTAGTCCGTGACTATTTGGATTGGGTGAAAACGCTGGAGGATAATGATGTTGGCCAAGAAGTCTATATCGAAGCCGCGTGATCCCTCCTGGAGGGTTCTCCGCGCGTTGGGGGTAAAGGTGGTACGTGCCAAGCGCGGCCGGGGATCCTATACCCGCAAGGGTCGGTGTGATAAAAATGTCACACCCTCTGGGTATGCCGGTTAACCCGCCAATTTTCCTCTGTACAAGCCCCGCGGCCTGTGGTATAATGGTCGCATACAACATGAAAGGTATGACACAATGTCTATGAAACGTGACGATAAGGTACAGATTATCACCGACCTGCTGACTGCTGGTAACGGCCGCTTTACCGTGGCCGAACTTCTGGTCGCCGCAGGTACCGAGCGACGCTCTCGCTCGGCCATCTTTCTGGCCCGCGAGCAGGGTATCGGCCTCGAGCCGATCCGCGACGGTCGCGAGGTGATTGCCTACCTTGACGCCAAGATTGGTTCGGCGCAGCGCGCCGCCGCCAATACGGCTGCTAAGGTGGCCAAGGCCGTCAAGCCTGCTAAGGTGGTCAAGGCGGTCGCCCCTGCTAAGGCGGTCAAGGTGGCTAAGGTGGCCAAGGCTCCGACTGCGGTCAAGCTGCCCAAGGGCGCCACTCCAGTCCCTGGTCAGCCTACGCAGTATGACATGCCGACGCCTAAGCGGTCTAGCTTCCGTGGGCCGCTTAGCCCGACCGAAAAGCTGGCTCAGATGCTCCAAGAAGATGGTCCTGCCATCGTGGCTATGGGCAAGCGTGATCTCGGCCCAGAGGGTGCCCTGGAGATTGAGGAAATCACCGAACAGAAGGTGGCCTAATGGCCACTTTCCGACCCATGCTAGCCTGTCAATATGACAAGGCTACGGTGCGCTGGCCAATGTTGGCCAGCCCCAAGCTTGACGGTATTCGCTGTCTGGCTTTTGACGGTGTGGCTTGGGCTAGGTCTATGAAGCCCATCCGTAACCGCTTTATTCAAGCATGGTTTAAGGATAACGCCGAGGCCCTCGAAAAGTTTGACGGCGAGTTAATTGTCGGGTCTCCAAACGCCAAAGATGCGTTTAATGTAACCTCCTCTGCTGTCAACAGCGAGGACGGCCGGCCTGCCTTCACCTTCTGGGTATTCGACCGTGTAGGTACAGCCGACTATACCAAACGGTTTGACATTCTCCGTAATGAGGATATCAAGATTCCTTGGTGGCAGGATCGCCTGCGGATCGTACCTAATTTCCTTGTATTCAATGAGGCTGAACTCGCAACCTATGAAGCCAAAGCCTTAGATGAAGGTTATGAGGGTGTTATGTTGCGCCATCCGCAGTCTCCTTACAAGCAAGGTCGATCCACACCTAAGGAAGCTTACCTTCTCAAGGTCAAGCGGTTTTCTGATGGCGAGGCTGTGATTGTCGACCTACTGGAGGAAATGCGGAACGATAATCCGCTTACCACCAACGAGTTGGGTCTAGGCAAGCGGTCAAGCCATCAGGCTAACCTAGTGGCTAAGGGTACCATGGGTACCCTATGCGTTCGTGGTATCAATGGCGAGTTTGATGGTATCGAGTTCGGCATCGGGTCTGGCTTTGATCAGGCTACACGACAGATGCTATGGGACGGCCGACAAGATATGTTGGGTAAGATTGTCACCTATAAATACTTTGCCATCGGCACCAAGGACAAACCTCGGTTTCCGGTGTTCAAAGGATTCCGTGACGCATCTGACATGGGGGAATGAGGTGCTTGTAGAATATCGCCGATCACAACCTTGGCTTGTCGACCTTTTAAAGGGTGACCCTGTTCGCCCGAATATTTCCATCGAGGATAGGTTCGCATTTAATAATGCGGTTTTCATCTATTGGGTGGATGAAAAACCTGCGGCCATATGTTGCGCCTCGCTGATGGACTATATTCCAATTGACGAAGGTGAACTGTTTGAGGAGGGCAATGAACACTATGACCATGCTTGCCTATACACGATCTGGTCATTGCAGCGCGGCGGAGCACGCAAGCTGGTTCAGGCATTGCTGCCACACCTCAGGATGAAATATGCTGTGGCGCGGATTATTACCTTATCCCCAAACACTGAAATGGCGAAAAAGTTTCACCTCAGCAACGGTGCTGTAATATACCGTAATAATTACGAGGAAGAAACGGTTAACTATGAGTACGAATTCTGTGACATAAATGTCACAATGAGCCGGTGTGACTAATATATCACACCGGTCAGATAATTAACCAAAATTAACCAAATACCCCTGTACAACCTACCCTAACCCTGGTATAATGTGCCTATGAGATGGACAGAGACCCCTTTTGTTCTGGCGCTGGCAGCGGCCTTCGTGGTTGGCTGGTATGCCATCGACATCTTTGGTGCGGGCCTGCTCTTTCTCGCAGTTTTAACCATGATCGGGGATTGACATGAAACTGTTGAACATCGACGCAAATGCCAAGACGGTTAAGGGTCAGGGGCGTGGCTATATGACGGCCATCCTTTATCTGGCCCCAGCCGACGAGTCTGGCTATGAGGTCTGCCCGATGGCCAGCGCTGGCTGCCGCAAGGCTTGCCTTAACAAGGCTGGCATGGGTGCTTTCAGCACGGTGCAGGCTGCACGCATCGCCAAGACTCGCCTCTACTTCGAGGATCGCGCAGCCTTCATGGCACAGCTGGTATCCGAGGTGCGAGCCTTCATCCGCAAGGCAATTAAGCTTGGCCTTATCCCAGTGGTGCGCCTGAACGGCACCTCCGATATCCCGTGGGAGCGGGTGCCGGTCGAAGGTAAGGCTAACATCATGGAGCTGTTCCCGTCGGTGCAGTTCTACGACTACACCAAGCGGCACAACCGTCGCAACTTGCCAGCCAATTATCACCTGACCTTCAGCCTGGCCGAGGACAATGACTCGCGCGCGGGCGCGGCCGCGACCAACGGTGCCAATATCGCCGTGGTATTCCGCACGGACAAGTTTCCCACGACCTTCATGGGTATGCCCGTGGTCGATGGTGACGCCGACGACCTGCGGTTCCTCGACGGCCGCGGCGTGGTTGTTGGCCTCAAGGCTAAGGGTCCTGCCAAGAAGGATACCAGCGGGTTCGTGAGGGATGCAGCATGACAGACCTATCCAAAGAGGGTGCCTGCTTTACCTTTGAGGCCTATGTGCCTTATTATGTTACAGCGGATCGTGTCACCATGATGCACAATGTTCGCCATCAGGTACAACAGACTAAGGGCGAAGCATTGACCCGCGAGGCGCTACTTGAAGCTTTTGAGCATTTCCTGCGTGGTGCAGGATTTGGTGACAAGTGAAAGGAGATGGATATGCTAATCTTCAGCGGTATAGTATTGGCGCTTAATTTTCTGGCGCTATTGGTAAATATCATGGCAGGCAATATTTTGAACTCTTTTCTATGCCTGCTTGTCTTGGGTGTTGTTGGGTATTACATCTGGAGGGATGTTGTGAAATGAGCGAAAAGAAAATCTATTTGGTCGAGTGTATCAGTTCCCATCGCATGGTATATGCCATCGAGGCTGAAAGTAAGCAAGCTGCCATTGATACGGTCGAGTTCCATGATCAATTGGACGAGATGGGTCAGCAATGGATCGGACAGACTGTATTGAGCGCGCATCCCGTGGATCAGGCTGAATACCTAAACCAATTCGATGAAATTAATGATTACCTGAGTGGTATTCCTCTGGAACGCAAGATGTCATTTATTCAAGCTGTTCAGAGTAAGCCTGAGCCCGAACAAAGTGAATGAGTGGTATGATCTAGTCATAGGATGGGCCGTATCAGGCTTATTCCTAGGCTATATCATAGGTAGCGCATTGACCACTATAGCAATCATCATAGCCATTATCGGAAGCGGAAAATGAAAGTCAAGATTGGTAAGTATCCGGAGAAATCGGATGCACAACGTAAGGTGAAGATTCGGATATCTGATCATGATGTATGGTCAGCCGATTCAACCCTTGCCTTGATAATTATTCCGGTGCTGAAGAAACTAAAAGAGACTAAGAAAGGTCATCCGTTTGTTGATCAAGAGGATTACCCAACCGATATTCTTGGTGGGGATCCACATGATCCAGAAAATCCAGATCATCGCCCATGGGAATGGGTTCTTGACGAGATGATCTGGGCCTTTGAACAACATACTATTGATTGGGAACAACAATATTTTTCAGGTGAGCCTGATTATATTTGGGAACAGATTGACGGCGACGGATCTTCATATAAAAAACTTGTCATGGGCCCGAATGATACATTTAAGGTTGATCGTGAGGGACTAGATAGGCATAGATCCAGGATGGCGAATGGTCGCCGACTGTTTGCAAAGTATTATGATTGCCTATGGACATAGAAGTAACACCTGAGTGGATTAGATCACTCATACCATCCACGACATTCACCAGAGATAAGGAAAACTACCGCATCATAGCTGATGCGGTAGAAAAATTATTAGATAGAATCAAAACTACTAATTCTTAATTTTAGGCATATTCATATCACTTGCACACGCGCATCGTTTTGTTATGCATGGCTTTGGTTCTAAATCAATAATATAATTATCATCAGTTATATTTCCTATTTTTGCATCTATACATCCAAATCCTCGAGTTATATCACCATTAGGTTTTATTCTAATTCCCATAGAACCTGCATGACATAACCAACCATTATAATCAGTATTATCTTGAGTTATAGCTTGTTCGACATCATCATAAAATGTTTTAATTCCATTTTCAGCATGTATGAATGAATCAGCTTTATGGCCAATATTCCATTCCACTATAGATTCTAACATGTCTTGAGTATAATTTGGATGATTTTTTGTTATTCCTTTTATGATATTTCTTTCTGTTCTCAATATGACTTTGATACCATGCTTTCTAAAAAATAATGCATCTGAATATACATCATCGAATTGTGAAGGTGGTATGACTATTGTAATGATAAAATTTTTAAACATACTGGATATCTGTAGAAACTTATTCCTCTGAATTTCTATATCACCGACACTTTCTCTATGCCAGCTTGCATGTATTGTCAATACTGATAGATTTTTTGTTTTATCTTTCAAGGTGCTCCACCATTTTTCACCTTGAGTAAGATTTGTAGTTATATTCATTTTTTGCAATTTTTGTGCATTATCCAATGCATAGGATTCTACAAGTTCTAAGAAACCAGGAAAAATGGTTGGTTCACCACCAGCAAATGATAGATGAAAATTAAAAATACCTAATTTATTTATTTTGGTTTTAAGGATCGTTAATCCCAGAATCATTTTGTCAATAGGTAAGTGTTTTCTAATTTTAGTATTACAACCAGGCCAACAATATGAACAACTGTAATTGCAAAAAAGGTCTGGTATCCATTGTATTTTAAAAATTTTGTTATTTAATAGATGTGTGCTACCTGCATAATTTTTAATTGAATCATCAAAAATCATTTCTTAGTCGTTTCTTTGATCTCTCTTAATACATCAAGTATATCTTTATCTTCTCGATCAAATCGTTTTAACATTCTTGCTACCATTGATAATATTGACCATGAAAAAAACCCGATAATTGCACCAGATACTAACGCCAGATCCATATCAACTCGAAGCTCCAACATTTCTAATACTGGCATCGCGAATATAACTGCTGATCCTGTCGAAATACCAGACCGAATACATGCATCTAGCATGTTTAGTGGTTTCCAGAAGGCAAACATTGCAAGCCCTCCAAGCATACCGCCAACACCAGAGACGATCTTATGCAATAAAAAAGCCGTCGCTCCGGTGGTTGACATTTATGCGATAACCCTTTATAATGGATTCGATATATTATTTATAGGAGACGGTTATGGTAAAATTGATTGGTGTATGCGGCCTTATTGGTTCTGGTAAAGATACTATTGCAGGCACTCTAGTGGGTATCGGCTGGCAGCAATATAGCATGGCCCGCCCACTTAAGGATATGACAGCTCAGCTATTTGGTTGGCCTCGTGATATGGTCGAAGGCTCGACCGAAGAGTCGCGAAAATGGCGAGAGCAACGTGATGACTGGTGGTCAGAACGTCTTGGTCGTGAAGTGACCCCGCGCTGGGCATTGCAGCATATTGGCACAGAGGTCATGCGCCGTAATCTACATGATGAGATTTGGGTCGCGCGCATGGAAAGATTTTATCATGAAAGCGGTGGCCATGTTGTGATTAGCGATGTTCGATTTCCAAATGAGATCGAAGCTATCCGTCGCCTTGGTGGTGAGATTTGGCATGTGCGCCGTCCACCTTTACCAACTTGGTATCGTGATGCAGCTCTTGGCCTTGAGGTGCCAGGCGTTCATATTACTGAGCGAGCCTGGATTGCAATTTCGCCAGATCGTGTTATTATCAATGATAAGGACATAGATAGCCTTCGGAAAGAAGTACTTAAAGCTGTTGGCACAGTTTGATTTGTGATATAATATTGTTATGAACAGATTCATTTTATCCGAAGATCCTGGTATCGCGGCTCTAATGCATTGCGATAAGCATGTTGTCAAGATGATCCTCGAAGAGGCTCAGATGCTATGCACGGCCCATCGTGTGCTTGATGGTACCATGGTCATTGGGGAAAAATACGTGGAAGGTTCTTTGCCTGCACGTTTTCGTAAAGTCAAGCACTGGGTGCATCCTAATCCAGACCTCGATCGTATTCTCTATAAGGCTACACATATCAATCATCCATGTGCTATCTGGTCACGTGTATGTCGTGATAATTACCTATGGGGTTACGAACTTCTGGAAAGCTTATGTGAAGAATATACACATCGCTATGGTAAGAAGCACGCGACTGAAGGTAAGCTATTGAAGGCTCTATCAAATGCGCCACACAATATTCAATATGGTCTGAATATGACAGAGTTTCCACAAGCGATGCCTGATGATTGCAAGCGACCAAATGCTGTCGAAGGCTATCGTCAATATTACATTGAACACAAAGCACGTTTTGCTAAGTGGACTAATCGTACTATGCCGCATTGGTGGCCTAACCAGATAAATATCCCTAACAAAGAGGACCTAGATGCCAACTTATAACATCGAAGATACTACGACAGGCACGGTAGTCACAGAGATGATGACCATCGCTGAGATGGAACAGCATCTCAAAGACAATCCTCACAAGAGGTTAGTAATCGGTTTCCCTAAGATTGTATCTGGGGTCGATTCTAAGCATAATAAACCATCAGAAGGCTTCCGTGACCTTCTGAAAACCATCAAAAAGCACAATCGAGGGTCAACCATGAACACGTGGTGACCCATTTTTTGCTATGATAACCCTAACCGTGGGAGTAGCACATGGGTTTTGCACAAACTGCCGCTATCGAAAATGAATTTTTACCTGATTTCCTGACTCGAACACAAAAGAAACGCCTAAAACGGCAGGCCCGACAAGAAAAAACCGCAAGCAAACCCCAAAATTGTAATTTTTCCATGCAACTCCCACGAATTAATCCACTTACCGCAGGCCAGGCTCGAACTTTTTCAGCCTTTGATGATGATAAAAACCTAATTCTTCATGGTGTGGCCGGTACTGGTAAGACTTATATCTCACTTTATCTTGCACTCAGATCGGTTTTGAGTGGAGAAGCACCAAAACCAGTAGTCATAATTCGTTCTGTAGTCCCTACACGCGATATAGGCTTCTTACCCGGCTCACAAAAAGAGAAATCGGCTGTTTATGAGGAGCCATATGTAGCTATATGCAATGAGATGTTTGGTCGTAGCACCGCTTATGACACACTAAAGCGCGATGGTACGGTACAATTCGCTACTACATCATTCTTGCGCGGCCTTACATTCCGAGATAATATAGTAATTGTCGATGAATGTCAGAATATGACCTTTCATGAGCTGGATTCGGTCATTACACGCATGGGAACCGGTTGTAGGGTAATCTTTTGTGGTGATTTTCGTCAGAGTGACCTCTGGCGAAACGACGAGCGGGAAGGATTGCACCGCTTTATGTCGGTCATAAATCATATGCGTAGCTTCGCGCGCGTAGAATTTACTAAAGATGATATTGTTAGGTCTGCTTTGGTGAAAGAATATATTGAGGCGAAGTTGGAAGAAGGAATTGTGTGAGATTTCATAATGAGCTGGTAAATTTACCAGAGCTAACTGCAACACAAACAGAGCATGGCCGCATGTATAATGTACCTGGCGGCCATGCCTATCCTTCTATCACTACCGTCTTGGGTGCTAGACCTGAAAAGAAAAAGATCATAGCTGAATGGCGCGCACGAGTCGGCGAACAAGAAGCAAATAAGGTATCAGCACAAGCATCTCGTCGCGGAACTTCCATTCATAAGATGATGGAAGACTGGATTACTGGTGAACCTATCACTGGTGGTATGGTTGACCGTGAGATGTTTGCTACCATGCATCCATATGTGGATAAGCATCTACAGACTGTCTATGCTCTAGAGGCCCCTTTGTATTCTCATAAACTAGGTGTGGCTGGCAGATGTGATTTGGTGGGTAAATGGGCTGGTGTCAATTGTATTATTGACTTCAAAACATCAAAACGGCTAAAAAGCGAAGAACATATAGACAATTACCTTCTTCAGGCCACAGCTTATTCGATCATGTTTGAGGAATTGACTAGCACCATCATACCAGGTATTGTGATATTGATTGGTGTTGATGGTGAACCTAAACCTCAGATGTTTTGTAGGTTTCGTGCCAAATATGTCGACCAGCTATACGGTGTGATAGCCGACTATTATCAAAATAGCCGTTGACTTTATAAACATAACCCTGTATAAGTAGTATTGTCATCGTTGATGGCGACAGAATAGATGTCACGGACCGCGGGGCGGCACCGCGCAGCTCCACCATTCATGGGGCTGAAATAGATATCGACGTGCATGGTAAAGGTTGACCGGAGATGACGGCTAGCGGCCTAACCGCTATTGATAAGTGCCAATGATAACGGCTTTGCCGTCGCACTCGCTGCCTAATAGGTAAGCGCGGTTTGGGGAGCACCGGGCAACATAAGCTCCCCACCTGACTCTCATGATTACATGATGCCAGGATCAACAACAGAAGGATAATACCCTTGTCGGAAAGGATATTAAGCGTCGCCTTGGGCGCGCTGATTGGTGCGGTATTGACCGCTTTTGCCATTGATATGGTTCATAGGGCGGATGCAGCTCCAGTCCAACCTGTCATAGTGCAACAATATCACGGTGAACCAACCGTAAATGTATCGCTCTCAATTAATGATTTGGAGCTTGATATAACTTCACCAGATTTTGATATTGTAACATTGAGTCAAGCAGACATGCATTGTCTGGCCCACGCTATATACTATGAAGCGCGTGGTGAAAGATATGTTGGCATGTTAGCAGTGGCTAATGTTATTATGAATAGGGTTTCAGACCCAGATTATCCGAAGTCCGTATGCGAAGTTACGCGCCAAAGGACTCGAACCACATGTCAATTTGAATATTATTGCAAAGTAGGCAATAGAATCCCACGTCATGATGACCCTCAGTGGCAGATGGCAAATGATCTAGCATTTCAAGTCATGTCAGGTAATGTTCCAGACCTCACCGATGGTGCGACTCGCTTTCATGCCATATCAGGATCGGCTGGCCATACCAGAAATGCAATCAGAATAGGATCTCACCTTTTCTATAGGAGATAAAATGTCATTTTTTTATGATGGATGTCGTAATGAAGCAAGGCTTAGTGTAATAGCTGGGCCTTGCATATTTGAATCGAAAGAACATGCGCTTGATATGGCAGGTTCGTTAAAAGAAATATGTGCCTCACTTGATGTAAATTTTATCTACAAGACATCTTTTGATAAGGCTAATCGCACTAGCAGTCTATCTTATCGAGGTGTAGGATTTGATGAAGCCTATTACGGTATGAATGCAGTTAGAGAGGTTCTTGGTATCGAAGTTCTCACCGATGTTCATGAAGCATGGCAATGTGGATCTGTAGCAGCCGATATATTACAGATTCCCGCATTTTTATGTCGGCAGACTGATCTTCTTAAAGCTGCGGCTGAGACTGGTAAGCCTGTAAATGTGAAGAAAGGTCAGTTTCTATCTCCGAAAGAGATGGTTAATATTGTCGCAAAGCTGGAATCATTTGGTTGCAATAAGGTAATGCAGACTGAGCGTGGCACAACATTTGGTTATAATAATCTTGTGGTTGATATGAGAAGCCTAGAGCTTATGCGTGCTAATACTCCTGCTAATTATCCTGTCATAATGGATTGCACTCATGCAGTGCAATCGCCAGGTGGATATGATACATCATCCGGTGGTGATCGTGACATGGTACCTGCGATTGCTCGTGCGGCCGTGGCTGTTGGTGTAGCTGGTGTGTTCATGGAAGTTCATCAGGATCCTGATAATGCTCCATGCGATGGTCCTAATATGCTTCACTTAGCCAAATTTCGCCCTGTACTTGAGAAGCTACTTGAGATAGACTATGTTGTGAAGAAAGGAGCTTGAATATGAAACTAGGTAAAATTTGGGGTGATACTGAAGATTTGTTTACCAGCCCTAATGTAGAGGTGCATCGCATCAATACAAAGGCAGGCTTTCGGTGTTCACTTCATAGTCATCAACATCGTTGGAATGGATTCTATGTGATTAGTGGTATCATTGAAATCCACACTGAAAAGCAATATGGTTTGACAGATGTGACTGTGCTGCGGCCGGGCGATTTCACTGCGGTGCCACCAAATGAGGTGCATTGTTTTGTATGCACGCAAGATGCTCAGGCGCTTGAAATCTATTGGCCGCAGCATATGGAATCGATTGATATTGTGCGTAAAGATGTTGGTGGAATGATTCAAGGTCTCATTAAGGTACCAGATGATGCAGCCTGAGTTATCAATTATGTCTCAGGATAAATTCATTTCGACAATCGAACGTATCGTTATCGAAAAGAATATGTCATACCTAGATGCTATCATGCATGTATGCGAATCTGTTGGCATTGAAGTTGAGATGGTTCCACGTTTGATTACACCTCGCATCAAAAAGATATTGACAAGCGAGGCTAATGAATTGAATTTACTAAAACGTCGTGCTAATGAGCCAAGATTGCCTATCTAATGAAGATTAAAGTTGAAAACATAGTCGATATGGTGCGACCGAAAACTGTAGTGCATGTAGGTGCATCTACTGGTTCTGAGGTTAGACACTATCTCGATTCTGGTGTAGAAACATTGCATCTAATCGAGCCTTTGCCTGATGTATGTGAACAGCTTGTTAATACATGGGGCCATCAACATCCGCGAATTATCTTCTGGCAATGTGCTTGTCTGGATAAAGAGGGTGAAGTTGAATTTCATGTTGCAGCAAATGAAGGTATGTCATCTAGCATATATGGCAAACCTAATCTTGATATGCATAACTGCGAATTTATTGATAAGATCACTGTACCTGCATGTCAACTTGATGATTTGGGTTATATCGCAAGCCTTGAAGTCGACTTGCTTGTGGTTGATGCACAAGGTAGCGAAGATCGAGTATTTGCTGGCGCTACAAAGACATTAGCCAATACAAAATATGTGTTTACCGAAGCTAGTAGAATTCCTTTGTATGAGGGGGCTTGCACTTTTCAAGATATTTGCACAATTTTGTCAGATAGATTCGATCTGGTTGAAACCTATTTCAATGAAAGAGGAACGGGAGACGCCCTGTTTAAATGGAAGGAATGAAAGCCTACCAAGAATATGTCGCGTTGAAGCTACACTTCACGCAAGATAGGTATGATTATTTCAAATATATGGGTAAGACACGTTCAATTAGCGAAAGTGCATTTGAAATCAGAAAAGATGTATTTCATTTTCGCAAACTGGAACGTAGATATAAAGATGATCTGACTAATTTTTATGTCGCAAACATGTCTAGAGGTAAAGGCATCAAGTGGGTTGGTGATTTGATCACACTAGAGGCCGAAAAAACTTATATCGATTGGAAACGGCATATGGAATCTATCTCTTATATGTTTAAACAAGATATGCAAATCATAGCTGATTCATATCAGGATGTTAATAAAGCATGGCAGAGTAATGGTGAGCATCCTGAGGTGCTTCGACTGCATCTTGGTGATAAAGTGAAGCTTGAGAGTTTGATATTGGCTGATAGAGTTTTGGGATTTCATCAAGCATGGGATGCACGTATTCAAGACACGATCATCTGGCCTGATGTGTCTCGCAAAATGAGAAAATATGGACCCTTTGTTAAAGCCGATGCATCTATTTTGAAGAAAACCATGCGTCAAGTGTTTATTTCTTGACACAGGCCGTTCGACATGATATAAGTAGATGTGTGGTCATGCTCGAAGTGAAATACAAGACACACAAAATATACAAAACATACGGAGAATATACAAATGACTAATGACTTCGCTTCATTGAAGCGTTCTTCCACCAATAATCTGGATCGCCTTACTAAGGAGATCGGTAAGCTAGCAGGTGGCACCAATCAACGCGAATCCGATGACCGTTTTTGGCAACCCGAGGTTGACAAGGCTGGTAATGGTTATGCGGTGATTCGTTTTCTTCCTGCTGCTAAGGGTGAGGATCTTCCCTGGGTTCGTATTTGGTCGCATGGGTTTCAAGGCCCAGGTGGTTGGTATATCGAAAACTCTCTGACGACTCTTGGTCAGAAAGATCCAGTGGCCGAATTAAACTCTAAGCTGTGGAATAGCGGTAGTGATAAGGACAAGGAAATCGCTCGTAAACAAAAGCGGCGCCTTTCTTATATTGCTAACATCTATGTTGTCAAGGATCCTGCGAATCCTCAAAATGAGGGTAAGGTCAAGCTGTTCAAGTTTGGTAAGAAGATTTTTGACAAGATCAATGAGATGATGACACCTCAGTTTGAAGATGAGAAGGCCGTCAATCCCTTCGATTTCTGGGCTGGTGCGAATTTCAAGCTGAAGATTCGCAACGTCGAGGGCTATCGTAATTATGACAAGTCAGAATTTGATCGTTCTGAACCTCTGTCTGATAATGATAGTGATCTTGAGAATATCTGGGCTTCGCAGCATAAGCTTCAAGCTTTTATTGCACCAGATCAATTCAAGACTTATGAAGAATTAAAGACTCGCCTTGAACGTGTATTGAATGAGGCTGCTCCTCGTCGTGCATCAAATGATGAAGATAGTGAACGTGAGGAACGATCTGCATCACGCGCTTCAGCCGAGCCTAAGACTCGGAGTACTCTTGTAGAAACTCTTCCTAAGGCAGCTAGCGCCGGCGCTGGTGCTTCGGCCCGTCCACCATGGGAAGGTGATGATATCAGCTTGTTTGAACGACTGGCTGAGGAAGATTAAAATATTAAGGCGGGAGAAATTTCTCCCGCCTTTTTTATGGTGGTCGATTTCCATTTGGACGAGCTTGTGCTGATGGCGATGCTGCCGATGTAGTCGCTGGGGGTGATGGATTTGGTAGTTGAATTTGCCTTCTTACAGGAATTACTATAGGTGGTAACATGATGGTACCAGAAGAAGGCATTTGTCCTTCCGACATTCTCAAACCTGCAATTCTAGAAGCCAATTCTGAAGATGTTATACTACCTGATCCTAAAGCAAGCATCGCTTGATTTCTTTGTTCTTCTGATAAAAGTCCTGATGCGGATGAGGGCATTTCTCTCCTTAAATCAGGATTATTCATCATCATCTGAAGGCCTCTTGCTTCAGTCAAATAAGCAGTAGCTAATTCTATTCTTCTACGATTAAATTCTATCTGTCGTTCAGCCGAATTAATTAATTCTTCACTTTGTGGAGTTAACCCGCTTCTATTATATGGATTATTTCTTTCAGTTTGTATTGATCGTTCAGACACTTGTATAAGTCTTTCTGATTGACCAATACTTCTTTCTAAATTTCTTATATTTGCGCGAACTAGATTAGGATATGTTCTTACTTGACGTTGTGCCGCTTGCATTAACAAATTATTTCTACCAGGATCTTCGGGTCTTAGATTTCTCATACGTTCTAAATCAGCAGAGGCACGTTCAAATCCTAATGCATAATGTCTGGCAAGTTCTCCATATTCTTCTATCTCATTAACCTGCCTTTCTTCACGTGTTGTATTTGCATAATATGCTATGGTTGGTACGATTGTTAGTGCAGTACCTATTACACCACTAAGTCTAGCAATACCAGCACCAGGAACACGTGCTGGTCTTCCACTACTTATAGGTGCTCTACCACCAGGTTCTACTGTTGGTGCACGTGCAGGCGGGGGCCTTGGTTCTGCTGCAGGTGGTGTAGGTGCTGGTCTTGGTGGCGTTGGTGGCGGCCTAGATGGTGCCGGTGGTGCTGGACGTGATGGTGCCGGTGGTGCTGGACGTGATGGTGTCGGTGGTGCTGGACGTGATGGTGCCGGCGGTGCTGCCGGCCGTGTGGCAGCGGGTGATGATTGTCTTGGAAAAATTCTTTGAGATAATCTTTGTGAAAAACGATTGATTGCGCGGAATCCACGAAAAGCCAAGTAACTTCCTAATATAGCACCAGTAATTTCTGCTGCCAACATGAGTTCATCTGCAATCCGTAATATCTGACGAGGAAATTCATCAATTTGTTGAATTAATTCAGGTGATAATTGTGTAGCTGCTAAAGCTGTGGCCAAACCAGCAAGACCGAGCCCACCTAAAATATTTGGTAAATTTCTAATAGTTGATCGAGTTCCACGACCAATTGCACTAGCTATATTACCAATTCTTCTGGTATAGTTTCCTCTTGTATCATTTCCCTCAGCTCTATCTTCAAGATTACGGTTTTCTCTATTAAGCAATCTTTGTGTATCTTTTTGCTGAGATACTAACATTCTTCTTAATTCATTAGATGCAAGATAAGAATTTTCAGCTATTGATGACATCATTGCATATACATCACGACGTAATGCATCAAATGAGCTTTGAGTTACATAATTTCTATCATCACCTATTCTATTAGGTACACCAGCAGTTAATTCTCTCCGTGCTCTTTCAGATGAAACCATTCTATAATTCATGGCCATATCATGAAATCTTTTTGTGCGCTCATCATATATTATCGAGGTAGTCAATGTATTAGCTATATCTGTTAAAGATGCCATATTGATTATCCTTAGACTCGTACAGGTACGATTTCTTCATGAATAAAAATCGTTTGTATTTGTGTAGTAGATTCCGGCCGGGCGGCCGCAGCTATTCTATTTGTATTTTGAGGCATAGATGCTTCTGGAATAGGCATAGGTTGACCAGAAGATGTTGGTCGTGATGAATTTGATTCATTTTGAGGCTGTTGAGCTTCCGGCGCGCCACCTGTTGGAATTTGAGGTGATTCAGTTTCCGTTTGAGGTCGAGATTGAGATGTAGTTTGAGATGTAGTTTGACCTGCTGATGTTCGAGATGGTGCAGCAGGTCTAGATGCAACAGCCCCACGACTAGCTAATTTGTTTTCTAAATCATCTATCGTTATAAATCCGTCATTATTTACATCTAATATTGGATTTAATGAATAATAATTTTCCCCACGTTGTGTCAATACCCCATCACCGCGCGAGATTGCTGATGCAACTCTACCAGGTAAAAATACATGTGCATAAATCATACCTGCGCTTGCACCTGAGGGTAGACCAGTCATTCTAAAATAACTCTCAACCAGTTGAAGTTGCTGCACAGCATCCATTTCTCTTATTGCAGCAGTAGTCGTACCTAATCTTCGCGCCGTACCTTCAGTAAATTGAATAAGGCCAGTTGCAGTTTGTCCAGGTAATGTATTACGTGCAGTAGTTCTGACTCCACTCTCAACTCTCATAACAGCTAGAAGATTAGCAGGATGAATACCTAATCTATTTGATACTGCTATAAGCTCTGCTTGGAATCTCGGATCACCTTCTACATTTCCTGTTGGGCCCATCTCTGGACGAAATCTTATATCACCCTCATTATATTCTTGAGTTTGCTGTTGACCAATACGAGGCTCTGTTTCTTCACCAAAAAGAAAATTTGATAATCCATTAAATACTGTCTCTCGTCCCTCACGATATCCTTCACGAAATGTTCCACCTTCGACAGATCGTTGAACGCCTCTATATACACCAGCGGCCAGTGCAGCTAAACCTGCACCAGGTATAGTTCTTACGGCTATTCCGCGAGCAAGTCTGCGTGCTGTGCGTGCTATTTCTACGGCCGCTCTAGCTACAGAAATCGTGGCTCTAGCAATTAATGATGTTATTGCTTGTAAAATACCACTTGAATTTATATCTTCATTTTGTCTTGTATCTTCAATTTCTTCTTGTCTTTCAAATTGACGAGATTCTAATCTATCTTCTTCCTCTATTCGCTCTATTCTATCGACTATTGCACGTTGTTTGTCTTTTTCATCATTTATGCGGCGCAAAGTCTGAACCATTTCCCTAATGGATTCGCGAGATTTGATAAATGTTGATCCTATAGAACCACTAACAGTGTACATCATATTTGTGGCAGGACGCGATGGTCCAATCCTTAGCAAAGAAGCAAATGGCAATAAAGCCAAACTTGTCTCTCTAGCACCAGGACCAGTAAGATTATATCTTTCTGTCGCATCAGCCAATGTGGCCATATTACTGAGCGTTCCTCTTTGCTTCTTCTTTTTCTATAAAATCTAGCAGAAGTTTAACGTATATTTCCCTCTCCCAAGGTATCATATTTTCTATCTCATACAAACTATACTTGTGATGTTGCATAAGCGAAAAATTCAATGAATAATAATTTCCAAGATTATTGTGAGAGAGGGCTATCAAAAAAAATCTGCTAGACCTTTTAGCTTTACAGTATCAACTTGTCCACAACCAGAACACTTATAAGTTATTTCATGCTCCAATATTGGCATTGTATCAAAAAATTTCATTATATCTGCAAATTGCATATTGCTAAGAGAACCAATAAATTCTTTCACCTCATCTAAGCTTTCTGGCTCATATACTTCTTCATCATCAAAAACGCATTCAAAGCATTTTGATATTAAATCTGTTTCATCAACTTCAGGCTGTAACATATCTCCCACTTCTTTCATAGTGGGATATTTCATTCTAACAGTAAGCTTATCATTCAATTTTATATCTTTTGAATGCTCAGGATCAAACTTGACTTCAATGGCATCAAGGTCAATCTCGACTGTTGTTATTGCATCACAGCTTTCGCCTTTATAATTTACACCATCAACATGTCGATATCTAAGAGTTGCTTTTTCGCTAACTGATTTTGACCTGACTTTAAGAAACAAATATTCAAGATCGAAAGAAGGTAGCTTGGTTATATTGACATCTTCCGTTAAAATGCAAGCTGATAGTGTGTCTATCATTGCACGATACATATGATCCACATCTTTTGATTCCATAGCAATCAAAAGAGTCTTTTCTTCTTTTACAAGAAAAGGTCTAAATGTTACCTCCTTTTTTGATGACGGTATAGCCGCAGTAAAGGTCGGGGTAACTATTTTTGGTAAAGCCATAATATTCTCCTATCAAGCAAATGGTAATCTAAATTGTCTAATGCCTTGTGTAACAGCATCAAGTATACCGCTAGTTCCACCCAAGACACCTGTATTGGTAAGTATGGATATAGCAGGTGCAAATCCTGCCAAGAAATCTGAACGTCTGATGAAATCTTCTGCAACATATAGAGATTTTAGTGCAGCTGCCTTTGGGTGTTCTTCAGTCGCAATGAAATATTCCATTTGCACGGTCAGTTTTGATACTTGATCACCAGCAGACCAATCAAGTTCAACATCACCAATATTCAAAGGAAATGCTTCTTGAAGATTGACCCTATATTGTGGTTTAACTGATTGTGTTGATCCAAATATATTCACATTAAATGGATCTATGACATCTGCGGTATTTGTAAAAATAGTACCTAAATCACCGAGCGCAAGAGCTTCGCCTACAGAAGTAGCGGCCTCTGATTGGAATTGTGGTGTTTCAGGAAATTGAAGTATGTCGACAGATCCTATGATTTCATCATAAAATGTTGAGTCAAATATACCAACACCCCGTGATCTGCTGCCGCCGCGACGGTATCCCGCACGGCCACCTGATGATGTTGCAAGATCCTGCCAAGCCATTAGCACTTCACGTTCAATCATATTGTCACTTAAAATTATGCGTAATTGCATTGGTTGTTGCATAAACCGATATGGTATATTTCTAACTGGACCATGATATGACTGTTCTATTGTCATCAATGAACGACTAGGCAATGAAGCATGTTCTATTCTAAGAGGCAAAAATGAAGTATCAAAAAACCCACGAAGCGCAGGTGGCATATTCAATAATACAGAAAAATATGAGGGTTTTGCGGTACCACGTTTTCCAATTTCGGCAGAAAATTCTGATACATTAAAACGTCTATTACCCATGGGACTGCCTTTATAATTTGTTATAAGAATCGCGATAGACAGTTTCTCTACTTGCGCCTGCAAATCTATCAAGCGGCATAAAGAGAGCAATGTCCCATGATTTTGGATCTATACGAAAATATCTAGTTTTGACATGTGAGAATAGATATTGCTTTATACAAGGTTTGAACATATGATATTTGGTGACAGATTTTAACAGCTTATATGAAATCTGCATATGAGTTCTATCATCATAATTTTCATCACTTATGACAGTATATAAAGCATCCATCAGTCGTGCACGTAGTCGTAATGGTAGATAATGCATATTCAATCCCATAAACCCAGGTTGGGTTGATGTTCCTGCTGCACGGCCACCAAGTCTTGTCGTATCAAATGGTATCACTAAGGGATATCTGTCATAATATGGTAAATCTGCTTTGGTCTTTGGGTCATAAGCAAACAAATACATCTGACCTATCATAGGCACACTTACCATGGCACTACGATCTTCACCCATTAATGCATTAGGGCTAACACCAACCTTACTGGCCTGAGCGCGAAACCACGTTCTAGACTGTTGGGTTTTGTTAGGTATCATACCTTGTCTCTCACCTTGGGTGAGGATGCTATCAAAGGTATATGCCACCATTATTTTCGACCTAAATCCTTCTCTGTTATAATAACAAATTCCCAATTGCGATCAGCACAATATTCTCGGGCAGCTTTCCACTTCGCAGTATTTATCCCATATTTGGCAACCTCAGTCAAATACTTTCTTGTTGGTTTTCGTGATGTATCATGAGGTATTGGTTGTTGTGTCTGCATAAACGGTTTTACTTCAATCATCTTGATTGCTATTTTGCCAGTTCTATCTTTCATTTTTATGATAAAATCTGGAAAATATCTATGCCACTTACCATCAATTGGTGATTTGTAAGGAACTATGACTTCTTCCGAGGCCCATTCTATAACCGAATCATTTTGATCAAATTCGATCATGATCCTTCGCTCCCATAATGAGCGATAAATTATATTCGTTGGATCTCCCTTATATTTTGAGGGATTGATGGGTTGATATTTGCCTTTGTATGCCATATTTCTATCTAGGCGCAATAAATATTACATATTTTAAGAGGACTATAATTAATGGCATTTCCTGGGGAAACACCTACAGCTGAATTACAACAATTTCAGGGAATGAGACCTGCGCCACCAGCACGTCGCGCGCAATCACTTTATTTTCCAAATGATTATAGAAATATTGATCATTGTGTAACATTTCAAGTTAAAAAATTTGAACGTGTCACAAGAACATCAGCTTTAGCAAATGATCAAACACTTGTAAATCCTAATAGAAATACAAATGCATCTAGACTTTTGACAACTATAACTCTACCCATGCCAAGCATATTTAATACTGAATATGGTGTAGAATATGATGACGCTAAACAAATATCATCGGTAGGTGAACTTGCTGCAACTATGGCATCAATGGCCAGAGGTGGTAATTCGGAGGCGGCCGCCCGATCTCTTGGTCAAGCATTATCACAAATATATGGTGCTGGTGCCGCGGCAGGTGGCATTGGTTCTGCCGCTCAAAATGCTGGTAATGTAATATTGAGACAAATACAAGGTGCCACGCAAACATTAACTCCAGGCGTAGCTGGAGCTGTAGGATTAAGTGCTGCTGCTGGTTTAGCTACTAATGCATCAACATCAGCACAAGCAGTAATTGCAAATTTTCTTGGTGTAGCACGAAATCCTCATAAGGTAGTTTTATTTCAGGGTGTCAATTTTCGTAGGCATGTATTTTCATATAAACTATCACCTAAAAATATTAATGAAGCTCGATCAATATATAAAATTATAAAAGCATTTAAATATCATATGTCACCAAGCTATGGATTGGGTGAAACTCCTACGGCCGCACGAGGACTTTTGGCAGGATTAGGATTTGAAGAAGCTGGTGAAACAACTGGTAATATAACATCTGAGGCAGGATCCATATCACGAGCATTTTTTGAATATCCTGAAGTATTTGATATAAAATTTCAAGGTAGTGCCAGAAATAATTTATTCACTATAGGTGAATCTGTATTAAAAGGGTTTACTGTAAATTACCATCCTATGGCATACCCGGCTTATGTAAGGTCTCTAAATTCGCCAAATGTTTCTTCTCCCGCTGAAGTTGAGATAAGTCTTACATTCCAAGAGACCGATATAGTTACAAAAGAACAAATACAACAATTTGATAGGTAAACCATGCCTCATTATTTCTCAGCTTTTCCGACAATTAATTATGCTTTACCTAGTCTTAACAAGACTAATACGGTCACCGATATCACAAGAAGATTTGTGATCAGAGATTTTTATAAGAAAAACTTATTTTCATTTTTTAAATATGATATTACTGATGGTAATCGACCTGATAGTGTTGCTTATGAGTTATATGGCGATTCTACTTTAGATTGGCTAATATTATTACCAAATGAAATAATTGACCCATATTTTCAATGGCCTTTAGATCAAAATCGATTTAATGAATTTATTAGAAAAAAATATGGTAGTGTATCTACAGCGATGGGCACTATACATCATTATGAACAAATAATACAAAATAGATTAGAGACTGTAAATTCAGACGGTGAAAAGATTTTTGTGCCTGAACGTACTCTTCAGGTAGATCAAACAACATACTTATCACTTTCTGCCAATGCTAAAAAAGAAATCACTGCATATGATTATGAATTAGCTAAAAATGAAAGAAATAGAACAATATCTGTAATTGATATCGTATATGTACCTAGTATAGTGGATAGATTTAGGAATCTGTACATATGACAACGCCTCAACAGGCATCTGGTTCAGGTTTAATACAAGCTTTAACTATAAGATCGGCCACTCAACAGCAATCGCAAATAGATTTCAGACAAATCGCATCTGAAATTAGCTATTATGAATCTATTGACGCACCTGGTTTTACTTTAACTGCAACTCTGCTAGACGGAGCAGGATTTAGAACTGCTGTACCTTTAACTGGGGGTGAAGAAGTATTCTTTTCATTTTCAGATAGCGAACAAAATTCACCCAGAATATCTGGGTCGGCGATAGTATCAAAATTAGTAGATAAGGTTAGAGCAAAAGAAAGTTTAGATTCTTATTCTTTGTTTTTGTATCCAAAAGAACTCATGTTGCATAATTATGAAATTGTGGATACTTCATTTAAATCTCGTAAAATAGAAGATATAGCAAAAACTATAGTTCAAAATCATATTACTCCAATAAACGGTAGAACTTTAACAACAGTAGAACCTACTTTGGGTCAATTTACAACTATTTTTCCTAGAATTAGTCCATTTACAGCATTGAATTATTTGGCCGGAGAAGCTCAATCGGCTGACACAAAAAGTTCATCCAGATATTTTTTCTTTGATACCAACAAAGGATATGTGTTTGCTTCATTGCAATATTTGATGAAGCAACAGATTAAAAGAAAATTTACTTTGATAGAAGAACGTATTCCAGGTGATAGTCAATATGAAAGAAACCGCATAGTATCGATGGAAGAAAGAGTTGCATTTGACTTGGGGGAAGGTGTAGCATCTGGTCAATTAGGAACTCAAATTTTATCATTAGATCCAGTAGCAAAAAGATTTAGATCGACACAATATCTTTATAATAGAGATTATTCATCAATTGATCATATATCTCAGGAAAGAAGACTTACTGCAAGAGTTGCCCAACAATTTGGTACAAGATTTTCTAGAGAAGCTTTTATAGTTACTAATTCTCATCAATCAACTTTACCATATGTTACTGAACGAGAATCTTCAATACAGCAAAGTTATAGAAGACGTCAAGATTTTCTAGGAGTTGAAACTGCTGCGACTGCGGATATTTCATCAAATATAACGGTGATAACAGTTCACGGCGATTCAACCTTACATGCAGGTGATACTATAGAAATTATGGTTCCTATTACAGGAGATAGAACAATAAGAGACCGTGCAATGGATAATCTTGCAAGCGGTAAATACTTAGTTACAGCTGTGGCCCATCGCATTACTACAGGGGGTTTAACATATGTAACTGTTCTTGAATGTGTGAAAGATGCATTTATAAAGCGTGTAGAAAATATAGTAAGGGATAGTTAATATGCCGATTCGTTCACCTGAGTGGATGGGAAACAACGGGTTTGTATGGTTTGTCGGAATCGTCGAAGATAGATTTGACCCTCTTGGTATAGGTCGAGTTCGTGTTAGATGTTTTGGTTGGCACACCGAAAATAAAGAATCACTACCTACATCATCTCTGCCATGGGCTCAGGTTTTGATGCCAGCAAATTCGGCATCTATTAGTGGTGTCGGTTCATCACCAACAGGTTTAGCTGAAGGTAGCTGGGTTGTTGGATTTTTTATGGATGGTAGTACTGCTCAGACACCTATGGTATTAGGATCATTTCACGGTGTTCCTGGTGATGCTGGTAATTCTTCGCAAGGATTTGGTGACCCATACGGAACATATCCTCTTGCTAAAGGTATACCTGATACATCTATGCTATCAATAGGTAATGATGCATATTTGGAGCATCCTAATACTAAAGATCGTATATCCACCAGAGTTACAGATGTGCCTGAGGCCGCAATACGTAAAGCATCATCTGTAGCCTTTGATGATACAGATGATACTACATATGAAACCCCAACTTGGAATCAACCTGAATTACAGGGTCTTACTACACCACCATCATATCCTTTTAATCATGTTCGCACCACTGAATCTGGTCATACATTTGAAGTAGATGATACTGTTGGTGCTAGACGTATACATGAATATCATGCATCTGGGACTAATAGAGAAATTATAGATGATGGAACCAGAGTCACTCGAATAATTGGTGATGATTATGAAATTGTTGTTAGAGATAAAAAAGTAATTGTATTTGGATCATGTAGCGTAACTATTGCTGGTGATGCTAGATTAAGAGTTGACGGTGATTTAATTCATGAAATTTTAGGTAATTATCATTTGAGTGTCAAAGGAGATATGATTTCTAAAATAGAAGGCAATCGTAGCACAGAAATTTTAGGATCAGAGATAACACAGATCAATACAAATGATTCAAAAACTGTTGGTGGTACAAGAAACAGAGTAGTTGGATCAACAACCATAGAAACCTATGGTGATGCCATACAAAAGACCATTGGTGGAAATGTTACAGAGATAATCAAAGGTGACAAGCTTGTTGCAACTTCAGGCAAGACAACACATTTGGCAGGAACATCTATGGAAGTCGGCGCTGGTACAGATATGACATTAGCAGGTAAATCAACAGTGACAGTCAATTCTATAGGTCCAACCACAATCAAAGGTTCAAGAGTGGATTTAAACCCATGATAAAAATATTAGGTATCATATCATGAGCGGAACTAGAACTGCCATAGCTGTCGCAGCGACTGCTGCTGTAGCCGCTCTTGCTTTACGAGAATTGAGATCGGCAAATACTTCACCTGGAGCTACACCAAATTGTGCTGCTGGTCCTTTAGCTGAAGTGTCTCGACAATTATCTCAGGTTTCATCCGCACTTAACAATGCTGTACAATCATTGGCCTCATTACCTAGCCAAATTGAAAGTCAAGTTAATGCGGCAATCAACAGTGCTCTTAGTACTGCAATTGGTCCAGTGCGAACTCAAGCAAATGCGATTGCAAATGAATTAAATCAGCTTTTACAGTTTTTAAATGATCCCGCTAGATTTCTAGCACAGTGGATCAATATGCAAACATTATTTCCAAATTTGGATCTCCGTTCATTAGTTAATCGTCTATTATCAGGTCTTGGTGTATGCGCCGCCTCTAATTCGCCACCACCATCGACTAATTCTGCTGTTGCCGGACCTCCACCAGCCCAGCAAGCACAACCCCCACAAGCTAATTCTTCACCAAATTCATCAGTCGTTGCTCAAGGGTCAGCACTTCCTATTCCTGTAACAGTGCAACCACTATCTGGCCCACAGCCTTCTTCTGCACAGAATACATTAGGCGCACTTAGATTTCAAGAATCAGCAAGATTAGAAGTTCAAAGATATAGACTTCAATTAGAACGTTCTTTTACGTCTGATCCAACTGAAAGGCAGAGATTGCAATCCGAAATAGATGATATTCGAGACCGTTTATCATCATTAGCAGCTCCAACTAGCTAATAAATATACCATTAACGGAGAGGTTTCATGGCAGGTGCAATTAAAACTCCTGTGTTTAAGGATTTTGACCTGAACATGAAGGTCCATCCTGTCACAGGTAAGCTAATAATTAGAAAAAATTCCGAATCTGTCAAGCAGGCCATAAGAAACCTTGTATTGACCGATAAAGGTGAAAGACCCTTTCGACCATTATTTGGTTCTGATATCCGATCAAGGCTATTTGATTTATATGATCCGGCAACAGAATCTAATATAACAGCTGATGTAACTTTAGCAATAGAAAATTATGAAGAACGCGCATTATTATTAGGTGTTGGGGTTGCTGGTGATCCTGATAATAATAATCTAAGGGTTAATATAACTTTTCGTACTATAAGCTCTGAAATTCCTAATACTCTTACCCTATCTCTGGAGGCCATACGCTAATGGCTACAAATAATGCGCTAACTGTAACAGGTCTTGATTTTGATACAATAAGATTAAACCTGCGTAATTTTTTAGCAGGCAAGCCTGATTTTGCAGATTTTGATTTTGAAGATTCTGCCATAGGCACACTAATCGATTTGCTAGCATATAACACATATTATAATGCATTTTATGCAAATATGGCTGCTAATGAAGGATTTTTAGATACAGCGCAGATTTACGAAAATGTAGCATCTCGCGCAAAAATGTTAGGGTATCTACCAACTTCAGCACGTGGTCCAACTGCTAATGTTTTGATTAATTTTAGTGTTCTTGCCAATTCTACCTTTAGAACTATATCAATTAACAAAGATACTCAATTTAGAAGTACTGTCAACGGGGTATCTTATACATTCGTCACACCTCAAACATATGCAATATATGCAAATTCATCAAATCGCTTTAGTGGTTATATAAACATCACCGAAGGAACACCTCTAACTCATCGGTTTCTATTTTCAGCATCTAATACATCATTTGTATTACCAAATGCAAATACTGATACATCAAGCATAACTGTTGCAGTCACTACAGCAGGAAATACGCAGACATATATTGTCGCTAATGATCTGAATACTGTCAATGCAATATCTAAGGTATTTTTCATAGAACCAGATCGTGATAAGCTGTATAAGATTAGCTTTGGTGATGGTATAATGGGCGTTAAGCCATCATTTAATAGCACGGTATCGGTATCTTATCGAGTATGTAATGGTATTCGCGCTAATGGTGCGAATAATTTTACTGCTATTGGAACTGTTGGTGGCCAAAATAGTTTTACACTCAGAACAATGAGTCGCGCTAATGATGGTGCGGAACCCGAATCTATCGAATCAATTCGATTTAATGCTCCTCGTTTATATGAAACCCAAAATCGCGCGGTTACGAGAGAAGATTATCGTCGCTTAATTTTACGCGATAATCCTGATCTTGGTGCTGTGAATGTATGGGGTGGTGAAGAAAATGATCCACCAATTTACGGTAAAGTATATGCAGCCGTCAAACCAAAAGTTGGTACTCTAATCTCTACAAATCGTAAAGAACAGATTAAAGCTGGAATCAGACAATATAATGTACAGTCGATTGACTTAGAATTGGTTGATCCGACATATCTTTATGTAGTGCCAACATTAACTACCAGATATGATCCAACTCAAACAACATTGGCTGCTTCTGAAGTTGTCGCAGCTATTGCAAATAAAATTATAAGCTATGAATCTACAAACCTCAATAGATTTGATGGTAGATTTAGATTTTCTAGATTTTTGGATTTTATAGATTCGGCCGATGCTTCAATCGCATCAAGCACAGGTAAGATTCAAGTACAGAAGAAATTTAAACCTTCTACTACAGCACAAAATACATATACCATAACTTTTAATCGAGCATTATTTCATCCTAGTGCAGGGTATGTGTCAGCAGTATCATCTACATCATTTACGTTAGAAGGACAGACATGCTTTTTTGATGATGATGGATATGGTAACCTTAGAGTATATTATGTTTCTCAAGGTTCTAAGAATTTTGTGCGAACTTCAATTGGTACTGTAGATTATGTAAACGGTATCATTAAAATCAATTCATTCCTACCGACAGCTATTGGTAATGGTGGTGAAATCGATCTACGTGTTGAGATCGAAGAATATAACGTATCTCCAGTGCGTAATCAGATTCTTCTAATTGCTGGTTCCAAAATAACTCTGATCAATGATAATACTGGAGCCATCGATGCAAGACTTGAAACAGTATCTACCTTAGGTAATACAACAAGTCTTAATTCATCATCAATCGCACAGCTGACAGCTTATTGATATGAGCATTTCTGGCGCCGAAGAAACCTTTAAAAAGATTTCACCTCTTATTGAATCGCAGTTTCCTGCATTCATAAGAGAGGATGGCCCAAGATTCGTATCATTCCTAAAAGCTTATTATGAATATTTGGAGCAAACTGGAAAAGCTGGAGATGCTACCAGAAGCTTAGTAGATTATCAAGATATTGACCGTACATTAGATTCTTTTGTTCAATATTTTCAGCGCGAATTTATGCTGAATATACCGCAGAATGTATTAGCGGACAAAAGACTTCTTGTAAAGCATATTAGAGATTTTTATCGAACAAGAGGTTCAGAATTTTCATATAAATTTCTGTTTCAAGCATTATTCAATAAAGATATTGAAATTATATACCCTGGTGATTATATTCTTAGAGCTTCTGACGGTCGTTGGGTAAAAGAAACTATAGTTCGAGTAGGTCCCCCATTTAGTGCTAACCCTACCGTATTTGATGGTCAGATTATTACAGGACAGATATCTGGTGCGGTTGCGCGTGTTCAAAAAGTTTCGCAGGTTACAATATTAGGTCAAGAACTATATGAATTTTTGGTTGAAGATGTCACTGGTAGATTTTGGGATGGTGAAATTGTTACAAATCCGCTAGGTGATACGGCCACTGTATCATCTCAATTTGGTAGTGTTGTTGATATAGAACAGATTGATAATCCTGGTGCATTTCACGCGGCAGGTGATAATGTCATCATAACATCGGCCGGAGCGATTGCTTCAGCCAGAGTTACGTCAACAAATGATATTGGTCCAATTTCTTTTAGAATTAATAGAGGTGGTAGCGGCTATCGATTAGGCCAAAGCATCATAAGTTTAACCGGAGGATCAGGCACAGGGGCGGCCGCAACTGTTACGTCTCTTTCAAATACTACATTTGTAAGTTTAAATACTGATGCTATATCACCATTGCGTAATGTTGTGCTTAATACTGGATCAACCTTTGTATCTCTTGGTACTAATACTGCTTCTGTATCTGCAAATTTGGCAACTGCTAATATAAGTTCGGTAATAGGTGCAAAATTAAAATTTGCTAATTCAATTGCCGGTTCAATTAATGCTATATCTGTATCAAGCGTAGGTGTGAATTATACTTCTGAATTACCAACCGTTACAGTTAGAGATCAAGTTGTATTTGAACAAAACATTTCAGGTCAAAATGGTAGATTTAAAGGTGATGACGCAGTAATCATTGCTATTCGTGCGCCAGGTGCTATAACGGGTCTTGATATAATATCATCTGATCCATCATTTGACAATTTAACAACTGCATCAGTGATAAATTCTCGTGGAACAACTTCAACTACTGATTCATATACAGACAATGCTGGTAGAACAAGATTTACAATACGTAATGAGACTTATAGTGCAACAATTAAGCCTGAAGTTTCAGCTGTTATTACTTTACCAGGTCGCTATATCGATACCAAAGGTTTCTTGAGTTGGAATATGCGACTTCAAGATAATGATTTTTATCAAGAATATTCTTATTTGATAAGAGTAACAGAGATTGTTGACAAATATAGAGATGTTGTAAAGAGAGTATTACATCCTGCCGGTTCAAAGATGTTTGGTGCTTATGTATTTACAGCTTCTAATATGAATCATATTGATCATTCAATAACAGGTATAGAATCTACTAAAAAACCTGTCACTCTTGATGTAAGCAAAGCTGCCGTTAATACTTCTGTGAATTTTTCTGTGGCCGCGGAGGAAAGTCAACCAGTAGGTTTGACATTTAGCCCATCAGGTAGAAAAATGTATATGATTGGACAAAATAATGATAGAATATATCAATATAATTTGACAACCGCATTTAATACATCAACAGCTTCATATTCATCAAAAAGCATTTCAATAGCCAATACAACTACATCCGGCCCCGGAGATACAGCACCAACCGATGTAAAATTTCATCCTGAAGGTCATACAATGTATATTGTTGGTACCGTTAGTGATAGAGTTTATCAATATACACTATCAACCGCATGGGATGTATCTACAGCAACATATGCATCCAAAACTGTGTTAGTATCATCACAAGACACCGCACCACAGTCTCTTGAATTTGGTGATAATGGTTCTAAGATGTATATGTTAGGTTCTACAAATGATAGAATATATCAATATACATTATCGACCCCATGGGATGTATCAACTGCATCATATGCATCTAAGTTCTTATCAGTATCTTCACAAGAGGCAAGTCCTTTAGGTATGGCATTTAGTTTTGATGGAACCAAAGTATTGGTTGTAGGTTCTAACAATGATACTGTATATCAATATAATTTGACTACAGCTTGGGATATTTCAACTGCTTCTTATTCAGGTAAGAGTTTGAGTGTATCTACTGAAGAAAGTGTGCCGCATGGTATAGCTCTTAGCTTGGATGATAGCAAATTATTTGTGGTAGGTACCGGTACAGATACGGTTTATACCTATCTAAGGTCATCCTAAAGTCTAATAAATAATTTGTCTATGGTGAGGACCTCATGACTAATCTAATAACTCCTTCATTTCGTATAAACACATCCGAACAATTTAAGGAAGCTTTTTCTGAAGCTAGCCCTACTCGGATGTATATGTTTGTGGGTAGAATAACTCCATATTCAAATGATCAAGTTGCTACAGCAACATCAAATACACTTACGGCCACAACTTTTGATGTATATAAAGATATGGTCGCATTAAAACGTATAAACACAACTGATATCATATCCATTGCACCCAGATATAACTGGACAACTGGCACAGTTTATATCCAATATGACAATTCAACAACTAATTTGTTTGATAAACAATTTTATGTTCTTACATCAGATAATAATGTATACAAATGCATTGATAATAATCGAGGTGCCGCATCTACTGTCGAGCCGACAGGCACAAGTACATCAATTATAACAACCTCTGACGGATATCGTTGGAAATTTCTGTATACAGTAACTACAGCTGATGCACAAAAATTTCTCACAACCACTTATATTCCAGTAAGAGAAGTTACAGCAAATAATGGTAGCGCACAATGGTCTGTGCAGCAAGCCGCGGCCAATGGTTCTATTGAACATATTGTAATTACATCAAATGGTGCTGGCTATATCAGTACATCAAATTCATTTTTATCTATCACTAGCTCTAGCATAGTTCAATTATCAAATAATGCACTTCAGGTTGATGGTGCTTACGTTGGTTCATCAATATACATTTCATCAGGATTGGGATCTGGTCAGCTACGTCGTATTATACGATATACTGGTACGGGTCGCACGGTCACTGTCAATTCTGCATTTTCTGTGACACCAAATACTACATCTAAGTATATAATTGCTCCTGCGGTAATAGTTAGCGGAGAAGGTGGAAGTCACACTGCTGTTCGAACAACAGCTTATGTTTCAAATTCTGTTGGCGGACAAATTAGAAAGATAACAATTTTAACTAATGGTAGAAATTATGGTTATGCTAATGTTAATATAATCGCAAATTCTACATATGGTTCTGGGGCCGCGGCCAGACCTGTAATATCTCCGCGTAACGGTCACGGTTCAAAAGCTAAAGATGAACTTAATGCCAAAGATGTCATGATGTCAATTTCCGTATCAGGTGGTGAATCAAATACATTTCCAACTAATAATGATTTCAGAACCATTGGTGTGATACGCGATCCAGTACTTAGATCAGGCCCTGTTGCTAATTCATCGGTTATTGATCAGTGTCATAGAATAATTGTTCAAAATGTTACAGGTGACTATACGGCCGATGAAGTAATAACTGGTGGAACTAGTGGTGTAAAAGGTAGAGTTGTATATTTTGCAAATACAAATGCTGCTAGAACAAAAGGTATTCTTCGAGTAATTCGTGTCACCACGGATGGTATAGGTAGAGGATTTTCACAAACTGAAACATTAACAGCGGCATCTTCTGGTGTTACGGCTTCAGTTATAAACGTAGTCAAGCCAGCTATCAGAGAATATACGGGAGATGTCTTATACATAGAAAACAATTTACCTGTATCAAGAAGAACCGATCAGGTTGAAGAATTTCGCTTCGTCGTGACGTTCTAAGGATAGGAAATACAGATGGCGTCTATTGCTAATACCGTCACGATTTCGACAAACCTTAATGTCGATCCGTATTATGATGATTTTGATGAATCAAAGAATTTTCATAGAATTTTATTTCGTCCTGGTCTAGCTGTTCAGGCGCGTGAACTTACTCAAGTTCAATCTATTTTACAAAATCAGATTGATAGATTTGCTGAGCATATTTTTAAAGAAGGTAGCGTTATTCGTGGATGTCAAACCCTTCTTGATAAAGATGTATTGTTTATTAAATTAAGAGATAGAGCATCGAATGGAACAACCACGGTCAATGTATATTCATTTTTAAATAAAACTATCACGGGTGTAACTTCAGGAGTATCTGCTAGCGTTATTAAAGTTAATGACGGGTCAGAAGCAAATACACCAAACTATAAAACACTTTTTGTTAAATTGACGGGCGCCAATGGCCCTATTCGTATGTTTTCAAATGGCGAAATTATCAATTCAACAAGTGGTGGATTTACTGCTAATTTAATTAGCTCTGGGGCTACTGGATTTTCGGCCCTGATGAAAATATCATCAGGTGTAATCTTTGCAAAAGACCATTTTGTTCGTACAGATGACGATCTTTTAGTTTTATCGAAATATTCATCTAATACATCTGGGAGAATTGGTTTTAATGTAATAGAATCTATTGTTAAAGAATCTGATGATTCTACATTGTTGGACCCTGCATCAGGTTCATATAACTATGCCGCGCCAGGCGCAGCAAGATTAAAATTATCTGCTAGATTTGTTACAATTGGTTTGAATGAAACTGCAAGTAATAATTTTATAGAACTTGTTCAGTTAAAAGATGGTGTAATTCAATCACAATCAGATACTCCACAATATGGTCTATTGCGTGATTATTTTGCAAAACGCACTTATGATGAATCAGGTAATTATGTAGTAAAGGGCCTAAATCCTAGACTTCGCGAACATTTATTAAGCGCGAATAACCAAGGGGTATATACTTCTGGTGAAGGTGGAGATTCAGCAAAACTTGTCGTAGAACTTACTCCAGGTAAAGCCTATGTGCAAGGTTATGATATTGAAACTTTACAGAGTGCTAGAGTAGCGATTGATAAAGCAAATGATTATGCTTCAGTATCATCGGCTTCTACCATTATCGATTATGGTAATTATGTCATAGTTGACAATATTGTTGGTAATTGGGGTGTAAATTCGCAAGCTTTAGTAAGTCTGCGGGCCCAGCAAGCTAATGCCGTATCCACATTATCATATTCAACAACATCATTACCGTCAACACAAATTGGTACAGCTCGGGTTCGTTCTTTAGAACATTATAGTGGCACTCCGGGGTTACCTTCAGCTCAGTATAAGCTATATCTGACTGATATTAATATGAATTCCGGATTTGGCTTTACAAATGTACAATCCATAGGATATGATGGTGGTGCAGGCACTGCACTTGGTAAGGCTGATATACTTGGTTCTAATGGTCTTAATGCTAATACCTCAGAATCAGCATTTGATAGGGCCGTTTTTAGATTACCTGCAAAATATATTAGGCGTCTGAGAAGTACTTCAGGTACAGTAGTATCTGATTTTAGATTTAAGAAATCATTTGATATTACTTTTGGTACTGCAGGTACTGCAACGGTTACAACAGGTTTAGCTAGCGAAACGTTCTCAGGATCAGGTGCATTATCTGCATCTCTTGGAAGAGCAAATTATTATGTGGTTGCGCGAGGGTCGGGTAATACCGGTGCAATTGGCACACTGCGGTTAAGCACAACAAGTGGATCCAATACAATAACGCGTTCAAATAGCTCCATTGATTTGACCACACGTATTAGTCCAGGCGAATTGATTCGTGTTGCAAATACCGGTGATTTCATTGTAACATCTGTATCTGCATCATCTTTGACGACTCTTTCTACAGCAAGCGCAACCAGAACAGGTATGAGGGTTCACAAGCTAATTAAGCAAGGTCAAATTTTAGATTTTGGCGGAAGCGGTGGTCTTGCTGGCACAGCTCGTAGCATAACTGTATCATCATCTACTCAAACTGATTTTGATCTTAAAGAAACTCTTGGTTCATCTATCAATGCTACTGTGATAGCAGAGTTAAACAAAGTTGATGGACAAGAAGCATCTAAGACAGTTAACCGTAACCGACTGGTTCAAATTAGAGTTGGGTCTGGTGGTGGTACATCATATGTGGCCAATACTACAGGGCCCTGGCCTCTTGGATTATCAGATGGTTTTAAATTATTATCTGTACGCAAAAAGTCCGGGTCTAATTTTGCCAGTCTGACTGAAGGTACTGACGTAACAAATAGCTTTGTGCTTGATTCAGGTATGAATGATAGCTATTACAGTCATGCACAATTAGTTAAAAAGCCTGGTGCTGGGATTAGCATATCTTCTGGTGATAGATTGCTTGTAAAGCTTGATTATTTTATACATAGCTATTCAACTGGTGTAGGATATTTTTCTGTAGATTCTTATCCTGTGAGTGATGCAACTGCAGGAACAGATACCACAAAAATTTATACATATGATATACCAAGATTTACATCACAACGTACAGGTATCCTTTACGATCTTAGAGATTGTATTGATATACGTCCAAGAATGACGGATACTGCAAACACGGTTACCTCGCTTTCAAATATATCAATAAATCCAAAACTATCAACATCCTTTGATCAACCGTCCGGTGGTCTGCGATTTATGTCAACTGGTGATACATTTACTACGGATCTTGATTACTATCTGTATAGAAATGATAGAATAGTTTTGGATCGTAAAGGTATATTTTCTCTAGTAAGAGGCGTTCCATCCAATAATCCGACAACACCGGATGAACCATTGGATTCCATGTCTATTGCTACTATAAATTTAACTCCATATCCATCTCTGCCTGATGAACAAGCACGTAGAGTCGGAAGAACAGATCTTGCATCTAAAGTATTTCCTATTAAGAACCCTAGATTTACTATGAAAGATATTGGTGTTCTTAGAGATAGAATTGAAAATCTTGAATATTATACAACTCTAAATTTATTAGAGATGGATACCAAAAATCTATTGATTCAAGATGAAACTGGTAATAATAGATTCAAGAATGGTATTTTGGTCGATCCATTCTACGGCCATAATGTTGGAGATGTTACTAATTCTGATTATAAGATTTCTGTAGATTCAGCTAAGGGTGAAGCACGTCCACCGTTTAAGCTAGACAATTTTGAATTATTCTATAATTCTGCTAATTCATCAAATGTGGTTCGTACGAATACGACTACAGGTGGTGTGGCTAGAGATCAGATAGTATTCATTTCAAATAGTGCCGCTGCATTTGCGAATGGTCAGACTGTAACCGCAGGTGGTGCATCTGGTACATTAAGATTTAAAGTCAATAACAAACTGTATATTGAAAATGCTACTGCAAATTTCTCTACAGGAGCTACGGCAACAAGTGGAGCTGTATCATCTACAATTTCTGGTGTATATGCAATTCCACCTGGAAATCTTATAACTCTACCATATACACATGAAGTTTTTGTTCGCCAGCCATTTTCTTCTACTACAAAAAATGCAGCAGGTTTATTTTGGAAATGGAATGGTAGAGTATTTTTAAATCCTGATAGTGATTATTGGACAGATACTGTCCAATTACCTGATGTAAATGTCAATGTTGATAATTTTGATGATAATTGGGCGCAAAGCGGGGCCTGGGGTACTTCTTGGAATAATTGGCAAACCGTTTGGCAATCATCATCGGATGCAGTTGTAAATAATACAACAGTATCAACTCAAGGTGATGCTACAATAGCAACAACAACAAGTACCACTACAACTACAACGACATCTGGTCAAGTTAGAGAAGGTATTCAGTATTCACTAACTCCAGTAACAACTACAACTAATTATGGCCCAAGAGTCATATCAACAAACATACAACCGTTTATGCGGTCTAGACCTATTAGATTTACCGCAACAGAAGTTAAGCCTGGTGCAAGATTATATGCATTTTTTGATGGCACACCAGTATCAGAATATGTAACTCCAACCAATTCATCCTTTGCAAATACTGCTAGAGAAGGTGGTCCGCTTTTTTCGGCTGCTAATGGAAATGTTTATGGTATATTCAGAATTCCTGCTGATGAAAGATTAAGATTTAGAACTGGTACATTAAGATTCCGTTTGTCAGATTCACAGACAAATGATATATCAGCAGGATCATCTTTGACTTCAGCAGAAGGTTCATATTCATCGCAGGGATTGACACAACAAACTCAATCTACCATAGTATCAACTACCAATCCACAAGTTGTTATGACGGCCGTATCTGAAAGTCAAACTGCAATTACTAATGCAGTATCAACAACAACTACTTCAGTTAGTGCATCAGTTACTCAAAATATTACAAATGTAATTAATGTTACTCAAGTTGTACAGCAACCAGCCCAAGAAGATCCAATAGCGCAATCATTCACTGTTAATACTCTTGCGGTAGGTAAAGTAAATGGTTCTGGTGCATTTGCTACAAAAGTTGATCTTTTCTTTGCATCTAAATCCACAACACTTGGATGTGAAGTCCATCTAAGAGAAATTGATACATTATCAAATACTATAACACCCAGGGTAGTTCCATTCAGTACAGTATTTTTGCAACCAGCAGAAATAAATGTAAGTGATAATGCTTCTGCGCCAACACCAGTATATTTTAGCGCACCTGTATATTTACAAAATGGTAGAGATTATGCAATAATAATAAAACCAGTAGGTAATAATCCAGATATAACTTTGCATATCTCTCGTTTAGGTGAAGTTGATAAATTAACAGGTAATAGAATAACTTCTCAACCAGCCGCTGGTATGCTATTTGCTTCAGCAAATGACAAAGTTTATACAGCGATTCAAGAAGAAGATTTGAAATTTACACTTTATGTTGCAAACTTCCAAAATTCATCGGTAGGTTCTGTAGTATTTAAAAATGAATTACGTGATTATTTGGAAATTGCAAATGCATCAGCAGCTTTTATTCGAGCTGGTGAATTAGTTCACGGTGAGACAATTCTTGTTGGAACATTTGCTAACACAAAACATGTAAATACCGGAGTTACTTATGTTCAAGGTATGACTTCGGGTGCTACTGGAACCATATCACGGTTTAGCACATCACAATTACGGGTTCGTAATGTATCATTGACTTCAAAATTTAGAGGTGGTGAAACTATTCGCATTCGCAATACAAATGCAACAACAGGTGTCATAGTTGGTAATTCGACTGGGGGTATCACCTCAGCAACAACACCAACTGGTCGCGTAGCATATTTTGATGCGGTATCATTTGCGAATACCTATTTGCATCTGGCAAATGTGGCCTATACAAATAGTGGCGCAGCTTCTGGTTCAGGTAGAGTTTTCTTTGCTAATAACTGGATTCGCGGTCAAGTTAATGGAGCGATAGCTCGCATAGTTAAACTTGATCGTCTTCAGGCCGATGTATTAAATATATCTACTGATTTCTTGACACCAACAAATACCGCGATAATTGTATCTGGTAAATTTGCCACAAGCAATAGCAGTAGAGATACCTCATATATCAATCTTGATGTAAATAATAATAATGAATTTGCATCACCTAGATATGTGCTTAGCCGTAGTATGGAATCTAATACTTCGATTAGTGGTACTTCAATGGGTGCAGATAGATCAGCAGAAATTAAGACCTCATTGATTAGCTTGAATAGATATGCATCACCAGTTCTTGATGTTCAACGCATTTCTGCTATCATAGTGGAGAATTTGATTAATAATGATACAACTGGTGAGGCCAATACCGCAAGTGGTGGTAATGCTTTAGCAAAATATATTACTAGAAAAATGACACTTGCTGATGGTCAAGATGCGGAAGATATTAGAGTTTATCTGACTGCTTATCGTCCACCTGGATCAAATGTAAGTGTATATTACAAAATTCTACACAAAGAAGATAGTGATACATTTGCTAATGCTAGATGGATTCCAATGGATCCTTCTTCGGAAGCAGGATTTACATCATCTACCACATATTCTAGCTCAGAATTGAAAGATGATTTTAGAGAATATGTATTTGTCCCACCTGTTTATGTTGAATCTGGTGGAGAGTCTGCTTATAAATCGGGAACAAATCCAAGCAATAGTGATATAATTGAATATAAAAATTCAACTGGCGCTAAATTTGTTGGTTATAAGTATCTGTCAATCAAGGTCATTTTAACAAGCACGTCAACAACAAATCCACCAAGATTAGATGATGTTAGAGTGATTGCATTACAGAGATGACAAAGCCACCTTTTGCTAAAATAAAAAATGAATCAGGTTATGTTAAAGATATGGCCAATAAGGCTATACTCTCAACTGATCTTGTTGGATTAGAAGCATATAAGACGAGAAAGAAAAAAGCGGTCGAAATGCAATCCAAATTAGATGAGATAAATACTCTAAAGCAGGACGTCGCTGAGATCAAGGATCTATTAAAACAGCTACTCGGATCCAAGGAATAGTCATAGATGGCTAAAATTGCAAATGTCGCATTAACTAATACGTTTGATACCTGGAGGATTCGATCTAACCAGGCATTTAATCGTTTAAGTCAATTTGCGATTGATGAATCAAAACTTTATGCTAATACACTAACTGCTAACGTGCAGTTTGTATCTTTAGGTGCAACAAAGCTAGGTTCAAGTGCCACTACAAGAATTATAGCTAATGGTCTATTATCAACTAACGGCAATTTTACTGTATCAGGTAACTCAGTTATAGGCGCGGCCACTAAGCGTACTGTGATAAATGGAACGGTAACGGCTAACGGCAATTTAACAATAACTGGTAATACTACGATCGGTGATGCCGCTACTGATAGATTAACTTTAAATAGTAATACTGTTTCAATTGGTGCGGCCGTATTAAATATTGATACTGGACTTCTATTTTTACAGAAAAATTCAAATAGAGTAGGTATTAATACACTACGCCCAAATACGGCTTTTCATGTGAATGGTGTGGTCTTGGCAAATAGTGGATTCAAATATCCAGACGGAGCTTTAACAACTGCGCCACTATATGTGTATGATGATACCGGCTCTCAGTTGTATCCATAAGGTAATACGATGGCAAATCCTTTAAAGGTCAAAAAAACAGGCGCTACATTTAACGGCCTGCAGCTTATGACAAATGCAGAGATGAATTATACTGTCGATGTTGTTCTTAAATTATTTGCCAATACAAATTCAGGTCTTGGTACTGTAAATATTGATGGTGCTACTGGTACATCAATTGGTACATTTGTTGATACTTCTAGATCAGGTTCTGTTGGTGATCACCCAGTTGCAGATTCACCTACAACAGTAACCACATATACATTTAAGCAAGATGTTACAACTGCTGCAACAGAAGTTATAACAAGGCCGATTGAACATTCATCTAGCGGTATTAGACAACAAAATGATACACAGCTAAATGCATCAATCATCACACGAGCCTTAGCTAACTGTGCAGCATCTGGTATAGGTTCATATGCATTACAACCTAGTGCTCCAGTTGGAACTTGGACATCAGTCGGCACCATAACAAATAGTGTTATCGGTGCAACCAATACATCAACCTTGTGGAGAAAAACTGGTGGTACTGCCCCAACCGCGGTAAGACCATTAAAATATCAAACTAGTCCGTCAAAATCTTTCAAAGAAATGACGGATGTTGAAATACAAGGTCTTACTAATAGATTTCGTAATCAGATCATATCTACTGGTATTTGCACTTACAAATTACAAACATCAGCTCCATCACCAGGCACATGGACTACAACCGGTGCGGCCTTTGATGATACTAGAAATACACTAGCATCTGCGAACTATACCGGATCATATACTGGTTCATATGGAGCCACTTATAGTGGATCCTTTGCAGGATCTTATGCAGCCACTTATAGTAGATCCTTTGCAGGATCTTATGCAGCCACTTATAGTAGATCCTTTGCAGGTTCTTATTCCGGTAGCTATTCCGGTACATATTCTGGTCCTTATTCAGGATCTTATACAAGAAATAGATCACAAAATTTTCAAACATTTTTTACTGGATTTGGTGGTACGATTTTTACTGGATTCTTTACAGGATTTTATACAGGGTTCTATACAGGATTTTATACAGGATCTTATACAGGATCTTATACTGGTAGCTATACTGGGAATTTTGCTGGTACATATACTGGTAACTATACTGGGAATTTTGCTGGTACATATGCTGGTAACTATACTGGGAATTTTGCTGGTACATATGCAGGATCATATGCCGGATCATATGCTGGAACAACTATTCAAGCAAGTTCAGCTACCATTTCAACAGTCAGCCTTTGGGTGAGGACCGCATAAATGTCTGATAGACAAATTTTGGAACCATATTGGGCATCCAATTTAAAAAATCAAATAGTATGTAAATTTAAATATGCTGATGGGCGAGAAGTTGTGGCATCCGTATCGCAAACGGATGAAGGTAATCCTGATTGGGATGAAATAATTCAGAAATTTACTATGGAAGAAATTGATGCCAATACGGCCGCAGGTGTTCAAAGACATGAAGAAAATCGTTTAAAACGTCAGATGGAGCAGCAACGTCAAGCCGATAATTTTAGACGTGAAGCTTTGTTTATGGCTAAGAGTGATGCATTTGAAGTTGATTTGGTAAGAACTTCTACAAATACTGAGTTAAAATCAAAACTTAGAAAAGCGGCCTCTATTATGGAAGTTACTTTACTTGCATCTATGATTGCGCTAGATAATTACAACATGCAAAAGGTGACAGTCGATGCCGAAACGTCGTCAGCAAACACAGCTTGAGCCTAGCAAAGGCTATCTTCTTGTAGCATCATATTCAAAAGCTTATTATGATGCTGCAATAAGATGCGCGATATCTATTCGTGACCATCATCCTGATGCTAGAATAGTTCTGTTTACCCATGCAGATTTTATTAAGGATTCCGATAGATATCTATTTGAAGATGTCATAACTGGTATTCCGTATCATATGCGCGCAAAATTATGGGCCCTTGATAAGACTCCATTTGATATAACTCTATATCTAGATTGCGATACTGAAATATGGCATAATGATATTTCTAATATATTTGACCTATTAGGTGATAGTGATATCGCAATAACTAATATTCGAGAATATGCTGGAAAAGGCACTAATGTAAGTAAGACTGAAAAAATGACACATCACTGTGGTGTATTTCTTTATAGAAAAAATACAACCATTAGCTTTATGCAAAAATGGTGGTGTGATTATTTGATTCAAACAACACGTGGTCCATGGCCATATCCCGAATATGAATCTAATATGAAACCTTGGGATCAATTTACTTTTTGGCGGTTGTTGAAAGAAGAATTTAAAAATATTAAAGTATCAATCTTGCCAGATGATGCTAGATGGAATTTCATACATCTGTATCTAGATAGTGAGACCGATAAGCCAATAGTGGTCTGGCACTATACAATACCCAGAGGAATCGTAGATGCAAACTCTATCAAAGATACATCCTATTCTCCAGAAAATTTTAGATGACTTTTCTGATTGGTTTTTCCAACAAGATTTGTCACAATTAAAAATACAAAGACGAGATGATTTTAAGAAAAATCTATCTTACATAGAATGCACTAATAGAGAATATCTGGAGTCGGCCTTACCGACTCCGGAGAGATTTGGTTTTCCTAGAGACTGTTATGGTATTGATATGATCATACACCATTCGAAGGAAAGAGAGTTTTTTCCGACTTATTTTGATCCAGTGCTTAGAAAACTAGATGATGATCTAATGACATTTCTTGGCGCTAGAAATAATGCATTAAAGATGTATTATCCACCAGAAGGTTTTATAGGATGGCATAATAATGGAAATGCACATGGTTACAATATAGTAATAACATATAGCAAAACTGGTGATGGTGCATTTTATTCATATGATTTGAAAACCAAAGAAATCATAGAATACAAAGATAAGCCAGGTTGGAATATAAAGGTTGGATATTTTGGTAAATTTTCAGAACCTGATACTGTATTTTGGCATTCGGCTAGAACCGATTGTGATAGATTGACATTAAGCTATATCATATATGATAAAAATATTTGGGATAATATGATCGAAGATATTCAATCATGATTTGGTTAACATTTGAATAACTTCTGCATCTGACATCTTTAGACTAAACACAGAATCAACTAATGAAGTTCTATTGAAAATCCATTTCATATCCAAAATATCATAACCATCTGGATATTCAAATGTAATAAATTCATCATTACCAAAATATTTGATCATATATTCTTCACTGGCCGATATGAATTTTTCATATAGATCATGATGATTACCACCAGTCCACATCATGATTGATGAATTTAATATGGTAAAATACATACCCAAAGTCTTTTTTCGTAAATGAGTATTTACTAAACTTTTATGCGTGATTTTAGATGGGTTTTGTCCTATGATTAGCTTGTCACCAAATTGTAGCATTTCATCTATAGGCTTTAAAAGCTTCGAATCTAGATCAAAAAATATACATTTTGCACCATCTTCACATAATCCTGGCTTAAATAATAGAAGCTTGAACCACCAACCTTCCAAATCATGATCACGCACATCTATCGGAATAATATCTGTGCCTATAAATTCGTCGGGGTCATCGGTTAGGCAATAGTGTTTGAATGGTGAACCGAGATAAATCTTACTTGATTCATTAATGGCCATAACATATTTTTTGTTATATTTTGGCTTTACTAATATGGAGTATAGATGATACATGTCGACCTCTATAAAATTCATATGCTATAAGTGGGGAAAGAAATACCCAAGTATATATGTTAACAGATTATATAATATGGTAAAAGCACATTACAATGGCAGCTTTTCTTTTCACTGTATAACTGATGATATTTCAAATATTAGAAATGAAATTATAACACACGACATTAATAAAATTGCATCATTTCGTAAAGATATAGGATCAATTTTTACAATAGAAAAATTAAGTTCATTTAAACCTGGTTTTTTGGATGGAGGTCGATTTGTTTTACTAGACCTTGATATCATAATACATGGTAATTTAACAGAATATTTGAATGGGTGTTTTACAGAATTTAGATTGATCAAAAATTATTGGCAACCTGATTATGCAGATATAACCCATTATGGCGGTAATTACTGTTCAATAAATTCATCATTCGTTACATGGAAAGATGATCAAGCATCACACATATATGATTTTTATATGAAAAATCTCAATAAGATTTCTCGGGTTTACAATAGTTTTGATAGATCATTATATTATCTTCAAGATGGGCAATATGCATTTCATTCAAAAGGAATAGTATATTCTTATAATGGAGGGGCCCACTATCCTGATGATAGGTCCGTAGGATTATATAGAGATTCTTATAAAATTTGCATATTTAATAATTCTCATGGTTATGGTATGGATATTAACAATACAAAAAATTGGGCATTAAGCATGTGGAAAAAATATGATACCTTATAAAGATATGAAAGAAAAAATTTCATCCAAATATAATAAGTTAATAAGAACGTCAGAATGGCCAATATCTCATGTATTAAATGATAGCATAGATCCTTATTATTCTAGTATAGAATATGAAATTGTCGAATCTTTGATACCGCATATTGAAAATGGTTCTAAAATTGCCATATTAGGTTCTTGGTTTGGTATAACTTTTTTAGAAACATTTTCTTTAATAAATCACAAAATAGATACGATAAAGCTATTTGATTATGACCCAACGGTTGAAATAATTGGTAAAAAAATATCCAATATGGTAGATATTGATGTCAAATATCTAAGAAAAAATGTAATTTTTGATGATATAACAAAAGATATAGATGGGTTTAATATCTTCATAATACCCTATATTCATATGCTATTACCTTTTGATGATATTATTCCAAATGCACCTAAAAATAATTTGATTTCATTGTCTGGTTCAAATGATGCATTTTTAATGAGATATGGAAATCCTATATTCAATGTAGATGATCTAAAGCAACAAACAACATTTTCCGATGAATTGTATATCTCAGAAAAAGAAATGAAATTTCTGGATAGGAGATTAAGTTTTAAAAAATCGATTTTAACGGCAAGAATCTAAATAGGCCGTGATCTAGCTATAATATGAATGAAAACATTATAGCTGGAGGATGCCTATTATGGCTGAAAATAAAGAAGAACCCGCAGCGCAGACACCTGCTCTTACACAAGAGCAAACCACGCTGTCAATGGCACATTCATTTTTTGTTACAAAAATATCGATTATATCTCTTGCATCAATCATGGTATCTGTGGTTGGTGTTTTGTTAATTAGCATTTTTCATCCAGATGTTGATAATAACAAAATTTTTGAAATTCTCGGACCTGCATTTCAAACTGTAGTCGGTTGTTTTGTTGGAATGGTATCTGCGAATTTCATAAGGAAATAATATTATGGACCAGCTCCTTAATATAGTCAAGACGGTTGCACCAACTATCGCAACTGCGATGGGTGGACCTCTTGCAGGTATGGCAGTTCGCACCTTATCCGAGACATTGCTTGGTAAGCCTGACGGTACGCAAGAGGAGCTGGCCGCGGCGGCAGCGGCTGCAACACCAGATCAATTACTTGCGCTAAAAAATGCTGAAAATAATTTTAAGCTTGAAATGAAAAAGCTTGATGTCGATTTAGAGCGTATTAGCGCAGGTGATCGTGATAGTGCTCGTCATATGGCAATGCAAAATCCAAGAGATTGGACACCAAGGGCTTTGGCAGGTGTTATTACAATTGGTTTCTTTGGTGTATTAATGTATATGTTGATGTTTGGTCTACCTGCTGCCGGTGGTGGTGAGGCAATGTTGGTTATGCTAGGTACCCTAGGCACAGCATGGGGTGCTGTAGTATCATTCTATTTTGGTTCATCGGCAGGCTCAAGAGCAAAAGATGAAGCTTCGGCTGGAAAGAAGTAAGCCATAAATAGTATGGCTTAATTCGGAGGTAGGTATGGCTGTACCAACTACTCGCAAGCTGTTCAAAGATTATTGTCTTAGACGGCTAGGTTATCCTGTCATTGATATCAACGTTGATGATGGTCAAGTTGATGACCGCATCGATGATGCGCTTGCATATTATCGAGATTTTCATTTTGATGGTACAGAACACATCTATCTTTCATATAAGATTACACAGACGGATGTGAATAACAAATTTATCACGCTTCCTGATAATATCAATTATGTCATTCGTATTTTTGATATTGGTCGTGCATCTAGCGTATCAAATCTATTCAATGTGCGATATCAAATTCATCTGAATGACTTGTTTGACTTTACAAGTACAACTTATGTTCCATATGTTATGGGTATGCGTCATATTGAGGAGCTTGAACAGATATTTGTTGGTAGCAAACCAATTCGATTTAATCGTCATAACAACTGTTTATATGTTGATATGAAATGGGACAAAGATGTTAAGGTTGATGATTATGTAATTGTCGATTGCTATCGTGTACTTGATTCTGAGGCCTTCAGCGATGTCTGGTCAGATCCGTGGTTAAAGAAATATGCATCAGCTCTTATCAAAAAGCAATGGGGCGAAAACCTAAAGAAGTTTGAAGGTATGAACCTTCCTGGTGGGGTAAAATTCAACGGCCAAAAAATTTGGGATGAAGCTAATGATGAAATCAATGCTCTTGAAAAAGAAATGAATAGTGGCTATAGCTTACCCGTCATGGATATGATGAATTGATATGGCCACAAACAAATATTTTCGCAACTATAGCTATGGACGAGAGCAAAGGGTAGAGGATGATCTAACCGTCGAGGCGATCAAAATTTATGGTGTTGATGTGCAATATATGCCACGTACCATATTCAATGAGATTGAAGAATTTGGTGAAGATCCTCTATCAAAATTTGATCTAGCAGTACCCATCGAAGTTTATGTCAATAACCTTGAGAATTTTCAAGGCGAGGGTGATTTTCTTAGCAAATTCAATCTGGAAATTCGTGATCAGATTACTCTTACAATGGCCAGGCGGCGTTGGGATCAAATTCGTACAGAAAAATTATTTGATGAAGTTGGAAATGCATATCTTACTGAAGATAATCCTGCAATCTATTCATCAAATACTGATAACTATCTTTTGGAATCTGGCAGCGCAAATGGTTATTCTATTTCATCATCGCGGCCTCTTGAAGGCGACTTGATTTATGTTCCGTTTATAAACAATGGAAACGGCGCTATCTATGAAGTAAAATTTGTTGAGCATGAGCGCGTCTTTTATCAGCACGGTAAGCTGTACACATATGAAATGACATGTGAATTATTCCGTTATAGCTCGGAACGTCTTGACACCGGCAATAATGATATTGATATAATTGAAACCCGACTAACTCAAGATATCTTAAATTATAATTATCTAATGGAAAATTCAGATACCATGATATCTGAAGATGGTGGTTATATAGTTCAAGAATTCCGTTTAGAAAATATACTAGGATCTGCAAATAATGAGCTATTTACGCAGAAATCATTTATAGACGTAGACTTCAGCGAGCGTAACCCATTTAGCGAGGTAGATAGGTATTAATCATGCCAATATTCGGCTCTTCCTTCTATCATCAGACGCTTAGAAAATATGTTATCACTTTTGGTAACATGTTTAATGATATGACAGTCAGTCGTATAGATTCTACAGGCAAAACAATTCAAACTTTAGGAATACCTATTTCATATAGTCCTAAAGAAAAATGGTTAGCTAGATTAAAAGATAATCCCGATCTTACATCTCAAGTACAGACGGTTTTACCTAGACTATCATTTGAGATAACTGGATTTGAATATGATGGTACCCGTCGTCTTCAATCTTTAACTAGAAATGTTTCTACAAATTCTAATGGTTCTTTTAAATATCAGCGTACACCAGTTCCATGGAATTTAAATTTCTCGTTATATTCATATGTAAGAAATGCCGATGACGGTGTTCAAATTATGGAACAGATTCTTCCTTATTTTGGGCCAGAGTGGACAAATACATTAAACTTGATTCCTGAAATGGGTATCAAGATGGATGTACCAACTATACTTACGGGTATGAATATAGAAGATACCTATGAAGGTGATTATGAAAATCGTAGAGCCCTCATATACACATATAATTTTACAATGAAATGTTGGTTCTTTGGTCCTGTGCGCACACCTGCTAATGATGGTGGTATTATTCGTCGCACTATACTTAATTTTCATTCCATGGATACTAATCTTAGAGCAAATACTCTTTATGGTATTACCGTCGATATCACAGATGAAGAAATTGATAGATCACTTACAACATCTCGTGTTACTATACAGCCAGGATTATTTGCTAACGGAGTCGGCACCGCTAATAGTGCTGCATCAATAAATCGTAATTTAATAGCGGCCAATTCAGATTGGAAATATGCACCTAATACATTTTTCTATCCTAGTGGTGTGAAATATGATCCAATAACAGGTCAGGATTCTTAAAATGAGCAGTTTACATGATGCTTTAAATCTACCAGAAGTTCAGAAAAAAGAAACTCTGCCAGCAGTAATAGATCAGACTGAAACTTCTGATGATCTTGAAATTGATTATAAAGAAGCACGAAATAATTTAAAAGATGTCATAGGTAAGGGTAAAGAAGCCCTTGAGAATCTTTTGACAATGGCAAAAGACCTTGATTCACCTCGTGCATATGAAGTTGTAGGTCAGCTTATCAAGACGATATCTGATGTAAATAAAGATTTGATCGATATTCACAAACGCAATAAAGATATCAGAGGCGAAGCCGCAGGTCCTAGCACAGTGGTGAATAATGCTGTATTCATAGGTAGCACGGCCGATCTGCAAGCAATCATAAACGGTCGCAAGGAAGATATCATAGACGGGCAAACTTCTGATGTCTGATAATTATCTGGGCAATCCTACTTTAAAAAAAGCTGGTGTTAAGATAAACTTCACGGAAGATCAAATCCGTGAATATCATAAGTGTGCTACAGATCCTGAATATTTCATTCAAAATTATATGAAGATTGTCAGCGTTGACCGCGGTTTGATAAATTTTGGTTTATATCAATATCAGCGCAAGATGGTTCGCACCTTTAAAGATAATAGATTCTCGATATGTAAGATGCCTCGTCAGTCAGGTAAATCTACCACTGTTACTGGATATATGTTGTGGTTGATATTATTTCATGACAATCAAAGCATTGCCATTCTAGCTAACAAAGGTAGTCTTGCGCGAGACATGCTTGCCAAAATTCAGCTTGCATATGAACATATACCAAAGTGGATGCAGCAAGGTATCGTCATATGGAACAAAGGTAATATTGAACTTGAGAATGGTTCAAAGATATTAGCATCTGCAACTTCAGCTAGCGCGATTCGCGGTGGTTCATATAATCTGATCTTTCTAGATGAATTTGCATTCGTACCACGCAATATCGCTGAAGAATTTTTTGCATCCGTTTATCCTACGATTAGCTCTGGTAAGACTTCTAAGATCATAGTCGTATCGACACCTAACGGTCTGAATCATTATTACAAGATGTGGGTTGATGCGACTGAGAAACGTAGCGAATACGTACCAATTGAAGTGCATTGGCGCGATACACCAGGTCGTGATGATAAGTGGCGCGAACAAACAATTCGCAATACCAGCGAAGAACAATTCAAGCAAGAATTTGAAACCGAGTTTCTTGGAAGTACGCTTACTCTTATTTCAGGTTCAAAACTTCGTTCTATGGCATTCCGAAATGTAACCAGAGATGGTTGGGGTGTCGATATCTATCATCAACCTGAATATAAGCATACCTATGCTATCATGGTCGATACTGGTCATGGTGTTGGTCTTGATTATTCTGCTTTTAGTGTGATAGATGTGTCACAGGCTCCATATAGACTTGTTGCAAAATATAAAAACAATAATGTAGTTCCATCATTTTATCCAGAAATTATTGCCAGATATGCTAAGGCCTATAATAATGCTTATATCTTGGTAGAAACTAATGATGTAGGTAAAACAATCGCGGAAGTTTTACATCGTGATCTTGAGTGTGATAACGTATTATCCACTATACAAATGGGTCGTGGTGGTCAACAGCTTAGTGCCGGATTCTCAGGTAGATCACAATTAGGTGTTACCACTTCAAGGTTTGTGAAAGCTGTTGGTTGTGCTAATTTAAAAGAGTTAATCGAAGGTGATAAGCTTATCATCGAAGATTTTGATACTATTGAAGAACTTTCAAATTTTGTATCAAAAGGCAATTCTTTTGAGGCCGAAGAGGGTTATAATGATGACCTTGTGATGACATTGGTTTTATTTGGTTGGCTAACAAAACAACTTTTCTTTAAAGAGCTAACTGATATAGATATTAGACACCGTATAGCTGAGGAAAAGCTACGGGAGATGGATGAAGATTTGTTGCCGGCAGGTTTTTATGATGACGGTACAATGGATGATCCGATGTCATTAGATGGCACTTCGGGTGATGGCGAATGGTTTGATCGATGGAGCCGAGTCTGATGGCTTTTTTATAAATATCGTGGATGGGAAATTACATCAGATATCTCTAGGAGGAAATGATCATGCCATTTCAAATCTCTCCCGGCGTGAATGTCAGCGAAATTGATTTGTCAACGATCGTCCCTGCCGTAAGCACGACGACCGGTGGTATCGCTGGACATTTTCATTGGGGCCCGGTTCAAAAACGTGTATTGATTGATACTGAGGACAATCTTGCACTGCAATTTGGTAGACCAGATGCTAACACAGCTGATTCATTTTTTACAGCCGCTAGCTTTCTCGGTTACGGAAATCAGCTATTTGTAGTTCGCGCCATTAATGAAGCTGGCAGTACTACAAATGCACGTAATGCCACAACAAATGCAGCCAATACAACAAATACCGTCATTAAAAATGATGATGACTATGATCTAAATTATTCTAGCGGTATTTCTGGTGTTGGTAATTGGGTTGCAAAATATCCAGGTGAACTTGGTAATTCGCTTCGTATTTCAGTTTGTCCATCAGCAAATGCGTGGACAAGCACACTGACAGGTACACTTGCTTTCACTAATAATAGCACGACTGTCACAGGTACTACAACAACATTCAATAATCAAATTCGCGCCGGTGATATTCTTCTTGCTGGGCCTGACAAATATGAAGTAAAAGTTGCATCTGTAGCTAACAATACAAGTTTAACTCTACAATCAAGATATGTCGGGAATACTGTAGCTTCACAGTCAAGTGTAACTCGTCGTTGGGAATTTTATAATTATTTTGATGCTGCTCCAGGTTCATCTGAATATGTGTCAAAGCAAGGCGGCTCTGGTGATGAGATGCATATTGTTGTGGCCGATGAAGATGGATTATGGTCAGGGCGTGCTAATACCGTAATTGAGCGTTTTGCTGGTGTGTCGAAAGCAAATGATGCTTTGACACAAGATGGTGGAACTAATTATTACAAAGAAGTCGTCAATCAAAGATCACAATATGTTTGGTGGACATCACAACTTACAGGTATTACAAATGCAGGTAAGGCATCTTCTGGTGTAAGCTTTGGTGTTGGTACTCAATCTCGTCCAATTAATGCATCATTTGTATTAGGTCGTGATGGAGCTCCACCACGCTCTGCTGATTATATTGTCGGCTATAACAAATTTGCCAATCCTGAAGAAGTTGATGTATCATTGATTCTTACAGGTGATAGTAATCAAACAAAAGCTGTACATATCATTAATAATATAGCAGAAGTCCGTAAAGACTGTATTGCAGTTATTTCTCCGCGTCGTTCAGATGTGGTTAATAATTCCAGTTATATCGGTAAAGAGACTGAAGATTCAATTACATTCCGTAATCTTCTACCATCATCTTCATATGCTGTCCTTGATAGCGGATACAAATACATCTATGACAAATATAATGATCTATACCGCTATGTTCCGCTGAATGGTGATACAGCTGGTCTAATGGTTCGTACTGATAATGAGCGTGATCCATGGTTCTCACCTGCTGGGTTTAATCGTGGTCAAGTCAAAAATGTAATTAAGCTATCATTCAATCCTACAAAAAGCCAACGTGATCAGCTTTATAAGAACGGTATCAACCCTGTTACTACATTCCCAGGACAGGGTACGGTGCTTTTTGGTGATAAGACATTGCTTGCGAAGCCCTCAGCTTTTGACCGCATCAATGTTCGTCGCCTCTTTATCACTCTTGAGAAGGCAATTAGCACGGCCGCAAAATTCACTCTGTTTGAGTTCAATGATGAATTTACGCGCGCTCAATTCCGTAATCTTGTCGAACCATTCTTACGTGATGTGCAAGGCCGTCGCGGTATCTATGATTTCCGTGTTGTCTGCGATGAATCAAACAATACTCCTGAGGTTATTGACCGTAATGAGTTTGTTGGTGATATCTATGTGAAGCCGGCTCGCTCGATTAATTTCATTCAGCTGAACTTCGTCGCGGTCCGCACCGGCGTCGAGTTCACCGAAATCGTCGGTCAGTTTTAAGGCGCGGTAGGAGGAAATAAGACATGGCTTTTAATGTCTCAGAATTTGCATCAGCAGGCCTCCCGCTTGGTGGTGCCCGCCCATCGCTCTTTAGTGTCATTGTCGATACACCATCTGGTGTACCGAACGTGGGAGCTAGAATTTCATTCACATGCCGCGCAACGCAAATTCCGCAAAGCACGGTTGGTGTGATTGAACAAGCCTACTACGGTCGCCGCATCAAGATTGCAGGTACTCGCACATTCCAGAATTGGAGAGTCGATATCCTGAATGATGAAGATTTTCAGGTGCGTTCGGCAATGGAAATTTGGAGCAATGCGATTAATTCGCATCAATCAAATCTACGAGCACCACAGCTAGCAACATCTGCTTCATACCGCACTACCGCGACTGTGACGCAATATGCTAAGACTGGTGAGGCTCTGCGTACATATCGGTTTGTAAATATCTTTCCGACAGAAATCGGAGCCATTGATCTGGCTTGGGATCAAGGTGAACAGATTGAAACATTCCCGGTAGAATTTGCATATGATTACTGGGATCTAGTAAACCCAGGTACAACTGGCACGCTAGCGGTCTAATCTAAAACCACTAACGGAACTACCGATAGGTCCTCTAAATATAGCGGACCTATTTTTTTTGAGGGATTCTCATGGCTATAGAGCTATTTGGCTTCCGTATCGGCAAGGCTGACGAAGACGCCAAAAGGGCTGTACAGATTCCGTCATTCGTTCCGGAACAGAAGGATGACGGCGCGGTTGAAATCGCACCTGGCGGCGCTTACGGAACATTCGTTGATTTAGAAGGCACTGCTAAAAGCGAGGCTGAGCTTATTACTCGCTATCGCGAAATGTCTATGAATCCTGAAGTTGAAGCTGCGGTAGATGATATTGTCAATGAAGCATTAGTGACAGATCAAGATGCATCTGTTGTTCGTCTTTCTATGGATGATCTCAAACAACCTACACGTATTAAGAAACGTATAGAAGAAGAATTTGATGAAATTCTTGAGCTATTAGATTTTTCAAATATTTGTTATGAGATATTCCGTCGTTGGTATATTGATGGTCGTCTTTATTATCATATCATGATTGATGTATCTAATCCTCGTGATGGTATTAAAGAGCTGCGTTACGTTGATCCTCGCCGCATTCGCAAGGTGCGCGTACCTCAGAAAAAAGAAAATGGTGATGCGACTAAGGATAAGAATCCTACAGTCCCTGCTTATTCAGAATATTATTTGTATAATCCTGCAGGCCTTGCAGGTGCAGCCTATTCACAAGGCATCAAGATTTCACCTGATTCAATCTGCTATGTAAATTCAGGTATGCTTGATAATCGCAATCGCATGGTACTATCACATCTGCATAAAGCTATTAAGCCTCTTAATCAGACACGCATGTTAGAAGATGCGGTTGTGATCTATCGTCTAAGCCGTGCACCAGAACGACGCATATTTTATATTGATGTAGGTAATTTACCTAAGCCTAAGGCCGAGCAATATCTGCGCGATATGATGATTCGTCATAAGAATCGTCTGGTATATGATGCATCAACAGGTGAAGTTCGTGATGACCGCAAGTTCATGACCATGCTTGAAGATTTCTGGTTGCCGCGCCGCGAAGGCGCTCGTGGTACAGAAATTACTACATTACCTGGTGGTCAAAATTTAGGTGAGATGGCAGATGTTGATTATTTCAGAAAGAAATTATATCAATCACTGTCAGTACCAATTTCACGTCTTGAGCCAGATGGTCAATTTAGTTTAGGTCGCTCAAATGAAATTACTAGAGATGAAGTAAAATTCTCTCGTTTCATTGGTCGTCTTCGTCATCGTTTTACAATGCTATTTGATCATCTAATGGAAATTCAGCTTGCGCTTAAAGGTGTGATGTCACGCGAAGAATGGCGTGAGATGCGGTCATATATCAAATATGATTTCCAGAAAGACAATTATTTTTCAGAGCTAAAAGATCAAGAGGTATTGACATCTCGTCTACAGCTGCTGAATACAATATCACCTTATATCAATCAATTCTATACAAAAGAATGGGTGCAGAAAAACGTTCTTCGATTTACTGATGAACAGATCGAAGAAATGGAATCTGAGATGGAAGAGGCTTCGGCCGATCAGATGGATCAAGCAATTCAGGCTAAGAAAACTGAACCTGAACAGATGCCGGATGAACCAAAACCACAAACAAATGAAAATTATGATAATGAATCTATGGTAAATAAACCATTAACAGAACAAGAGCAGGCTCTAGTAAGAAACATGACTTTTGTCATGGAATCACTAGAAAATGATCATCCGGTAGATATAACTAATATAGATTTATCAGAGATTGATGATTTTATCGATAATAGAACAAGAGGGTTAAAGCGGTGACCTTATCCATAGAAGCAGCCAAAATACTTGCCGCAGCATTAAAAGCTGCTAGAAATGAATCTGACCGCGTTGAAAATAAGCTGCTTGATGAAATTCGTAGAATACCTCAGGGTCCTGAGGGTCCCCAGGGCCCATCTGGTGGGCCTGCTGGTCCTAAAGGTGATCGTGGTCTTCCTGGTATACCTGGTCCAGTAGGAGCGCAAGGCCCTAAAGGTGAAAATGGCGAAAGGGGTTTCATTGGACCTGCAGGTCCACAAGGTGAAAAGGGTGATCGCGGTCCAGTGGGTCCAGTTGGTCCTCGGGGTCCTGCAGGAGACGTGTCCGCTGTTGAAGAAAAACTTACTAACAAATTTGATGAGTTTTCACAAAGAATTAGCTCTCAAGCAACTCGTCTTGCATTAGCAGCAAAGCATGGTGGATCTGGTGAGACAAAATTAAATCGTCTTGATGATGTTGACATCAATTCTGTTGATTCTGCTACAAATGGACAAGCTCTTGTATGGAATAGCACATTAGGTAAATGGCAAGCTAATACAGTTGGAGGTGGTTCTACTAATAATTTCACCACTACTATTCAAACACAAGCCATCATTCCTGCGGCTAATAATACATATAATTTAGGTACTGCAGGTCGGCGTTTTGCTAATTTATATCTAAGTGGTAGCACAATATTCTTAGGTAATACCACATTAAAATCTAGCACAACAGGCCAGCTTAAGGTTATTACAAAAACTGGCCAGGTAGAAAATTTAGTATCAAATGCGTATCTAACTTCTACCTTTCAAACTAAAGCCATTGAGCGTGCTGCTCTGGCTAATACAAATCTTGCTGTTACAAATGTCAAAAATAATCTGACATCTACAAATACTGCACTTCGCACATTGATTGCGGATAGATTACAAATTGCTAATGCTGCTACTTTGTATGCCACAAAAAGTAATCCAACAACATCAGGTACGCTAAGTCATACTGGTCGAGCTACAGTTAGCACAAACTTTACAGTATCTGGTAATACACAGCTTAGTGGTCTTATAGCTAACAATTCTAAAGGTTCTTATAATCAAATTTTAAGAACTAATGGATCTACTATATTTTGGGCCGATGAACCTCCCGCTGGGGGTGGCGTAACAACAGCAACATTTAATTCTGCTTTAGCCAATACCAATAGAGGTATTAGTAATTTAAATACAAATCTTTTGAGTTCCAATGCATCATTGCGCAGTCTGATAGGAGATAGACTGCAAGTATCTAATGCTGCTGCAACCTATCAGACTAAAGCTATTGAGCGTGCTGCTTTAGCCAATACAAATCTATCAATCAATAATGTCAAAACAAATTTGACATCAACAAATACTGCACTTCGCACATTGATTGCGGATAGATTACAAATTGCTAATGCTAATGCTAAATTTGCAACAAAAGCATATGCAGCATCAAATGCTTATGTAAAGCAGATTCTTGCCAATACAAATGCATACATCGCATCTATAGTTTCAGGTGGAGGTGGTGTATCAGTAGGTACATTTAATTCTGCACTTGCAAATACAAATCTTGCAATTGGTAATCTTAACACCAATCTTACTAGCACTAATACCGCATTACGTCTTTTGATTTCTAATAGATTGCAGGTTGCTAATGCTGCTGCAACCTATCAGACTAAAGCTATTGAACGTGCTGCTTTGGCCAATACAAATGCTTTCATCAAAGCTCAGTTAGCCAATACAAATTTGTCAATTAGCAATGTCAAGACTAATCTGACATCAACAAATACCGCATTGCGTCTGCTAATTAATGATCGGTTGCAAGTCGCAAATGCTGATTTAAAATATTCTACAAATACATTCTCACGTATTATTGTAGGCGCTAATAGTATATTTGCCGATAGCAAAGGTGATTCTTTAACTTTAGTCGCTGGTGCCAATATTACCATTGCGGCAAATCCTGGCTCTGATACTATCACTATCGCATCCACAGGAGGTGGTACTGGCGGTGTATCTGAAAGCACATTTAATGCGGCCTTAGCTAATACTAATCTTGCTATCACAAATGTTAAAGGTAATTTAACTAGCACTAATACTGCTCTCCGTATATTGATTGCAGATAGATTGCAGGTTGCTAATGCCGCAACAACTTATCAGACAAAAGCTATTGAACGCGCAGCCCTAGCTAATACCAATGCTTTTATTAAATCACAGTTGGCTAATACTAATCTTGCCATCACCAATGTCAAGTCTAATCTGTCATCAACCAATACTGCACTTCGCACATTAATCTCTGATAGATTACAAGTTGCTAATGCAGCCGCAATCTATCAAACAAAAGCTACAGAACGTGCGGCTTTAGCTAATACAAATGCATTCATCAAATCTCAATTAGCTAATACAAATCTATCAATTAGCAATGTCAAGACCGGTCTGACATCAACCAATACTGCACTTCGCACATTGATTTCTGATAGATTACAGGTAGCTAATGCTGCCGTTATCTATCAAACAAAAGCTGTTGAACGTGCGGCCTTAGCTAATACAAATGCATTTATCAAATCACAATTGGCTAATACAAATGCTTTCATTAAATCGCAATTAGCCAATACCAATCTATCAATTAACAATGTCAAGACCAACTTGACATCAACCAATACTGCACTTCGCACACTTATCAATGATCGCTTGCAAGTATCAAATGCAGTGGCCACTTATCAGACTAAGGCGGTTGAACGTGCAGCTTTAGCTAATACCAATCTTGCTATTGGTCGTCTGAATACAAATCTGACTGGCACAAATACTGCGCTTCGTACGTTAATTTCCGATAGACTGCAAGTGTCTAATGCTGCTATAATTTATCAAACTAAGACGATTGAACGTGCGGCCTTAGCTAACACCAATCTTGCTATTGGTCGTCTGAATACAAATCTGACTGGCACAAATACTGCGCTTCGTACGCTAATCAATGATCGTCTGCAAGTTTCAAATGCCGCTACACTATATCTTCGCAAGACTGCAGGCGGTAATCAAACTGTTGCAAGCGCTGTAACATTTAGTGCTAACGTCAATATCAATGGTAGATTGATAGTTACTGGTAATACAACATTTGTTAATCAGACAACTATCAATACCTCAGATAATCTGATTGCGCTTGCAAATAATAATACTGCTGATGTCAGCGATATTGGTTTCTACGGTCATTATAGAACAGATGGTGTCACCAATAATCACATTGGTTTTTTCCGTGATGCTGGTACCAAAGATTTCTATGTGTTTGGTAATTATACTCTAGAGCCTAGCGCAGGTAGTATTAATGTCAATCATGCATCATTTGAAACTGCAAATCTAAACGTATCACAGCTTAAGGCCACAAAGGTTAGAGTTGGTGGTGTTGATATTGAAAGCCGTTATGCACAGAATACTGCTACGCGCACGCTTATCAATGATCGTTTGCAAGTAGCTAATGCGGCCGCTATCTATCAAACAAGAGCAATTGAACGCGCGGCGCTTGCTAATACTAATCTTGCAATTAGCAATGTCAAGACCAATTTAACATCAACAAATACTGCACTTCGTACATTAATTGCTGATAGATTACAAGTATCTAATGCTGCAACCTTGTATGCTACAAAAAGCAATCCGACAACATCAGGTCTGCTAGCGCATACTGGTCGCGCAACAATCAGCACAAATCTTACAGTATCAGGTAATACTCAACTTGCTGGTGTGATAGCTAACGGTTCAACTGGTACCACAAATCAGATTCTAAGAACAAATGGCACCTCAGTATATTGGGGTAATGAATCTGCAGGTGGTGTATCACTAAGCACATTTAATTCCGCGCTTGCTAATACCAATCTTGCTATCACAAATGTCAAGAATAATCTGACATCAACTAATACTGCACTTCGCACGCTTATTAGCGACCGCTTGCAGGTAGCTAATGCTGCGGCCACATATCAGACAAAAGCAATAGAACGTGCGGCCTTAGCTAATACCAATCTTGCTATTAGCAATGTTAAAACTGGTCTGACATCAACTAATACTGCTTTGCGTCTATTAATTTCTAATAGATTACAAGTAGCTAATGCTGCTACCTTGTATGCTACAAAAATTAGTCCAACAACATCAGGTACGTTATCTCATACAGGGCGTTTGGCTTTATCTGGACGTCAATCAATAAGCCAAAATCTTGAAGTATCTGGTAACACAGTTTTTGGTGATGCTACCGTAGAAACAAATCGCACTATAGTGAATGGTGCATTAACAGCTAACGGTAATTTGACTGTTGCGGGTAACACAACTCTTGGTGCATCCGCAAAAACAACTGGTATTACTGGTCTGCTAACGGTCACTGGTCGTCAAACAATCAGTCAGAATCTATACGTTTCTGGTAATACTGTTTTTGGTAACCCAACAAATATATCAGAACGCAGTACAATTAATGGCACGTTATTTGCTAATGGTAATATCAATGTCAATGGTAATACGACTCTTGGTGCGTCCGCAAAAACCACTGGTATTACTGGTCTGCTAACAGTCACTGGTCGTCAGACTATTGATAATAATCTGACGGTATCTGGCAATACCACACTTGGTGCTGCTGCTAAAACAATCACGACCACAGGTTTGATTTCGCATACTGGTCGTCAGACCATTAGCACCAATCTAACAGTATCAGGTAACACCACACTTGGTGCTGCTGCTAAAACAATCACGACCACAGGTTTGATTTCGCATACTGGTCGTCAAACAATCAGCACTAATTTATATGTTGCTGGTAATTCAATATTTGGTGATCCTGCTGTAGTAACAGACAGAACAATTGTCAATGGTGCTTTATCGGCCAATGCAAATCTTACGGTCTCTGGTAATACAGTTCTAGGTTCTTCTGCCGCAAGCACACTAACCTTAACTGGTAATACAATAGCAATCACACCGGCAGTGCTAAACTTCAGCAGCGGCAAGCTATTCATTCAGAAAAATGCAAGTCGAGTTGGTGTAAATACCGTGACTCCAAATACAACATTCGACGTTGCGGGTATAATTAGATCATCAACAGGTGGATTCCGTTTCCCTGATGGTGCTACAACAGCAGCACCATTGTATGTGTATGATTCTGCAGGAACGCAGCTATATCCATAATTTTAATATAGGAGTGATTTTATGATTCGTTTGTTATTTGCTGCCGTTATAACGGCAGCAACTTTGATTACTGGGGTTTCTAATGCCCAATCTTTAGATCCTAATAGGCCTATTAGGTTTGTTGTGCCTTTTGCGCCTGGTGGTCAATCTGATGTATTTGTTAGAATCCTTGCAGATGGTATGACATCTACATCAAATAGGCAAATTAATGTAGAGAATAGGTCTGGTGGATATATTACTGTTGGTGGCAGATTTGTTATTGAACAACCAGCCGATGGTCATACATTAATCAATGTAGCAAATGGATTTACTACAAGTAGACATTATGTTCCTGATATGCCTTTTGATCCTAGAGAAGAATTTTCTGTAGTTGCTGTAGCTATCAAGACTCCTATGACACTTATGATTCCTACTGTAAATACGGATATACAAGATTTTAATTCTTTAGTATCCGCAATTAGATCGCGACCTGATTTCTACACTTATTATAGCACAGGTGGTGGTGGAACTGGAGCAATGGCCTCGCACCTTTTCGCATCATCAATAGGTGGTTCAATGGTTAATGTGCCATATAGAGGATCTGGTCCAGCAGTCGCCGATTTCTTAGCTGGTAGATTGACTATAATGTTTGATACTGTACCTGTTGGTTCTCAATTACATGGTAGAGGTGGCAGAATGTTAGCTGTTACTTCTGATCGTCGTGTTTCTAATCATCCTGATATACCCACCTTTAGAGAATTGGGTATAAACCATGATTTTTATGTTTGGCAGGGAATATTTGTTAGATCAAATACACCTAGACCTATACGAGAACAACTTAATGTCATGATCAACAGAGCATTAAATCATCCCGATACTAGAGCCAGAATACTTGGTACAGGGGTTGAAGAGTCTTGGATTACACAAAATAATCTTAGTAATACCGAAAGATTTATGGAATCTGAGATAGCTACATGGCGACAAATGTTTGATAAATGATATTATAAATATACCACAAGTTTAACAATAGGAGCATATTGTAATGTCTCTTGATTCTATACGTGACGCAGTAGATAGCCTTCGTGTTGGTAATCCAGTAGAATTTTCTCAAACCATCAAAAGCATCTTGATGGATAAACTGGTTAATCGAATGGATGTTGAAAAGGTTAGCGTCGCTTCGCAAATGTTCGGTGATGTTGCTCCTGATGCACAATCATCGGAGGCGACAAATGGCGAAGACTCTTAAAGATATTAGAGAAAAGGCGCTTCGCCTACGTGAAGGCGCTGGCGCATATGTCGCCACCGTCCAAGCTAAGAAGCGCACATATCGTTCTGATACTTCGGTAGATGACGATGAATCTGGATCTCTTGAGCCAAAAGCTGCTGGTGAAAAAGCCTTTAAGGCCATGCATACATCCACCACAACAGACTTTGGTGACCAAGACAATAATAAGAATCAGGCTGATACTAAGACACGTATCAATCATCGCGCAGGTGATGAACCTAAAATTGGTGAGCGTCAAAAAGTAACTCAGGGAACTTCAACTGTGAAGGGACCTGAGCTAGGTTCTTATACAAAGCAAACACCGACAAATTATGCTGATAAGCGCGGAGGTGAAATAACACCAGTTCGCACCTCACCATCAGCTGTTGAGCCGTTTTCTGCTAAGACACCTAGAGTATCAATCAAGCAATTCCGTGAATCAATGCAATTTGGGATTCTTCGCATTGTAGAATCTCGCATTGGTGGCCGCGTAATTTTTGAAGATGGTCATGTTGATGTAGCTGATACAATCGCTGAAAAGCTAGCTGAAGTTTATTCACTGCTTGAAGATGAAAATGCTAAGAAATTTATTGAGATTGGTTCATCTAGCGCAGAGGGTCTCCGCGAGCTAATCGATTTTGCATTTAGCATTGACGCCCAGGAGTCAGAAGATGGCCATTGATCGCGTAGTCAATAAAGGAATCAAAGGTGGTTATGTCACCGGCATTTTTTCTGCCGGTGGCTACATCGCTCTAAACAGTTCCAATGCTGTTGTGGCTGCTAACTCAGCAGGTGAGACAGTTCAAGAAATGGCTATTTCAGTCGTATCTTGGGCGGCTGCAAATGGTGTAACATTTAATATCAAGCGCGGCGCCAACAATGTATTAAATCTTGCATTAAATGGCACAATGGATTTTCAAGCGGCTGGTATTGGTCTTGAGACAGGCGGTGAAGCAGCCGCAAATGTTGTAGTGACTAGAGCAGGCACTGGTCCTGCTTCCTTGGTAATCAAATTACACAAACGACCGGCAATCACCGGTGGTTCATCTTACTAAGGAATAACTTCAATGAAACTCATATGCGAAGTCAATGAAGAATTGAAGGTTATCACCGAAGCCAATGAGCGCGGTGGTAAGAGTTATTTCATCGAAGGCGTGTTTATGCAGGCCGAACAGAAGAACCGCAATAACCGTTCATATCCAAAGAATATCATGGAGCGCGAAGTTAATCGATATGTTGATGAACATATCAAACAAAATCGTGCTTATGGTGAGCTTGGACATCCATCAGGACCTACCATCAATCTTGAGCGTGTATCTCACATGATCAAAGAATTGCGCGAAGATGGAAATAATTACATCGGTCGTGCCAAGATTATGGATACACCATACGGTAATATTGTCAAGAATCTTATGGATGAAGGTGCTCGTCTTGGGGTATCTACTCGTGGTATGGGTTCTTTAAAGGAACGTAACGGTTGTATGGAAGTTCAAGATGACTTTCATCTAGCAACAGCTGCTGATATTGTCGCCGACCCTTCGGCCCCAGACGCATTTGTGCATGGCGTTATGGAAGGTAAAGAATGGGTTTGGGATAACGGCATTCTAAAAGAAGTCGATATTGCAGGCTATAAAAATCGTATCAATGAAGCCGCTCGCTCACGTCGCACCGAAACAGAAGTGCTAGGTGTATTCCGCGATTTCATTTCAAAGCTTTAATAACCACATTTTTATAAATATCACAAGATCATCATCTAAGTCCCAAGGGAGACAGGAAATGAACGAAAGAAAGCAGATCGACGAGGTGGATGCCACTGGCGCTCACGTTCCCGATGCAGTTGGTAACAAAGTTACACCTCCCGGTGGCGATAAGGGTGGTGAGCATGGTATCATCCGCACATCACCAACTTCTGTTGACCCTGCGTCACGTTCAGCGATGGTTTCAGCCATCGTGAATACAGTGACAAAGATGAAGAAGGGTGATCTGAAAGCGACATATGCTAAAGTGATGGGTCTACCTGACGGTGAACATTCTGCTCCTTTGCAGGGTACATCAAAGATTGCTCAACCACCTCGCGTAACATCAGAAGACCTAGATATCGCTGATGACGTTCGCGCTATCTTTGAAGGCGCTGAAGTTTCAGAAGATTTCAAGGACAAGGTTTCTGATATCTTCCAGACAGCTCTTGTTTCTAAGATCAATGAGAAGCTGGAAGAAATGGCATCTATTCATGAGGCCGAAATCGAAGAAGCTGTCGACTCGCGCGTAACACAAGTTGTGGAAGAGCTTGACTCTTACCTCGACCACGTTGTTGAGCAGTGGATGGACGAAAACAAGCTGGCCGTTGAAACAGGCCTACGTTCTGAAATCGTAAATTCATTTATGTCAGGTCTTCGCAATCTCTTTAGCGAACACTATATCGACGTGCCGGAAGGTAAGGAAGATGTGGTTGAGCAACTAGCTGCTCAGGTTGAAGAATTGACAGATGCGCTGAATAGCGAAATTGAAAAGTCAGTTGAGCTTCGTGCAGAAAATGAAGCTCTAGTTTGTGGTGCGCTGATCGCGGAAGCGACAGAAGGTTTAACAGATGTTCAGGCCGAAAAGCTGCGTAAGCTTGCTGAGTCTGTTGAATTTAACGATGTTGAGTCATTCTCATCTAAGCTACAAGACCTCCGTGAAGGCTACTTCCCGACAGGCCGTAAGGCTGCTCTGAAGTCAGTTCTCACAGAGTCTGCTCTTGATTCTGATCCCATTGAAAATATCAATGAGCAGACTTCAGGACCGATGTCCGCTTATGTCTCAGCAATCTCACGCACCGTTAAAAAGTTCTGATCGGCTAAATAGCCAATATTCCTAGGAAAGGGAACTACCATGAATACAGAGTCTCTGATCCAGAAGTGGGGCGCGGTCATCGACCATGGTGACCTCCCCTCCGTAAAGGATTCTCACAAGCGTGCCGTGCTGGCTCAGCTCTTGGAAAACCAAGAGTATGACTCACGCCAGCAATCAATTGGCTCAGGCGGCTATCGCGCGCCTGGTCTGCTAGGTGAAGCTGCTCCCGCGAATGCTATGGGTGCTTCTTCATCTGTGGCTTCAGCAGGTAATATCGATATCTTCGACCCAGTGCTCATCTCACTGGTCCGTCGCTCGATGCCGAACCTGATCGCCTATGACATCTGCGGCGTGCAGCCGATGACTGGCCCGACAGGCCTGATCTTCGCTCTGCGCTCACGCTATGAGTCACAGACAGGCACAGAAGCACTGTTCAATGAAGCGAACACAACGTTCACTTCAGCGGCTGCAGGTAACACAGCTTCTCGCTTCGTGGTTGCGAATACTTCAACTGGTCGCGTTCAGGACGGTTCAGATCCTACAGGCCGCGTGAAGGCAGGTGCTTCAGGCTACACACTGTCAACTGGTATGACAACATCACGTGCGGAAGCTCTTGGTGACGGTTCATCCAATGCATTCCAGCAAATGGCGTTCTCAGTCGAGAAGGTTGCCGTGACTGCAGTGTCTCGTGCGCTAAAGGCTGAATACACCATGGAACTGGCGCAGGATCTGAAGGCTATCCATGGTCTGGATGCCGAATCAGAACTTGCGAACATTCTGTCAGCCGAGATTCTTGCTGAAATCAACCGCGAAGTTGTTCGTACAATCAACTACACTGCCACAGCCGGCGCTCAAGAAAATGTGACTTCAACAGGCACATTCAACCTTGACGTTGACTCAAACGGTCGCTGGATGGTTGAAAAGTTCAAGGGTCTGCTGTTCCAGATCGAGCGTGAAGCTAACCAAATCGCGAAGGCAACTCGTCGCGGTAAGGGCAACGTGATGATCTGCTCATCAGACGTTGCTTCAGCTCTGTCAATGGCTGGTGTGCTTGACTATACACCTGCTCTGTCAGCGAACCTTCAGGTTGATGACACAGGCAACACCTTTGCTGGTGTGCTTAACGGTCGCATCCGCGTCTACATCGACCCGTACTTCTCATCATCAACTGGCAAGCAGTATCTGACAGTTGGCTACAAGGGTTCTTCAGCCTTCGATGCCGGTCTGTTCTACTGCCCGTATGTGCCGCTCCAGATGGTGCGCGCTATCGGTCAGGATACATTCCAGCCGAAGATTGGCTTCAAGACTCGTTACGGTATTGTGGCCAACCCGTTTGCAACAACAGCCGCCGATGGAACGATTGGTTCATTCGGCGACGGCAAGGCGAATATCTACTATCGCTTTGTGGCCGTGACAAACCTGATGTAATATCAGGCGATAGCCTAGTAACAAACCCCGTGGGAGAAATCTCACGGGGTTTTTTGTGCCTAAATAGGTAGGGAGGAATCGATGAGCACCATAACAGACCAACCTACCAATCTGAATTATCTTTCGCCGTTAGGGTTTAAGTTTACCCTTCGTCGTCTACCGATGGTCAATTATTTCTGCCAGTCGGTCGATATCCCTGCGATTAGTATGACACCAATCAATACACCAACACCAGTAGGTACATTAGTAAGACCTGGTGATAAGATTGCATATGATCCTCTGACCATCACGTTTCGTGTCGATGAAGATATGAAAAATTATATTGAGATGGTTAACTGGCTTGAGGGTCTTGGTCACCCCAATAGCTTGAAACAACTTCGTGATCTATCTGCATCTTCACCACTTGCGACACCAAATACAATAGGTAGCGCAATGACTCTTACCTCAGATGCTACTCTAACAGTATTGACAAGTCATAAAAATCCCGGATTGAATGCTTTCTTTAGTGATGCATTTCCTACTAGCTTGTCAGCACTTAGATTTACATCAATGGCCAATGATGTTGAATATCTTGAAGCTACAGCTACATTTTCTTACAGAAAATATACATTAGAACGCATTTAATTCTGTACATTTGCCTAGAAACCTGGTATTATGGCTAGATGATGAAAACGCAAGACATTCTCGACATATGGGTTATCGACACAAAGTTGGATGACCTAAACTTGGACCTTGAGAGCATCAAGGTTCCAATGCTTCATGGAAAATATTTGGCATTGCTTTCAAAAGAGCGTGCTAAAGTTCGTGAGCTAACCGCTAATAAAAAGACGCTTACACGATTGCTGATTGCTTATTATTCAGGCAAGGCCACTCAAGACGAACTTGAAAAGTTAGGTCGTGAGCAATTCATGGAGCGCGTCATAAGAGGTGATATTGATGAGCGAGTGAATAATGATGCAGCCATGATACGTCTTGAGTCAATGCTGGGTCTCCATCAAGAATGTGTGATGGTTCTTGAGGAGATTATGAGATCGATAAACAATCGAGGCTTCCAGATCAAAAATGTAATTGACTGGCGCAAGCTAACTGTAGGTATGAAATGACTGAGCTGGTACATATTCTTAAAATCGATGAATCAACCATGCGCCTACAATGCTCAGGTTCTGTTGCAAGAGAGGTATCAGAAAAATATACCTTCGAAGTACCTGGCGCAAAATTCATGCCGTCTTATAGAAGCAAAGTCTGGGACGGTAAAGTTCGTCTATTCAATGCTCGCAATTATACAATGTATGCAGGGCTAGCCCATAGCGTTAGATCATTTTTAGAAGAATCTGGTTATGATGTATCAGTTGATGATGATCTTATTTCAGAAGATGAAGCATCATTAGTCGAGATTCAAGATTTTATTCATGACCTAAAGCTGCCAGTAGAGCCTAGAGATTATCAGATACGTGCGCTTGCATTAGCCATTCGTATGCGTCGTGCTGTATTCATATCACCTACGGCCAGCGGTAAATCAATGGTCGCATATCTTATATCACAATGGTTTGGCGGCCGCACATTAATTGTGGTACCTACGGTATCTCTGGTTATTCAGATGGTCAAGGATTTTCAAGACTACGGATATATCGGTCAGATACATGGCATCAGAGGCGGTCAAGAAAAGAAAGCTGTAGACGGAGTTACAGTATCTACTTGGCAGTCCGTATATGAGATGGGTGAAGAATTTTTCTCTCAGTTTGATACGATTATCGGTGATGAAGCACATCTTTTTAAGGCTAAGAGTCTTATTACTATAATGACTAAGATGCCTTCAACAAAATATAGATTTGGTATGACTGGTACCTTAGATGGTTCTGAAGTCAATGAACTTGTTCTAGAAGGTCTATTTGGTAAGATTGAAAGATTGGTCAAGACCAAAGACTTGATGGATGCGGGCCATGTTGCAGATTTAGCAATCAAGGTATTGGTATTGAAGCATCCCGAACCTTTGTCAAAAGATGCATCTTACCAAGATGAAATTGATCGAATAGTATCAAGCGATGCTAGAAACAAATTCATTCGTAATCTAGCTTTGTCGCTCAATGGTAATACTCTAGTGCTATATGCATTGGTTGAAAAACACGGTGAGATATTAAACCAAATGATATCGGCTAAAGCTGATGAACGAGGCAAGATTGTATCTTTTGTTCATGGTGGCACAGAAGCAGAAGATCGTGATGGTATTCGCACATTAGCAGAGTCTGGCGATAACAATATTATCATAGCATCTTATGGTACGTTTAGCACTGGTATTAATATTCGTAATCTACACAATGTAATCTTTGCTAGCCCGACTAAGAGTCGAGTGCGTACCTTGCAATCTATCGGCCGAGGCCTTCGCAAAGGTGATACCAAAGACTCTTGCACACTATTTGATGTAGCCGATGATATGTCAAGCAAAACTAGCAGAAACTATACTTTGAACCACTTGATCGAACGCATCAAGATGTATAATCAAGAAGGGTTTAAGTATGAGATGCATACCATAAAACTTAAAGAGTAATATAGTATACCCTGTAAACGGCAAGGCCTATTATACCAGGAGATTATAAAATGTCAAGCAAAAAACATTATGTTAAGAACGCAGACCTATACGCAGCCATGGTTGAATACCGCAAGGCGGTAACTGAAGCAATAGAGAAGGGTGAACAAAAACCGCGAGTGCCTTTCTATATCGGCGAGTGTATCATGAAGATTGCGACGCATCTAGCCTTCAAGCCTAACTTCTCAAACTATCCATTTCGTGAGGAAATGATTTCAGACGGCATCGAAAATTGTCTGCAATATATTGGTAATTTTGACCCAGGTAAGTCTCAGAACCCATTTGCATACTTCACGCAGATAATCTATTTTGCTTTTATTCGACGCATTCAAAAAGAAAAGAAATATCTTTATACAAAATATGCGGCCATTGAGAGAGCAAATCTTATGGATGAGACGAGCGATGTTCAAGAATCTGACAAGCGGTCTGGGTCTAGATTCAATGATGATATTAGCTACGGTGAATGGTCGCAAGAGCAAATGGAAAAATTCATGACCAGCTTTGATGAGAGCAGGCGAAACAGAAAGAAACGTAAGAAAACCATTGACAAGGTAGAACAAGACGTGATATGATGGCTGTATGAAAGTTGCAATAGTCACAGATACCCATTTTGGCGCTAGAAATGATAGCTCGGATTTCCTCGATTATTTTGTGAGGTTTTATGATGAGCTATTTTTTCCTACCCTAGAATCCAGAGGCATTAAAACTATATTACATCTAGGTGATATAGTTGATCGCCGCAAATTTATATCATATGTCACTTTGAGGCGTATGCGGCAATGCTTTATCGATCGTTTGGTCGATTATGATACTCATATTCTCGTTGGTAATCATGATATTCCATATAAGAATACAAATGATATCAATGCAATGCGTGAGTTATTTGCTGGTAATGATAATATAAATCTATACATGGATCCGGCTGAAGTTACTATTGGCGGATCCGATATGCTATTTCTACCTTGGATCAATCAAGAAAACTATCAAGCTAGTATTGATTTGATCAAGAATACTAAGGCTCAAGTGGCCATGGGTCATCTTGAAGTCAAAGGCTTTGACATGTATCGCGGTATGCCTTCACATGAAGGATTTGAGCCTGTCACATTTGATAAATTTGACATGGTATTCTCTGGTCACTATCATCACATGTCGCGCAAAGGTAATATTCATTATCTTGGTGCACCCTATGAAATGATTTGGTCTGATTGCGCTGATCCTCGCGGGTTTCATATTTTTGATACTGAGACACGAGAATTAGAATTTGTGCAAAATCATATGACCATCTTTAAGAAGGTTTGGTATGATGATGAGGGTAAGACGCTAGAAAAGCTTACTGAGTCTATGCCTGATATGTCAGGTAAACATGTTAAGGTTATTGTTCAAGGTAAAACTAACCCATATTGGTTTGATTTGTTTATGGGTAAGATATACGCGATGTCGCCTCTCGATGTCAGCATAGTTGAAGATCATCGTAATATGGATGTGATTAGTGATGATGAATTGTTAAGTGAGGCCGAAGATACTTTAACAATACTGTCAAAATATATTCAAGCACTTGAGATTGGTGTTGACAAACCTAATCTTGAAAAATTAATGCGTGGACTTTATAATGAGGCTATACTGATGGAGTCATCTGAATAATATGGCTATTCATTTCAAAAAGGTTCGGTGGAAGAATTTTCTATCCACTGGAAATGCTTTCACAGAGGTTGAATTAGATCGCAATCAAAATACTTTGGTTGTCGGTACGAACGGTGCTGGCAAATCGACGATTCTAGATGCTCTGTGCTTTGGTCTATATGGCAAGCCGTTTCGTAAAATTAAGAAAGACCAATTAGCTAATTCGATCAATGGCCGTGATGTTGAGGTTGAGATTGAATTTAATGTTGCCGGTAGCTCCTATCTGATTCGCAGAGGTATCAAACCAACCGTATTTGAAATCCATCGCGATGGACAAATGATGGACCAACTTGCTGCATCTCGTGATCAGCAAGAAATGCTAGAGCGCACCATTCTGCGAATGAATATGAAATCATTCACACAGATCGTGATTCTAGGTTCATCATCATTCGTGCCTTTCATGCAGCTACCGACATCAACTCGTCGCGAGGTGATTGAAGACCTGCTTGATATCCGCGTGTTTTCTACCATGTCTTCTCTCCTTAAAGATCGTGTGAGTGCAAACAAAAGCGAATTGGTATTAGCTGACAAAGAAGTTTCTTCAGTCGAAGAAATGATTCGCATACAAAAATCTCGCGATGATCATGATGAAAAAATCAAAGCTGATACCATAGAAAAGCTTGAGGATAGCATCAAATTTCTGCAAGATCGAATTGATACTCAATCTGGTTCTATCGAAGATTTGATGGCCAAGATAACAAATGAAACCTCTGATATGGTTGATATATCTCTATTGCGTGAGCGCATGACCAAGCTTAATGAATTGGAAAAGAATCTAGGTCAGAAGCGTAGCAAAGCTTTAAAGATGGTTACATTTTATAGTGAAAATGATAATTGTCCAACATGCTCTCAGATAATTAGTGAGGCCCTCAAGACTGAGAAGATCGCAAGTAAGCAATCGACAATTACGGAAGTCGAACAAGCATTAGAAAAATTATCTTCTAATATTGATACCTTGAGCATTAGTATAAATGATACTAAGCTTAAGGTTGATCGCATCGAAAAACTAAATCGCAGCATAGTCGATATCAATACCGAGATTGCCGCAGATAATCGCGAGATAAAGACATTACAGCGTCAGATAGCAGATTTACTAAAGCCGCGTATAGTCACCGATCAAGATACACTTGATGATCTAAGGCTTCGACTTAAAGCTGCTAATGATCGCAAGATTGAACATATGAAGCAGAAGGAGCTTCTTGAAGTTGCAACTGTAATCCTGCGCGATTCTGGTATTAAATCTCGTATCATAAAGCAATACATTCCAATTATCAATTCGCTAGTGAACAAATATTTGGCCATGATGGATTTCTTTGTCAAATTTGAACTTGATGAATCCTTCGAAGAAAAATTGCTATCACGACATAGAGATGACTTTACCTATGACTCTTTTAGCGAAGGTGAGAAAATGCGAATCGACCTTGCTCTATTATTTACTTGGCGCGCAATCGCTAAGATGAAAAATAGTGCTAGCACCAATTTGCTTTTGCTTGATGAGGTATTTGATGCATCGCTTGATACAAACGGCTGCGATGATTTTCTGAAGCTACTACAGTCACTAGATAATACTAATACCTTCATCATATCTCACAAGGGTGAGATTCTGCAAGACAAATTTAAAGACATCATACGCTTTGAGAAGCATAAAAACTTCTCTCGCATAGCAGGAAATAATTTGCAATGAGACGCGCATTAATTACAGGCATTACTGGACAAGATGGTTCATATCTGGCTGAATTGCTGCTAGAGAAAGGATATGAGGTTCACGGTATCATCCGTCGTTCCTCATCTTTCAATACTGGACGAATTGATCATATCTTTGACAAATTAAAGCTACATTTTGGTGATGTTACTGATGGTAGCGCAATGACATCTGTCATCTCGCAAGTGAGGCCGCATGAGATATACAATCTTGCGGCACAGTCTCATGTCAAGGTTAGCTTTGAGATTCCTGAATATACTCTTATGACTGATGGGCTAGGTGTGCTAAAGATACTTGAAGCTGTTCGGTCTGCAGGCATACAAGATAATTGTCATATCTATCAAGCTAGCACATCAGAAATGTTTGGTTCGACACCTGGGCCACAAGATGAAGATTCTCCGTTTCAACCTTGCAGTCCATATGGATCTGCGAAGCTTTATGCACATTGGCTATGCGATAACTATCGCAAGTCATATGGTATGCATATTTCATCAGGCATTCTATTCAATCATGAGAGCCCACGCAGAGGAGAGACATTTGTAACTCGTAAGGTTACTAAGGCTGCTGCTCGTATCGCAAAAGGTTCTACGGAACCTTTAGTGGTCGGTAATATTCATGCCATTCGTGATTGGGGTCATGCTAAAGATTATGTTGAAGCCATGTGGCGTATGGTTCAACAAAAAGATCCAGATGACTATGTAATCGCAACTAACCGTTGCTTGTCAGTAAAATACCTGATAGATTTAGCATTTGATTATGCAGGTGTCACTCTTGAATGGCATGATAGTAGAAACGGTGAATTTGCTGCGGATGCAAAGACTGGGCATATTTTGGTGATCACCGATCCAAAATATAGACGACCTAATGAGGTTGACTTTCTGCAAGGCATACCTACCAAAGCTAAAGATGTGCTTGGTTGGGAACCAACTACGTCTTTTGAAGATTTGATTAAGGAGATGGTTGAACATGACCTCAAATAATATTATTGTCTTTGGTGGTACAGGTATGCTTGGTCGCGCCGTTGTTGAACGTCTGCGACGTGATGGTGAGCGAGTATATGCTTTAGGTAGCTCCGATTGTGATCTTACAATATTAGATGATATCTCAATGGCTATTGCTGAAATAAAACCTAAAGCAATATATCATTGTGCGGGTCATGTTGGTGGGATTCTCAATAATCGCGATAATCAATTAACATTTCTTATCAGAAATACACAAATGGGATTGAACGTAGTCGATGTTGCTACCAAATATAAAATTCCAAAGTTAGTATTTGCTGGTTCATCTTGCATCTATCCACGCAATTGTCCACAGCCAATGACTGAGCTTATGATTGGATCTGGTCCACTTGAGCAGACAAATAGAGGTTATGCAGTCGCAAAACTTACAACACTTGAAGCCGTTAATTTTGCTAGAGAAAAAGGCTTCAATTATATGACAGTCATGCCCTGCAATTTGTATGGCCCTGGTGATAATTTTGCTGAAGGCGGACATGTGCTATCTGCTTTGGTTCGTAAAGTATGTGATGCTCGTCATAATAAAAGCGAAACTGTTGAGGTCTGGGGAACGGGATCCCCACGCAGGGAATTTCTGCATACGAGCGATGCTGCTGACGGTATCGTGACTGCATCTGAAAAGCTTAATGATGCAGTAGTTAATATAGGCAGTGGTGAAGATTTGTCGATAGCAGAGTTGGTTTTACTTGTGGCTGAGGTAGTCGGTTGGAATGGTGTATTGAAATTTGATACATCTAAGCCTGATGGTACACCAAAGAAGCTACTAGATATAAGCAAGCTAAAATCTGTAGGCTGGTCTCCTAAGATCGATCTACCTTATGGTATTGAAATGTTAGCGAAGGAATATGTGGATGCAACTTTTAAAACCCAATGACCCTCTGCTTAGGCAGAAAAGCGAGGAGTTTGATTTCTCATCTCCACAGATAGATCCCATGCAACTGCATGAAATGCTTCGTGATAAGATATGCGAACTAAAGACATTGGGATTATCTGCGCCACAACTAGGTATCATGGTTCGTGTATTTGCATTTGGTAATCCAGATGATCCAAATAGCATCATGTCGGTATTCAATCCGAGAATTGTTAATTATGGTTCAGAACTTGATGTCTATGAAGAACAATGTTCCACCTTTCCTGGTCTATTCTTGAAAGTTAAAAGACCAACTACTATCAGAATGCGTTATTCTAATCAAGAAGGTAATACTGAGACTCATAATTTTCAGGGTATCACAGCCAGAGTCGCATTACATGAAATCGATCATCTAGATGGCATTCTATTCACAGAGCGGGCAAATAGATATCATCTTGATCAGGCCAAACGCAGAAAGCTAAAACTTGATAGGGTGAGAAAAGCGAATGATCGACAAGCTGCTCTGTGATGAGCTTACTAGATCCTCTTCTGATACTGAGTGCGCTATTCTCCTCTCTGGTGGGGTCGATAGTTTATCAGTGGCTTTTGCGGCGCAAAGATTAGGTAAGAAGATTCATGCTTATACCTTTCGATTAACTGGACAGACCAGTTATGATTCTGACAAGGCCATTGAAGTATGTGATATCATGGACTGGAATTGTCATGTCATAGAAGTACCTGTTGGTAGATTAGAAGAAGATTTTAAATATCTTGCTAACACTATTAAGTGTGTAAAAAAGACACACTTTGAATGTTGTTTTCCGTTTATTCATGTATACCCTTACATAAAACAGCGTGAAGTTTTAAGTGGCTGGGCAGCTGATGGTTATTATGGCATCAGCAAGAAAGCTGTATTGCATTATTCGCAGACTAAAGAAAAGCTTGATGAATTTCGTGATCAGTATTTTTCTGATGATGCTAGAGCTGGATATAACTGGCATAAGCGCATAGCAGATATTCATGGTAAGAAACTTATAACACCTTATCTATGTCAAGAGGTCAAAGATTTCTTTTATACCATGGATTGGAATCAACTAAACAAACCTTACCAGAAGCATCATGTGGTCGAAGCTTTCCGTAAAGAGTTTGATGCTATTGGTAAATTTAAAAAGCATATCAACTTACAACTTGGTAGTAATATTGATGTGCTGTTTGAGACTCTACTATATAATAGCAGAATTAATTTTAAGGAACGCAGTAGAGTCATGGATATGTGTAGGGATTGGGCACAGCTACAAAAAGATACTGGACCTAGCTTAGATCAATTTCTAACTTAGCCATTGACATCTAGATCAATATGGAGTATTATATCTGTTATGACAAAGTATCAGCCGTATACCGTTCAAGATGTTAAAGACAGCTCAGCCCGCGAGCTGTTCACCGTAGTCAGCACATTTGCTGGCGGCGGTGGTTCTAGCACAGGCTATCGCCTTGCTGGTGGTAAGGTCATTGCTATCAATGAATTTGTCGAAGAGGCTATCAAAACCTATTCGACAAACTTTCCTGATACCAAAATCGTGCCAGGTGATATCAAAACCTTAACTGGTAATGATCTACTAAAGGCAGCTGGGCTAAAGCCTGGTGAACTTGATATTCTGGATGGTTCTCCTCCTTGTTCTGCTTTCTCGGTAGCAGGCAAGCGTGAGAAAGGCTGGAACAAAGAGAAGTCATACAGCGATGGTATGAAGGTTGAGAATATCGAGGATTTATTCCTTGAATTTATTCGCATCGCTGAAGAAATTCAACCCAAAGTTATTATTGCTGAGAATGTCAAAGGCATCACAATGGGAGAGGCCACAAAAAAGCTGAATGAGTTTATCAATGCATTTAGTAATATTAAGCCTGGTTATCATGTAACTTATGAAGTATTGAGTGCTGCAAATTTTGGTACTCCTCAAGGCCGTGAGCGTACATTCTTTGTATGCATACGGCATGATATTGCAGACAAGGTTGGTATTCATATGTTCAACGCCAATCAAACTGTATTTCCGAATCCTATTACACCTGAGCATATTTCAATTAGTCAGGCCTTTGAAAATCTGGTTAATGATCCAGAAGAAGAAAAGATGCTTGAAGATTATGTGCAAAACTGTTGGCAGAAGAAGTGGGTTGAGATGTTACCTTTCAACCCCTCTAAACATACAAAGCCATCAATGCCAGAGTTTCGTGATGTAAATCCTAAAGCATCTTTGTTCAATATGATTCGACCTGCGCCGCATCTACCTAGCCCGACTGTAACACAAGCTGGTCAGAAGCGCGGGGTATCTGGTGTGCTTCACTATGCGAAACATCGTAAATTAACTGTTATGGAATTAAAGCGAGTAATGGGTTTGCCTGATGATTATCAGCTTACTGGTTCATTCGATCAGCAGGCCGAGCGTATTGGGCGTATGGTTGCGCCAAAGATGATGTGCGCTTTAGCATCTAATATCTATGAGAATGTGCTAAAGCCCTACAAGTCATGATATCTAATTACCAACCCTATTTCATGAAAGATGTGCGCGAATCATCCGCGCGAGAGAGGTTCAATGTCATTTCGACCTTCGCTGGTGGGGGTGGCTCATCTTTAGGTTATCGTCTAGCAGGTGGTAAGGTGCTATGCGTAAATGAGTTCGTCGAAGAAGCGATAAAGACGTATACGCATAATTTTCCAGACACCAAGGTAATACCTGGGGACATCAAGGGCTTATCAGGCAAGGACTTGATGGATGCTGTGGGTATTAAGAAAGGTGAGCTAGACATATTGGATGGGTCGCCCCCTTGTTCTGCTTTCTCTACTGCAGGCAAGAGACACAAAAATTGGAATAAGACAAAGCTATACAGTGACGGTAAGAAGGTCGAGAATATTGAAGATTTGTTTCATGAATACATTCGTATAGCAACTGATATTCAACCAAAGGTTATTATTGCTGAGAATGTGCGCGGCCTAACTATTGGTAAAGCTATAGCCAAGCTAAATGAATTTATCTCAGCGTTTGAAACCATTCTGCCTGGATATTTGGTGACATACGAAGTCCTACATGCTTGCGATTTTGGTGTACCACAAGAACGACCTCGCACCTTTTTCGTCTGTGTTAGACAAGATGTTGCAGAAAAGGTCGGGCTTCATATGTTTAATATGAATACCGAGGTTATTCCAAATTCAACGTCGAATCACATATCAATGGGTGATGCTCTATCCGATGTAGCCCTTGACATGGATGAGATACAAATGTTAAAAGACTATATTCAAAACAATTCTGAGAACCAGAGATACTGGCTTTCTATCTTACCTAAGAACCAAACAAAGAGGTTGAATCCATGCTCACCGGAGATTCCGAAGGAGCTAAATCCGAACGAGAATTACTTCACTTTGATTCGGACGTGTGCAAACTTGCCAAGTCCTACCCTGACTGCGAATGGATCCAAACGTTCAGGCGCAGGTCTGTTTCATTGGAACGAGGATCGCAAGTTCACGATACGAGAACTGATGAGATTGCAGGGCCTACCGGAGGATTACGAACTGACGGGAACCTTCGACCAGAAAGCGGAGCGAATCGGGAGAATGGTAGCACCGAAGGTGATGGCTGAGATTGCTAATCGAGTATATGATAGAATTTTGAAACCGTATAAAGAGGCTACACAATGACAAAATTTACATTTGCAACCCGTGATGAGGGTTTCGACAACCATATCAATGCATCTATTCGTCACTATGGTGATTTGTGGAATGATGTGCTTTCAATGTCACAGTATTTTGTCGAAGATTATACGACAGTCGTTGATATCGGTTGCTCGACTGGCAAGCTACTTAAAGCTATGATTGCACAGAATACATTTGCCCCATATGCATCTTATGTTGGTGTTGAGGTTGAACCTGATTTCTATCCTGGATTCGATCAAGATATGGGTCAATACCCAAACCTTCACTTTGAGAGAAGTGATATCAGGCCATTCAAATTCAAGAACTGTTCGCTTGTTACGTCCATTTTTACTCTGCAATTCATGCCACAACGTGATCGTCAAGATGTAATTAATTCCATCTATGATGGCCTGCATAGAGGTGGGGCATTTATTTTTGCAGAAAAGACTGTGGCTGAGTCGCCGCGGATTCATGAGATTCGTACCTTTACATATTATGATTTCAAACGCGAATCCTTCACTACAGATGATATTATGGATAAAGAGCGTACACTACGTCATATGATGAAGCCAAATACGCGAGAGGAATTGGTAAATATGGTAAGCCGTGCTGGCTTTGATCATATAGATTCCTTCTGGCAGAACCACGCATTTACTGGTTTCATAGCCATTAAGTAGCCACGTTTACCTATTGACAGCATGGTGGTCATATAGTATAATGACCCCATGCAAAACCTTAAGCCCCAAGAGATCAAGGCCCTTGTCGAAGCGACCAAGGGTCTTGACCGTTTCGCCCGGCTTCTAGCCACAGAAAACATCACGGTCGAACACTCGCCCACGGCGACGGCTTCTTTCGACCTTAAGCGGCGCCTGCTGACGCTGCCTATGTGGTCAGGCATGGAAGAGCCTGTATACCACATGTTGTCTTTGCATGAGGTCGGTCATGCATTGTTTACTCCGACCGATGGTTGGTCAAAGATCATTGATCCTTCCGAAGATAAACTTCTTCGCCATTATGTCAATGTCATTGAGGACGCGCGTATTGACCGCCGTATGAAGGCTAAGTTCCCTGGTGGTCGCCATGACTATGATTTTTCTGCCAAGTATCTTGTCGAGCAAAACTTCTTTGGCATCAAAGATCGTTCTCTGGATTCCTTATCCTTCATCGACCGCCTGAATGTCCATTTCAAGGTTGGTCAAGAAGTTACCGCGCCCTTTGATGATGATGAAAGCAAGTTCCTGCTTCGCATCGAAACCACGTCATCTTTTGATGATGTGGTAGATTTGGCGCGTGAGATCCTGCAGTTTGCCAAAGATCGTCGCGATGAAATCACCCAAGGTGAGGGTGGTGACATCGAAATGATGTTTGATTTCGATGGCGATGGTGATGGTGACGGCGATGGTGATGAAGGTGAGGCTGGTGATGCTACTGGTGGTCGCTATGGTGACCGAGGTGGTCTGAATCGTGTCGACATTGGTTCCACCACTCAGGACAATTTCGAAAAGATGTTGATGAGAAAGCACATCGATCCGAAAAAGACCAAGGGTATGGATTATATCAACGTGCCTGAAGTCAAGGATTATTCTTCCTTTATCATCAAGCATGACGTGCTTTTGCAGGCCCTAGATGAGAGTCTGACTCGCATCGGTAGCGTAAGCGCATCCATGTATTCGAATAAGATGAATGAACGGTTCAAGGAATTCGTCACGTTCAATACCAAGGCTGTGTCTTACATGGTCAAAGAGTTTGAATTGAAGAAGGCCGCGGCCGCTTATGCTCGCGCTAAGGATTCCAAGACTGGCATCATCAATCCGAACAAGGTTCATTCTTACAAGTATTCTGAGGATATCTTTCGGCGCCTGACGACTCTGCCTAACGGTAAGAGCCATGGTATGGTGATGTTCATTGACTTCTCTGGATCGATGCAATCCAATATGCTGGGTACCATTCAACAACTTATCTCGCTTGTCGAGTTTTGCCGCAAGACTGGTATCTCGCATCGCGTGTATGGTTTTACTACTGGCGTAGGTCGCACCCTTCGTCGGCATAAAACCCATGTATCTATCTCGAAGGAGCCTGGTGATATCACATTCAGCTCTGGTTCTTTTGACTTGCTTGAGCTGTTTAATGATCGCATGAACCGCTCGACCTATACCAGCATGGCCCGCCATCTTCATGAATTTGGTGTGGCTATGGGTGAGCGTCGTAGCTGGCACCAACAAAAGGGTGATGAATGGATTTTTCAGAATGACGTGATTGGCCTTGGCTCCACTCCGCTTAATCAGACGATTGTCTTGGCGCATAAGATTATCCAAGATTTCCGTAGTGAGACTAAGCCAGATGTGGTGCATACGGTATTCTTGACCGACGGTGAATCTGACGGTTTGGAATACAATTCTCGCCATCATTGGAATCCAATCATCATGCGTGACCATCGCACCAAGCACCAAGCTTTCGTCGATGGTTCGACTGAACAGACTGAGTTTCTTATCCGTAACCTACGGTCACAACAGAATGTAAATGCGGCTGTATTCCGCATCGTCAATGGTGTTAGCGAACTTAGCCGAATGAAGCAGGGTATTGATACCGCTGCTATGACTGGCAAGCTTCGCAAGGACAAACATCTGGTGCTTCCTGGTGTGCTCGGTGCCACGCAGTTCTTTGCCGTCCTTGGTGGCAAGAACTTGAATGTTGAGGATACAGAATTGGAAGACTTTGGTGGCGTGGCTGTGACGACTAACAAGCTTGCCAAAGCTTTTGTAAAGGCAAGTAACAAGAGGGCTGCAAGCCGCACCATGCTTGTCAAGTTCATTGACATGATCGCTGGTCATGCAACCAAAGTTGCCATTGACAAGCGGTAAGCTATCTGGTATAATACACACATACACAATGGAGAGAGTGATGACCACTTCAACTGACAACCGTGAACTTTTGATCCAAACTGCTATCTCTCGTTTTGGCGAGAATGCAGTCCTGACTAAGGAAGCTTTGATCGACTTGGCTTCAGAGCTTGGTTTGCCGCGGCCGCGCTGGCTTTTTAATGACTCGGCTAATCGGGTCGAACGTGGTAAGTATCAGATTCCTGCTATCGCACATGCACAGGTTATTCCTATGACGGCTCGCCAACAAGGTAAAAAGTTCGATCCAAATGCGGTATCCGAACATGACTACGTGATGGTCCCCGCTAAGGACAAGACCTATGTACCGTTCGGCGACTTCAAAGATGTCGAACAGATTATTCGCAGCCGCATTTTCTTTCCGGTATTCATCTCCGGTTATTCTGGTAACGGCAAGACCTTCATGGTCGAGCAGGCTTGCGCCCGCGCTGGTCGCCCGATGGTTCGCATCCAGATGTCTCGTGAGACTGACGAGGATGACCTGATCGGTGGCTTCCGTCTGATCGACGGTGAGACCAAGTTCCTCAAGGGTCCAGTGCTTCGGGCCATGGAGCTGGGTGCAATCATGCTCCTTGACGAAATGGACCGCGCCGATCCTACTAAGGCGATGTGCTTGCAAGGTATTCTTGAGGGCAAGCCTTACTTCGTCAAAAAGACTGGTGAGGTTGTGTACCCGGCTGAAGGCTTCAACGTCTTTGTGACGGCTAACACCAAGGGCCGCGGCTCTGATGATGGTCGCTATGTTGCAGCCTCCATGCTTGACGACGCTCTGCTTGAGCGTTTCCCGATCACTCTTGAGCAAGAATATCCTAACACGAAGATCGAAACCAAGATCCTCACGGCTCAGTTTGATGCGCCAACTGATAATGACAAGGGCTTTATCGAGCATTTGATTGCATGGGCAGATGTCATTCGCCGTTCCTTCGCTGAAGGTGCGACTGATGAGATGATCTCCACGCGCCGCTTGACGCATATCATCAAGGCCTACAAGATGTTCAACGATCGCCAACATGCGATTGGCCTTTGTATCAATCGTTTTGACGAGGAGACTAAGAAGTCTTTCCTCGACCTCTATCGCAAGGTCGACCCGACCCTGCCCAAAGCTCCGGAGCAGCCTGCTCCAGAGGCGGATGCCAATTCGCTCAAAGGCGATGACATTCCGTTCTAATACACCCACCCTAATATAGGATGTGCTTCGATATGACTGCTAAGCGTACCAAGACTGATCGTTTGCTTGACTTCCTGATGTCAGGCAACGATATTACTGAAGGCCAGGCACGTAGCCGCTTCGGTATCCAAAATCTGAGTGCGACTGCTTCCGCGCTCCGTTTCAAGGGCTATGCGGTATATGCTAACCGCAAGACCCTTGGTAATAACCGCGAGGTGACTATGTATCGCCTCGGTGCTCC